ATGCCATGTGGTCTTTCTTCTCGCCTAAACGCTTCCCTGAATTGCATGAACTTTACGGCGAAGATTTCGTTAAACGCTATGAAGAACTAGAAGCCGCTGGTGAATATGATTTCCAACTTCCGGCTATTCAGGTATGGCGCCATTTGTTGACCAATTTATTTGAAACAGGTCATCCTTGGATCACTTACAAAGATGAATGTAACCGCCGTAATCCTCAACAACATGCAGGCGTTATTCATCACAGTAACTTGTGTACTGAAATTACGTTAAATACATCTAAAGACGAAACAGCGGTATGCAATTTAGGTTCTATTAACCTTTCACAAGTAATGTCAGCTCCAAATCCTTTAGAAAGATTACGTGAAGTTATCCGCTTGGCTATTCGTAATTTGGATTCTGTAATTGACGTGAATTACTACCCTAGCGACCGCGCATCCAACTCTAACTTCAAACACCGCCCTATCGGCTTGGGTGTGATGGGTTATTACGAATGGCTGGTAAAACAAGGTGTGGATTTCGAAAGCGAAGAACACTTAAAGCAAGCTGACGCATTGTTTGAGGCAATTTCTTACTTTGCTATCGAGGCTTCAGCAGACTTGGCACAAGAACGCGGTTCATATCCATCATTTGAAGGTTCTAACTGGTCTAAAGGTATCTTGCCAATCGATAACGCCAAATTGATGGAAGACGGCAAACCATTCTTTGATCAACCTCGTCGATTCGACTGGGAGGCTTTACGTGAAAAAGTCAAAAAAGGGATGCGTAACTCGAACCTTATGGCGATTGCGCCGACTGCAACGATTTCGAATATTGCAGGAACAACTCAATGCACAGAACCGCCGTTCTTGCTTGAATTCTTGAAGTCTAACCTTGGCGGTACATATCAAGTCGTCGATCCTGCCATCAAGCATGTTGGAGATAGATACCATCTGCTCAAAGAGGCGTATTACACAGACCAACTTTATATCATTAAAGCTGCGGCAGTACGTCAAAAGTGGATTGACCAGTCTCAATCAACTAACCTCTTTGCAAAACAAGGTACAACTGGTCGTGATTTAGATTTGTGGTATACAACAGCTAAAAAACTTGGCTTGAAAACCACTTACTACTTACGCAATCAATCTGATGCAGAGAAGAGCGCTTCAATGCGAACCAAAGTTATTGCGGAATTAGCTAACGCAGCTTTAGGCAAACTTTCAGAACCAACTGAAAGCGCACCAAAGATGTGTTCAATTCTCGATCCTGACTGCGAAAGCTGCCAGTAAAACTTTTTTAATTTAGGCGCAAATATTAGTAAGCGCTTACTATAATGATAGGGATGAAAAGTTCATCCCTATTTTATTTGTGAGTATTAAAGAAATTATGACTTACGCAAATCGTATTAATGACCGACGTCTAATTTTAGGTCCCAAGGATGACCTAATGGCAATTAGCCCGATGAAGCATACATGGGCAAAAGGCATTCTCGACCGCATGGAAAATAATACGTGGTTTCCGCATGTCGTAAATATGGCAGATGATGTTGCCAGTTATAACCGCTTAAATGCCGCAGATCGTTTCATGTTTGATAAAGCATTAGCTTTCTTGTCAAACCTAGACGGCATTCAATTCAACAACATCAACCAGAATATTGCAAAACACGTAACCTCTCCGGAAGTTTCCATGTGTTTGTCACGTCAAGCATGGGAAGAAGCGCTACACGTCAAGTCATACGCCACGATCATTGAGACAGTCAGTCTTGATCCAATGAGCGTTTACATGACATTTGAACGTGATGGGTTATTGGCTCAAAAAAACCAGTTCATTCTCAAACAGTCGCGATTACTCGGTGAAAATTTCTCGGCTGAAGGCTTTGCCCTTTCATGTGTATCAAACGTCTTGCTTGAAGGTGTTTATTTCTTCTCTGGTTTCCTTTCGTTCTATCTGCTTGCCGATAAGGGTGAAATGTTAGGTTCAGCCGACATGATTCGCTATATCCAACGTGATGAAGAAGGAACGCACCTAGATTTGTTCGTACATATGCTAGACACCCTTCGTCACGAAAATAATGACGTCTTTACCCAATCCTTCTGGAATAAAGCTCTTGAAGTGTTCCTGACTTCATCAGAAATGGAAATCAGTTGGGGGAAATACATTACTAAAGGCGTAACGAATCCTAAAGCTATTGAGGATTACATCAAGCATCTTGCAAACCTCCGTGCTGAACAAATTCAAGCGCCGTTTGTGCCATATCCAGGCGTAAAAAATCCATTCCCTTGGGTTGAGCAGTTCTCTAAACCTAATACGTCAGAAAAGAACTTCTTCGAAACCCGCGTCACTGACTACAAAGTTGGCGGTGCTTTGGTTTGGTAAGGAGGAGCTAAATTGCAAATTACTAATTTCGACCTCGTACACCTCATTGATAAAGCAATTGAGGAAGGTCAAATCAAAGTAAAAATCTTGGCAGACAGCATCAATGAATACGGCGATCGCCTTGTCACCTTTGAGCTTATGTATTGGTTACCAATACATGCCGAAATGATGACTCACCGTGTATTTAGCCGTAATGCAGCATCAAACCGCGCCATTCCTATTTCAAAGATCATTCAGCAAGTCTGGAACAATCCGGCATATCCAATCTTTTGGGGCAAAAACAAGGCTGGCATGCAAGCGAATGAACAGTTTTCAAAACGCAAGATTCGCTTGTGCCGATTTGCATGGAAATGGTCAGGTCGCCTGATGTGCGGTGTTGTATGGTCCTTAATGAAATTAGGACTGCACAAGCAAACGGCCAACCGCTTATTGATGCCTTGGCAATTTATGCATGTGGTTCTTAGCTCTACGGAAATGGATAACTTTTTCGATCTCCGTATCCATGAGGACGCACAGTTCGAAATCTTCGCTGTTGCTTATCTCATTGAAAAAGCAATGCGTACTTCAACACCTAAAAAGCTCAAATTTGGTGAATGGCACTTGCCATATATCACAGACGAGGAACGGAAGCAGCACAAAATCGAGGTATTAAAAAAGGTATCTGGTGCCCGTTGTTGCCGCGTCTCTTTCTTGAACCATTACGGCAATAAATCAAATGTTGGTGAAGATTTAAAACTTTGCGAACGCTTGGTCGGAGCTGAACCTTTGCATGCTTCACCTTTTGAGCACCAAGCAACACCTGACAGCTTTGATCACCGCACGGAAAAGTATGCCAACCCAACAATGCACGGGAATCTAAAAGGCTGGTTACAACATCGCAAATTCATTGAAGCAGAAATCTTCTTATCGAAAAACAAGGAGTAAGTCATGAATATTTTTGGAATCGGACAAAGTAAAGCTACCGAACATCTTGAAGAAAAAGTTGGCATGGGCCAAGTCAAGCCTAAAACAGTTCGCCATATCACGGCTGATCTTGAGCAAAAGCTGAGTGAGCTTTTCGATTTAGAAGAGCGCCTGCTAGAGGAAAACGATGTTCAAAATGAATTAATTCGATCCGCTACAACTCGCATTGAAGATAACAATGTCGAAATTGCGCGCGCTATCAAAACACGAAAAGCATTAACGGAAGTCTTTCAGGAGATGAACGGGTAATGAGTAAAACGAAGGTAAATCCTAAGTGGTTCAGACATGAGGCATTACATACATCTTATGTCCTTTTAAGCATGGTGAATGACCACCTGACTAGGCATCAGTATTACCTAGAGCGCATCAATCCTGAATTTAATCGCCACATTGATGCTGCAATTGAGCATTTGACCGCAGCTTATCAAGCCGCAGGTAATGAAGACCTTGAGGTCAAAAAGAAAATAAAAGTCTAAACCGTTTATGTCATTAACAGGAGATAGCACATGACTATGACTAACGAACAGATCGAAATGGAAATTAACAACCTTAAGAGCCAATTGACTCAAAAGGCTGATGTTGCTTCCGTTAATACTCTTGCTAATCGCGTTACAAATGTTGAAAACACTAACGCTAGTCAAAGCACCTCAATTTCAACTTTGACAAGCCGCATGAATAATGCAGAAGGAGTGAATGTCACTCAAGGCAATTCAATCAATAGCTTGAATTCGCGTGTAACTAACTTGGAGAACAAAGTTGGCTGATCAAATCATTTTTAGCGAAATGGTCACGGCTTTGGTGAAAAAAGGTCAGGACATCCTGAATGATATGACACCAGAGCAAGCCGATTTACTTCACATGGGTGTCGGTGTTTCAGGTGAATCTGGTGAACTTCTTGACGCAATCAAGAAACATGCAATTTACGGCAAACCGCTAGATCGTGAAAACGTGATTGAAGAACTTGGTGATTTAGAGTTCTACATGGAACGTATTCGCCAAATCATCGGGGTAAGCCGTGAGGAAACGATTGCGGCGAATATGGCAAAATTGGGTAAGCGCTATAGCAAAGGCACTTATTCAAATGAACAAGCCCAAGCTCGTGCGGATAAGGTGGAAGCATGATTTTTGCATTATGTGGCAGTCATAGAACCGGCAAGACTACTTTGGCTCAAGAATTTGCCAGAGTTTCAGGGGCAAAATTTATCCCTATGTCGATTACTAGATTGCAAAAGGAAATTGGCTTTAATTCAGCTAATCAGAGCTATAGCTTTGATGAGCGAATGAAAGTTCAGGAACACCTCATTGAGCGCCTGAATGACATTTATGAAGCCAATTACCACATCGATGCAGTAGCGGATCGCTCCCCTATTGATCTTATGGCATATGCGTTGATACATGCTGGACCTGATATTACTGAGGAACAGTCTAAGCGCCTTATGCGCTATATCGACCGCTGTGCGCAGGTAGCGCGAGATCACTGTATCGGCATCTTGCTGGTTCAGCCGGGCATTGAACTTAAAGAGGATGAAAAATCTGCACCCGCCGCTTTAGGGTTTATTGAACATCTAAATTCGCTTATTTTTGGTCTGATTAATGATGAACGAGTAAACGAAGTACCGATGTTTTATATCCCAAGAAATGTGACCAATTTAAAACGTCGAGTTGCCGTATGTTCAGACGCATTGGCCCGTTCAATGTTACGAAATATGGATAATGATCGTGTCTTTAACTGGAACAGTTCGGAAAGTGGTTTTAATGCATACTTCACCCCTTCAAGTCTCCCGCAATAATTTTTATTTGGGGCTAGATTATTAGTAAGCACTTACTTTATTATTGTGCTTATAATTAATTGAGTTGCCCTACTCAGAGAGAGCCACCTTCGGGTGGCTTTCATTTACTGGATAAATTTCACGAACAGTTTTGTTCCAAAAGAAAATCATTACTATCTATTTGAAAGTAAATTTTAAATGAGGTTTTTCTCATGACGAAAGCTTTTGGTTCTGCACTGATTTCTAGTGAAGAAGGCGGAATTATTGAGCAAGCTATCAAATGGTTCAAAGAATCAGTTGATGATTTAGAAAATATTATTGGAACGAAAGATTTTGTATTAACAGCTAAAGAGGGATAATGCGATGAATAGTTGTTTTATTTTTCCATTAAAAATTCATTGGCTAATGCTATTCGATAAATTCCTGACAGGAGCAATGTTAGGACTTGGTTTTATCGTTGCAATTTGGACAGTAATTAAACTCACTCAAAAACCAAAGAAAGAGCGAAAACCGCATCATGGCGTTGATAACTACTTCTATGCTTTCTTTGTATGCATTATCGCTGCAATTCTGACGTTTCTTTTTAATAGCACCTTATTTAACTGGGTTATCGCCCTTTTCGCTATTTCAATGACTTTTGTTTGCGCAATTACCCACACAGAAGCCGATTTTTGCAAAGAAACGTTTAATGCCATCCAAGAAAACCAGAATGCGCGTTCTAACCAAGCTCCTGCATTAGATAGGGATTATTCAAATATTACTGGCACTTCCTTCTACGTAGGTCAGACGGTTGTCTATGTGGATGACTTTATGCCTGATCGCACCGAAACCATTGAACTTATTGAAGATGGTTACGCTTATTTTGCCAAAGGTAGCCGCAGATGCATTTTAGAAATGATTCGTCCTGCTACAGCCATCGAAACACGAATTGGGGAGAGACAGGAATAATGCCATTCATGGCGATGAAATTATCAACATGGGTTATGCCCGCAGTGAATGGAAATGCTCTAAATGCAATCATATTACCTATGGTAAGTATTTAGACCGCATTAAATGAATTTTTAAGAATCAAGATTATTAGTAAGAGCTTACTATAATATATTTCAGGGATATAAATATATATCCCTGCGATATCCTTATTTATCAATGCTATATTTCAAAACGAAAGTTAAATAACTGCTTATATTTCGGAGTGTTAGCTATGATTCCATATATTCTTGGAGTCGATACTGAAACGACAGGGCTAGAAGTAGAAAATGGCGACAAGATTATTGAAATCGCTCTCATTAAATATGACTTGGACGGCGCAAAGCTAGAGGAATTCGTACAGCGAATTGATCCTGAACGAAACATTGATCCAAAAGCTCAAGCTGTGCATGGCATTTCCTATTCAGACCTTATTGGTTGCCCAAAATTTGTAGATATAGCAGAAGAAGTTGCCTCAATCGTAAATCACGCCTCTTTGTTAGTGGCTCATAACTTTGCATTTGATGGCCCTTTTATCGCAACTGAACTGAAACGTGCAGGCATGACGCCTAAGAAAGTTTCTTCTTTCTGCACGATGGAATATGGCCGTTGGGCAACGTTTGATGGCAAATACCCAAAGTTAGCAGATTTGTGTTTTTCGTTAGGCGTTGAATATGACGCATCAGCAGCACACGCTGCATCGTATGACGTAGACGTGATGATGCAGTGCTTCTTTAAGGCAAGAGAGCGAGGTTTCTTTCAGGTGGAAGTATGAAAGAAAAACTACCTAGATTCATCTATACGGACTTAGGAAAGGAGAAGTTATGCATCGAATGCAAATCTTACTTCCCCTTGGATGAAGAGTTCTTTTACTGGCAGTGGCACACCAACAAAAACGGTAGATCAAAACGATTCACCGCCACATGTAAGGGCTGTTACGACATCAGATATAGACCTTGGCGTCTCGCAAGACGCAAAAAAGCTATTAAATCAAGCTATGAGGAAAGACTATGAATCGAAAGCAACGTAAACGTAAATTACAGCGAGCAAAGGCTCATCAGGCACAGTCAAAAGGACTCCTTGAAAAGGCTCCATTGAGTCTAAAAGATTGCCAACAAATCATTAAAGAAATGAATACCAAATATGGCTCTAATTCTCAAACCCTTCCTAAAGAGTTTGGAAATGAACGCATTGCTAAGGCTGCTAATTCAGCAGGTCACTTAGGAAATCGCCTCCCTCTCACTAGGAGACTTACTTGGTATTACGCAGCTTATTTAAGACTTTTAACTTTCTGGAGACTTATTTGTGGCCGTTCTACATCGGTTAAATAATCATCTTTGCTCATTGCGAAGATGGCAGGATATTTTAAAAGGGCTTCTGCTACTTGGATTAGCAGCAGCAGCTTTAGCTTCTGCATATTCATTCTACAAAGCCCTCTTCGAGTTAAAAGATTACCTCATCTCTACCCTCTACTTTTTTATAGGGTTTGCCAATTTTTGCTATTTCCTGAAATACAGGAAATATAAAGTGAAGATTACATATCGTTTTAATGTTTATTGCGAAGACATGGAAGAATATTTTGAATGTTCTTTTATTGGCGAAAACTTCGAAAAGTCACTGATAATGGCTTATGAAAAGGAATTGGAGGGAGTGAAGTATTCCTCCTTTGACAATGTGGTCTTAAACATTCTCGTTCAAAACAATGAAATTCCCTATAAAGGTGGAGCTGATGCAGTTTTTGTAAGGCGCAAGCTGAATGGTCTAAAACTGTTTAAGATGGATTAAAAGGCGTTCAATTGAACGCCTTTATTAATGCCCTGATCATACAGGGCTTTTTATGATTATGATTGAAGAAACAAAACGAGCTTTGTATTACCAACCAATGTACTTAAGAAAGCTTAAATCAAAAAGAGGACATTTCTTATGCTTAAATCTAAAGTAATAAGTTGGCAGCCTTAATTTATCAGTTCTTCGGGTAAGTCATGCCGCCTTTGCTTTTTCCAATCAACTTAACAATTAGCTGACTAAAATAACTTAACGTTTTGCTAATTAAGAAATGAATTGATTGGATATGAAAATTTTATTGATGAATGACTCAAGTGTGACAACCGTTAGAAAAACACATGAGGCTTTAAAAGGTAGAAAACTCATTGCAAGCGGCATGTTTTCAGGTGTCTTTGAAAGCGGAAATCCCAATACCGTTCTTAAATTGACTGCCTGTCCAGCCACTTATTACATGCTTAACGACGAAGCAATTAAGATTGATGACATTCACTCACCTAAATTAATCAAAAACTATGGCCAAGTTGGTGAATACCTGGTTGGCAAGAATGTGAAAGAAACAAACCTCACAAAACCAAATAAAAAATTAGTTCCATTATTTCTGTTTGAAGTAGAGCGCCTTGAGAAGATTTCAAAAGGTCCTAATCGAAGCCTTGCCTTAAACCTTACATATGAATTGCGCCGCCGTCTTGCAGAGTTAGAGCACGGTATAAGTGTTCGAGGTGCCACAGCTAAAATTCTCATCGAAATGGCAAATCAGCTTCCTCAACTGAAGGACGTTCCTACCCTCTTACCTTACTTCGAAAAACTAAATAATTTCGTAGGCAGTTACGGTGATGCGTTTTATGACATCCATGCGGCAAATCTAATGCAACGTAGTGATGGAACCATTGTCTTTTCAGATCCAGTTGGCTCAATTGATATTTACACTTCCGGGCATGGCGAATTTAAACCGATCGTTAGCCTTTCGGACGTGAAGTGGACCGACGTCAAAGACCGACACCGTAAAGAGTTCCAAGCGCTTATTAATAAAATCAAACCCAATCAGAAAGCATTGAATGCCTAATTTTGATTGCAATAATAAGTAAGCACTTATTTATAATTAATGGGTATTACGTTATGATTATTGCTGAAAGTATTTTTAGCCGTATTGGCAATCTGCGCAAAGTTATGTCAGACCATCAAATCGCCTGCCTTCTATCAGGAACCAAAGGTGTTGAGAGTGAGCATTACAAAGACTTGATTATCAAAGTCGATGACATCGTAGCCAAATGCCCTGTTACCTATCAGACAGACGGCCAAGGCGACAACGCAATATGCCAAATACATTACTTCAAGGGAGATAGCGACGTTTACATCGTTGAATTAGACGTTGCTGGTCCACCTCATACTCAAGCATATGGAGTAATCAGACTTAATGGCGGTTATCCGGAGCTTGGATATATCGATTTAGATGAATTGATCAAATATGGGTTTGAGCTTGATTTGTATTACGACCAACAGACAGTTGGCGAAGTTATGAGAAAACTTACCTATGAGTAAACACGACGATACCGTAAATGAAGGAGAAAAATAATGGCGCGTTACTTTGACATGTTTAGCAAAGAAATTTCTAAGGAAGAATATGAAAAGTTACGTGCCCATTTTGAGGAAGTTTTTAGAAAGCATGCCGAAAATGAACCAGACACTTTGCCGCTAAACATGTTTTCGGTGCGCGAATTTCAAAATGAAAACCTATGTGTGCAATTAATATGGCTCGGTGAAATCAGCGATAAGATAGTCTCCAGCCACTACAAGTCACAATATCCTATCTTTAAAATTGCGATCTTAAATAAACGGAATGATGACCGATGGTATGAAGAACCTTTATCCAAGACCTACAACCGGCGGTCATCAGCCGATGCAGAATATGAAGATATCCTCTTGAAATACTCCAAATGTTATTACGATGAAGAAGGTAACTTTACCTATAGTGAGGACAATATTTCAAAATGTATTCATGAGCGAATTACGGTTGAGAACCTAGAAGAAGAACAACTACCTTCCATCACCTTCAAACCGAAAACCAACTTTGATTCAGTGTGGTAACACACTGAATCTTATTATTTTACTTTACCTACAACATCGCCATCATTTCGCTTCTTATCCACACGGCGCTCAATAAACTACATACAGCAGCAAGAAAACTGCAATAACTTCAACTAATAAAGGTATGTAAGTATGAACGCAAAAGCTACTAATCAAGTAAAAGATGATGAATTACTTATATCTAATCTTTTTGATCAACTTGATATTGATGAATCAGAACTCGACATGGCTTTAGAGCCAACAGCCGAATCTGCTGCTGTTCAAGATGAAAAGCTAGTCGATGAAGAGTTGCATGATGTTGAGTTATTGGACAACTTAAATAATGGCGCGTTTGACGATCTGATTAACGAGGAAGAACTTGATTTAAATCTTGAAGCAGAAGAAACAGAACAGCCAATTGTTCCAGAAAAGCAAAATAGCGCACCTCAGAAAGTGACAACGGAAAATAAAGCTGCAAAAGAGAAACCTAAATCTACACAGCAACGTGTGACACACTACAACTCCAAGAAGTCAGAAGTTCTCTTAGACCGTCTAGGCGGTAGTGCAGACATGATTCTTCTTGAAGCGAGTGATATTGATTTACCAAATGACAAGCTTAAAGAAAAACAAGAAAACCTGTTACGTATCCTGAACAACCAACCGACGGTAATTGGTACACGAGGTAATGTTGAGACAGTTCAAAAGAAAGTAGCTGAGAAGGTCATTATCTTGTTCACCTATTTCAAGAACGGTGGAAACTTAAATAAGGTCATGAGAATCGCATTTGAGACGATTATTACAGATGGTTATATTACAACTGGTAAAGGTGGCAATCTATATAACAACCTGTTGAATGCACATTACTCAGAAGGTACAGCGCGAGCGCAGGCGGGACAGATGCTCCAAATGTTCCCCCTATTGAAAATTGCAACAAAAGAAGGAAATAAGCTAATTCCAAATGAGCAGTCGCTAATTTTAGCCAAGATGAAAGCTGATCTCTTTCCAAGTGAAAAGTAATAGAAAAAAGCGGTAAAAAGGGAGTGTCAAACTCCCTTTATTTTTGCCTATGTCAAAAACACTATTTTCCTGCTTCTAATTTGCGCGCTAATTACGTTAAAAAAATTTTTATAAAGAAACACTCACGCTGAAAATAAAATTAAATCTAGCGCTTTACAACGCAAAATAGCACTACTTATATATAAGCGATTACTTATAAATATTGTTATACTCTTTTAAAAATATAAAACAGTAGATAGAATCCATATTATTAGTTAGCGCTTACTACAACTTTACAGATAATTACATTTAATATTCACTCAACACTTAACAGTGAGTAACAAGTGATGAATGGATTTCCGCAATTAACTGGGATTGTAGGTAAACAGTTTGATGCTGTTTTTGCTAGTGAGGTGCCCAGAATAAAGAACGAACCTGATATTGAGGTCGCGTTCTGTCGAAAGAATTGCAGATTCACCATTTCAAACTAAATTTGGTTTCAGTGTTGTTCTCGAACCGGGCTTGGGCTATGAACCAGAGTATTTGCAAAGAGAGCTTATGCGTCTTGCTGTAAAAAACGGTGAAGAAATCAAAATAACTATAGATTTTGATGATAAACAGCGCTTTTTTATCACTGCAAAATGCGAAGGCTAAATCCCAAATTCTAGTCTTCCAAACTAAGCTTTTGTAAAATTTAAGAATCTAGTTAGTTTACGTTGTTGTTATGCCTTTTGTTCTTTATATCTTTTCTGTGTGGCTTGTTTACCAAATTTGGCACCCAGTTGGATTTATTGGATTTCTTGGAGCTTTGATTGCTGGTGCTTTTGTTTGTCTGTTTCTAGTAATTGGAATTGGCGCCGCGCTTACCTTATTAGGAGCTATACTACATGATAAAGACTAGCAACCAAATCTCATGAGGTGCCAAATGCTAAGTATGAGACTTGACGTTTTACAAGCTGCGAGGCAGTTGGCAACTGCTTATTATAATGTTCCAAAAGCTGAGTTCTCGATGATACAGAATCATCGAGACGGCTCTATCCTTGTTGAGATTAGCGCAAAGACTCGATTGGATACCTCTCCTATCGTTCATATTCGATACGATGCTGAAGGCACAAATATCACTGTAAAAGTTCCACCCGCTTACAATGCTGTTACTCAACTTGATGCAGATGATTGGGTGTTTTTCTCGGAGTGGATAAACCGTCTTTACACAGAAGATGAGTTTGTCAAAGCAAACCGAGACTTTTGGATCCGCAAGGGTAGGATTGAAACCAATAAACTATTCTAGGCTTCTTTTGAGGTAAGCAATTGTTTCCTCTAATTTCTTACGTTTAGAATATCTGCTGCGAGTAATTTCAACTGTAGAGCAATCAGTAATTGTTAGAAGAATCAAGTTATCAAAATCATCTAACTCCGTCTCACAACCAATATCCTTAAAAGCGTCTTTCAAAACTTCAACTGCCTGAGTAGGTGTTAAAAAATCGCGCATGAAAAATTACCTTCCACTGTATATACTTTTACTCTAAGTCATCTATTGAAAAATTGGTACTGATAAAAAGCCCTGAATTGAGAATGCAGCAAAAATCAGTAGAAAAATAAGTGTATCACCAAAGCTAATTTCCGACGGGATATAGCCAATTGTTAAAAGATAAGCAACTAAGCACAACACCCCTATTGCAACTATCGCTTTAGCCACTGTCAACGCAACTTCATGCCACTGCCCCAGATTATTTAAATATCTCGTTATCAAGTCGTTCATTTGATCTAACCAAATCTTATAAATTATTTAAGAATCGATGATTACCCTTTTCTTAAACCGCTCCCCAGCGGAGTAATCATCTTTTGAAATTTCCCTAAATTTCATAATATTTTTGTACATACTTTATTCAACATTACTCTGCACTCTAGAGTTTGATTAAGTGTTTACTCTAGCTAGCTAGGTAGTAAAACAAAAAAGCCTGTTGTAATAGAAAGATGAAGAGATAGAGTATAGTTAAAATCCTTATAAACTACTGATTCTATATATTATTTAAGTAGCGGATCAAACCATCGCACATACCTACTTCCCAATAATTTACGAAAGGCGCCTCATCAATATCAGGTTGAATTACATCTCTTATAATTTCCTGAATACTTACACCCTTATCTATCTCTCTCTGAATAAATCTCAACTTTGGTTTTAGTGAAGAAGTTGCTTGTTTAGCATAGCGGCTTGCTAATTTAAAGTCCTCAAAATAATTTTGAGCCCTTATTTTATCTACATTGTTCCAATGTTCAGGCGCTTTAACATAATAGTTAAAGCGACCCGGATGATTATCAGCATCTACAATATAATCAGCGGTTATCCATTGTTCATTAAAAAAATTAGATTTATCCAAATAGGGATGAATAGTTTGCTCATCTTCAGAAGTTGCATAAGATACTTTTTTACTATCTAAATTACAATCTAAGCAAGCTGGAATTAAATTTATTGGAAAAACACTAAATTGAGGAAACTTTGTTTTGGGTAAAAAATGATCTAAATTTTTAGGTACACCTAGTCCACCACAAAAGGGGCATTCTTCTTTTGCAGCATTAAGGATGGCATCATAAATTTTACGTGTTTCAATTTTTGTCTCAGGTACAAAATATGTTTCATAAAGATGGATATAATGGTCTTTAGTAATTAATGATATTGGTACAGAATTATGACATCTTTTTAATTCTTGATAGCTATACAACTGACCATTGTTAGCATCTCTTTCATAGCATTTGCCATCTAATAAAATATCATTTTTATCGTTTTGAATAACATCCTTTAAATCTTGATTACCACGCAATATATTATTTACACACAGATCAAGTACCCCATCAAAATCATAATTAGGTTTATCTAATTTTTTCATTGTTTATCTCCGTTAGCTCTATCAGCAATCATTACTTTAAGCAGTGCACGACCTTCAAAGCCAATTTGGTTATCAAACTCTTGTAATATTTCTTGGTAAGTTTTCCCCTCATTCACAGAATCTTGTAATAAATTATGGAAACCAGAATTGACGACTTCTAAACCAAAAACCTCACTTGTAAGGTCGCTTACATTTTCACCAAAAGTCTCAATCTTCGGGCGAGCTACTTCACTATTCTTTCCACGTCTAAATAATTTCCATACACATGACTGTGGCACTTCTTGGAGAACAACTGGTGAATGTGTTGCAATAATTGATATCGCATTTCGATTCATTAATAGATCTGATAATGCTCGAATAAATGCTGATAATAAAGGAGGATGTAAATGACTTTCAGGTTCATCTAACAAGACTAAAGATCGCTCATCGACTTTTTCAACAAGTCGCGTTAATGTCATAAATACAATGGCATGACCAGAGCTCATTCTTTCTAGTAATTTTAATACCTCCCATTCATATTCCTGTCGCATCTGTTCTCTTTTTTTCTCATATATTTCTTTATCATCTCTACTGTTTATTTGATATTTCGTCATTAAATCATTATAGAATTGATAAAAGTTTGATAATTGCATTTCTGCAAAATTTATATCTGAAGATAATTTTTGAATCGCTTTCAACCAACGCTCTGCTTTATCTTTCTTCGTAAAACAATTCATTAATGAACGAATACACTCCCGTCTGAGCTCGCTAAAACCAAGTAATCTTTCTTGATCACCAGCTCTCTTTAATCCCCAATAAAAATAACAAGTTCCTTTTGCTGGATCGGACTGTTCGGCTGGTGGTATAAATGGATCAAAAGCACTAAAAGATACAGAAATCAAAGAACTAAAGTAATCTTTATCATTTGAGGTATATCTGTAATCATTCGTTTCTATTCGACACCTTTGATTATCTTGAGGATATCTAATTGCGGAAATCATGTCATTTAATAAGGTTGTTTTGCCAACGCCATTACGCCCAATAATTGCATGTATATTAGTCGGTGGTTTAACATCTACTTCTACATTAAAAAATAAATTTATTTCTCCAACTCGTTCACTTTCCTCTCTTATAAAATGAAATTGAAATGGCGTTGCTTCCTTATTTCCTTCTAAAACACTTTTAAATTTACCCCGAATAGAAGATAAATAAACATCTCTTAATAAAGATGTTCCAAAGACTTGTTCATTCTCAATTATAGGTATCAGTTCAGGGTGAGCAACCAAGTCATTTAAGCCATCTAAATAAATTTTTCTTAATGCCTCAGGCATATTACTTAGTACTTTGTAATACTCCACGTTTGGAGCTAATGAAAAGAAATTCTCTGGCAACTTATTGAAACGCCATTCTAACTTTTTAGCAGTTGAGTTTTCAAAACCCTCTTCTTGTCCTTTATACGCAATTTTCACATCGCCAAGATCATATTCTTTCCCAGCATTATCAAAAACTTTTACTTGAAACTGAGTGTAATATGAATAATCATTCCAATTATCTACTCTAAGATAAACAGTGTTTATTCCTGAATCAGGTAACCACTTTTTACTATCTAAAATCACAAAATCCATTTAGTAATCCCCTTAAAACAGTCTATAAACTTACTTAAAATCTAATTTTATCGTAACTTAATCTTATTTTATTTATAGTGAAAATCAAATCTTTCTATATTTCTTTAACATCTTTTATCTATAAATGGCAAATCACTCTCAAAATTTTCTGAATCTGATGGACAATATCTGTTTTTCTTAGGTTCAGCCTTTATAAATTTTTATTTAACCTGCAAATTATCCAGCTAAATTACTCCAAGGAAATATAAAAGACTAAACAGAAAATAAAACTTATATTTAAGGGCTTTTTACGAATCCTAGTAGAAATGGCGGGAGTTGAACCCGCGTCCGCCAGCACTACGCTCGATAATAGTATTATGGTATGAATTATGAGAAAAAATTATAGGAATACTCCCCCCTACAATTCATCTAATTTCCATATATGACTGATTGCCTTTAATCCACTCAACCGTTTCCATTAAACCTATTTCAAAATCCTGGGAATTACGTATATTACACTCCCACCAAATTAGAACTCGCCACCCCAACTCTAATAATTTTTCCTGATTAGCCTTGTCTCTAGTAATATTTTTATTTATCTTTTCATACCAAAATTCAGGCCTACTTTTAGGCCATTTAAATAAGTAACATGAATCATGCCCATGCCAAAAGCAGCCTTGAATTTGTATTACTGCTTTATAACGAGGTAAGACAATATCGGGTTTTCCTGGCAACCTCTTGTCGTGCAAGATATATCTAAAGCCTAAAGCATGTAGTCTTTGACGAACTATCAGTTCAGGTTTTGTGTTTTTACTCTTAATACTAGACATGATTTTTGAGCGAGGTGAAGAATACTCATCATGAGTCATAGTTAATCCACTTCAGCTTATTTGTTTTTATTTTAACCGTTTAGATGTGTATATAAGCAAAATGTTGTATGAGTTATAGGGATCAACGTAAACACATGTATCTCCGTATCTCCCTATAAATATAATTTCTATGCTAATTAGAACTTTGATATTTATCTAGGATTGCTTTTATAACGTGCCCTAACGCTTGTCCCAATAGCGGCGGCACAGCATTACCAACTTGTGTATATTGTGGTACTTCAAATTGCCTCATTTGGCCACCAGTCGTCACTTTGGATCTAAATACAAAATGGTCAGGAAAAGACTGTATACGAGCCATCTCACGAACTGTCAAAGTTCTTAATTCATCATGATGGTAATGACAAGCATCATCTGGAATAGATAGAGCTGCAGGAGCCGGCTGATTTGCAATTAAAGCTTTTTGCGTCTGTTTTTTAGTTTGATGCTCATTAAAGTAACTTATCAAACTATCAATTGATTCGAATTTCTCATATGTATTTGGCTCAATGAGATAATCATAATTCAACAATTGCTTAGCTGTTGACTCAGAAACTTTATCTATTTTTCCTTTAAGTAAATCAAGAGCTTCTTTTTTAGTTGTACTATCTAACATTTGAAGGATTTGATAAATCCTAAATCTTCGTTGAACATGAATACCATTGTTTCTTAAATCATGATTCCGAAGTACAGAGTCACCCTTACTATAAGGCATTAAAGTAGAATTAATTAGTTCAATATATTTAGACTTTTCTAAACCTTTAGTTCTCAGATCATCAATAGCATCTTTAACAGTAAATTCACTTTCCTTATATTTGATCAAAGGATTCAAGAACGTATTTTTGAATAATGTTAAATGTTCATCATATTCAACATCAAAATAAGATAAGGTGCCATATTCGACTTGTAATCCTTTTTTTAAATTATCAACAAAGCTTATCGCTTGTGAATAAAGTTTTTTTTCATACTCATTAAAAGATGAATAAACTTGGTCAAAAACGTCATGTCTGATGCCAACCAATATAAACCTTGGGCGGTTTTGAGCAACACCAGCATATTTCGCATTAATATGTAAGCATAAAGGTATGTAATTTATCTGTGCGAATGCTTTAGCTACTTCAAACCAAGCATAGAACTTCTTACCTTCTACATCAAAAGCTCGCAAGATTCCTGTTACATTCTCAAGTAACGCAATTTTAGGTTGCGTCATTTGAACAAATTTTGCGAATTCCCAAGGCAAGGTATTCCGATTATTACTAAATTGTCTTAACCCCGCCATACTAAAGCTTTGGCATGGCGGCCCACCTGAAACAAGATCAAGTCCGCCTTTTTGGCCATACGCCATACTAAGATCATTAACTTGAAAGGGATGTTTCTCAAGCCATTTATTAAGTTGGACAATATTACCTATGATTAACTTTCCACTTAAATCTGAATGATCATCTAGATCTGATTGCCCTTCATTTAGCTCTGGAAAAGTTCTAGGGTCTTCCCTTAATCTAGATTTTATATCCTCATTTGTAAATTTACTGCTTAACCATTTAACTTTGCTCTTTTTATTATTTAATTTTTCAAGATCTTCATTAAAAAAATTATAGGCGAATGTTTCTGCTGCCATAGGTGATAGTTCATTTGCCATAACTAATTTAAAGCCTACAGACTCTAGTCCCAATGACAATCCACCACAGCCTGCAAATAACTCAATATGGTTCAACAGAAATATCCTTCAACAACACTACTAAATAGGAGCCAAGCTATTTTAGTTAGAAATTTATAAAAAGTCCAGGGCCATACGACAACAGTTGTCGTTTTTCTTCTTTTTTAAAGTTGATCTTTCTTTTAAGTTATGAAAACATTTAGAAAAGGCTTCCCAGAGTAAAGCCTACAGCCCGCAAATTCTGTAAAGACCCCTTCTGGTCATCTCATTGAAATATTCAGTCTTTTGGAATGTACTGAATGCTTAGTTGCGGGATAAGCATTGAAAAGTACATCGATAAAGAGATATTTCAATGAGTGAGAACCCATATCCTGAACTTAAACGTCCTATTGCTCGTTTAAAAGATGATGCAAAAAAATTAAAGAAAGCTTTAAATATTTCTCAGAATGAAGCTCTGAATATAATTGCTACTCAGCACCACTATCCAGATTGGCAAACTTTAGACTTCTACAATACACCTCGTAAACCAACTAAACAGAAAATTAAACCGCAAAAAGTTGCTTATCCAGTTATTGGTGAAGAACTCATTCAACATAACCGGGAACTTTTAGCAAAACTCGGTCTAGATCATAGTGATTTAATTATTACTGCAACAGGCATCAAAAAGTCTATTATGGATGCTGTTGCACCATTACGAGAGTATTTTAAACTTAATCACTACCATGATTACAGTCTCCAGCAACAAGGAGAAAAAATTCTAAAACCTGCCAAGTTAATTACCGCTACCACTATTATTGATACTCAAGTCAGCTTATATAGACCCAGCACTAAAAAAGGTGATCCAAGAATTTGGATTTATAAGCTAAAAGAGCATGTGCAGCCTAACGATGTTTTGGCCTTAGTCCTAGTTAAAGGACTTTTATATGTATTTAACATCTCTAGAATTGATTTAAATACCCATTTAACACTACTAAATCAATTTGTTTATCAAGTAGACGAAGTTGCATTCGAACTATTAGAAAAACTAAGGGCTATTGCTAAATTAGGTCCCTTAAAAGCCGTAAAATCTGGGGATACTGCAATTGGCATGACAATTGAACATGCCTTAGGAATCTCAGCAAATTCCTCTAAGAATCCTGACTACAAAGGTATTGAACTAAAGTCTGCTCGTGAAAAAGCAAAGGTACAGAAAACCAGATCTACTATTTTTGCACAAGTAGCAAATTGGGAACTTAGCCCTTTAAAAAGTAGTGGTGCAATTGTAGATAAATATGGATATATGCGTGAAGATGATTTAAAACTTTACTGTTCCATTAGTACAAAAACTATTAATTCTCAAGGTTTAAGTTTTGAATATAATGAAGATAAAGACTTATTGGTAGAGAAACATCACATTGATGGTGAGGTTGCTGTTTGGAAAGGCTCTACCTTACGTCAACGTTTACTAGAGAAACATAAGGAAACTTTTTGGATAAAAGCCGAGTCAATTGAAATTGACGGTACTGAACATTTTATTCTTAAATCGGTGATACATACGAAAAACCCTTTAGTTGGTCAGCTTATGCAACTTTTAGCTGATGGGATTATCACAATGGACCATTTGATTAAGCGTAAAAATGGTACAGGTAATGCTACCGAGAAAGGGCCTCTATTTAAGATAAATCCCAAACATCTTGATCTTTTATTTCCTGAACAAAAGGAATATTCATTAGAATAATTTTAAATAAAGCCCCTACTTTAGGGGCTTTATTATTTAAAATAAATTATTAATAGCACAGAAAATTATAAAAATTAAATAGTATAAAAATTCTATTAAGTTATATATTAATTAAATTCTTATTAAATAATCTTGAAGAAGCCTCTAAAGCATTTTCAATAAAATTTTCTAAACTTTGATCATTTTCATCTTGAACTGACACTCCCATATATAGTGGTAATCTAACAATATCTTTTACTTTTTGTATATGATTATCTTTATGATTAGAAAAAATATTAGCCGAATTTGGGTAGAGAACAGAAACAGCAACGATTTTTTGAGATGAAACAATATTATTCTTCAAATCAACAACTCCCATACCCATATAATATTTTTCATATACTTTTGGCAAATGTAAATTTCGAACCGTATTATAAGTACTATATTTAGCATCTAAAATTAAATAATTTACATCCTCTCCTTTGATATGTTTAATAATATAATCAGGATTATAAAAATTATAATTCCAATGACTTTTATGGTATAGATCTATTAAATCTAAATGAACAGTAGTATTTGATAAACCAAAGACTCTTTTTTCATAATATATCTCTATAATTTCTTCTTTACGGGCGAAAGTTACACAACTTGGAATATCGCTTCCTAAAGTCTCGCTTTTTTTTGCATGTATTACTTCCCAACCATGATTATGAAATAATTCATATATTTTATACAAGCAATATAATTCATATATTTTAGAGAGTGATCTAATTTTTGATAAGAAATTTAAACCGGAAAAATCAGGATTACCAAGCTTATACCAAAGAGCAATTTGATCAAATAAAATTCTATATACTTTTATTCCTCTGACATAGGGAGTTACCTGAGGTAGAAGCTGTCCTTTATAAGGAATCTTAAGATCAAATTTTAAAAATTTAATTATCTCTTCTAAATTAATAATAAGAGATTTACATCTATTTGATAAAGATGCATATGTAACCCTAGCAATACATTCACCTAAAGACTCATACTCTTTATCAAAAGATTTACCGATTAAAAAATTTTTAATTAAAAAATTAGAAATTTCTCTAATTTTATCTAAAGTTGCTTGGGCTCCACCAAGAATAGTCGAATTTTCATAAGTTGCAGTAGTTTCCACTAATTCTGTTTTATATGTTCTATCTATAGAAAAGAATCTTCCATTGTAAAATATATCACCTTCCCCCACAGAAGGACTTAAACGATCTAAGTTCTCAAAAAAATCTTCAATTTCTAAAAAATCCTGTTTATCTCGTGATTTCCATACAGGAACTTGTTGAGGAACTAATCTTTTTTTTAAATTAGAAGAGAAATCTTGCCTAAATTCCATAAATTTATTAACAAAGATCTCAGCTTGTTTAATTAATACTTCAGGTTCAGCAACTCCAATTTCGCTAAATATTTTTTCCTTTTGTGTCCGTGAGAAACATATATTAAGAATTTCTTTATTATTTTTATAAAGAAATCCTAACATACTTTCAATTTTTTGCGCGGTAACTTTTTTAGCTAAAACGTCAAAACCAATTTCAAAAATTTTTCCATCTAGACACAACCTTCCAACAGAAATTCCAAAACTTTCTGCAAAAATCTTAATTTTTTCGCAATAAAAATATTCATCATCTTGATTAAGAACAATTTCATAGTCTTCAATAAAAAACTCTATTTCTTGTGCGAAATTCAATGGAATGAATATCTGAAATAAATCTGATTCAGTTACGGTTAGTATAGGACTTTTTTCAAAGTCCCATACTACCTTTTTATCATTTAAAAATAAGGATAATTGGTTCTTCATTTTTCTTACCAACAGAAAAAATCGTAAGTATGTAATTCATCTTCACCATACTTAATCATCTTATCTAAATAATTTGCAGATCTTCTTAATTTGTGTTCATTTAAAATATTTAGTAGCGAAGTTAATCTATTTTTAAATTTAACTCCATTTCCTCTAATTTGAGGCAAAACAAATTGAAGTACAGCAAAATCTAAGGCTATCAAATCAGAACTATCTTCATCAGTAATATTAAGATGACGCATGACAGCTCTTGCTTGCGTACAATATTGACGAATCGAATTTTCTTTACGGGCACTCAAATGAACAGGTCTACCTGAATCTTGTGAAGCAAAATTTAATTCTTTTATAATACGTTGAAAAGTAGTCTCTTCTGTTTCATCAAATTGTAAATTTGAGTTAGTACAACCAAATAACTCTTCTAATATATTAGAACTTAAGGGTAATTCACATAAGGTTTCTTCAAAAGAATTCTTAAAATCTGAATCGTTATAAGAGCTATCTAAAACAATAATTGGGGCTCTATCAATTATACGAGGCGATAAAGGCTCAGTAGTACTATCATAATTAATTGTAGCTAGAAATCGTAAGTGTTTAGGAATTTTAATAGTATCTTGACCTAGTTTTAATTCCATATGCTTTTTACTATCAGTCATCCCCATAAATGAAGCCCAATAATGTTCAATAGGGCTTAAATTAGCTTCATCAAGTAAAATATAAGCCATCGCATTATCTTTTTGTTTCTTCTTTGATTCCTCATTTAATGCATGAAAGAACTCATATAATCCTGTTTGTGAAGGCTGGAATCTGTTTGCTAATGGGTTAAAGAAACCAATAAGATCTTTTTGACTTGTCCATCCCCTTGCTACAGAAACTTCTTTAAACCTATTGGTTAGTCCTTGCCCATCAATAAATAATCTACTCAATGAAGTTTTACCAACCCCAGGCAAACCCGCTAAAAATGTTACAAAAGATTGTTGAGTACAAATTAGTAAATTTACTAAATCAAGAGGTTGAATAATACGATTTTCATCATGCCTTTTCATACCTGCTAAAATCGAATCAATTACTAAAAGTTGTCTGTCAATTTTTGATTGTTTTGTACTATCAATTAATTTTACAGGTATATTAATATCAGGAATTTTCATATCCTTTGATACAAACACTCCATTTATAGCATCTACATATGGTTTAAGATCCATAAATTTTTCTTGAAGTTTATCTTTTGAGGTATTAATTTTCTCAAGTAGATCTTGTTCCATTTTTTCTAAACGTACTTTTTGGGCATGTAAGCCATCTAATTCTCTATATTTATTTTCTAATTCTTTTTCTAATTCAGAATAGCTTTCAAACTGTTCATACTTAGCTTGTAAATTATTAAACTTTTCTTCTAGATTTTTTAGCTCTTGTTGTTTTTGACTTAAGTCATTATCTAATGTTTTTGCGAATTCTGCTCGTGTTAAATCCTCCGTATGATTAGCTAATTCTTTATTTTCTTCAATTTGGATATTAATATTTTTCAATTCAATTGAAAGATTTTGTTTTTGTTGCTCTAAATTAGAAAGCTGTTGTTGAACAAGTTGAATATTTTTTTCAATTTCTTCATGGCGGCTAGACTTAATGACTTCTAAATACTTATCTTCATTTTGCAATACAAAACTATTAATTAACTCTTGCCCAACTGAGCTTTTAAAAAATTTGGTAATATCATCTAAAATAGATGACCTTACCTCTTCATCTTGCTCAACTATTTCAGCTAATTTTTCTAAATTTCTTTTAAAAATAGGGCCTTTGGCTGGAGAACGAGGATTTCTCTTTAAAGCTGCTTCTAAAGCTGATAACTGTAATCTCTCGTTTCTTAAGCCACACTCGTTAGCTTGTTGAATAAAAAATTTAATTACATCTTCATCAGCCGAATAATCAAAACTATCGGCCTTATTATGTATATCAACCATATTATAAATAAATAAATTATCATTATATTCAAAATAACAATTTGTAAAACGAGATAAATCAAACTTAAAAATGTGATAATTATTGGCTAAACGTTTACTTGCAGCATATGGTGCATCAATAAACTTAATTCTAATAGCTCCTTCCATTCCTTCCCATGCAAATGGACCAAAGCAATTTAGTTGGTCATCCTGTAAATAAATGTATGTCGTGCTTGGAAGAAACTCATCTATTAAAATAATTTTATCATTAGGATCAGGTATATGAGAAACTTTGATAACTTCTGCTAACTCTTTAGGTGATAATCTTTCAGCATCTGAACCATGAGTTTTAAATTTACATCTGTTTGGAAAATCATTATCTAAATTAAAATCGTTATAAGACTGAGATTCCTGAATCTTTACTCTAAAAAACTCGCCTTCTCTAAATTTTTCATCTATATCATTATGATAATTACCTGCAACAAATACTTCACCAGTTTCACAGAAATTAGCGTCACCTAAAACAACGTAGTAATCATCAATACTTTCAGCAATTGCTGTTAACTTACCCAAATTAGAGTTATTAAAATTTGCTCGTTTTTTCTGAACAATGATTGAACGCTTAGACTTTTCCATTTCAAATATTTTGTTAAAAACAATTATTATAGTAGCTTAAAAATGTAAATAAAAGCCACATATCATAACAAATGCAGAAGTTTATATACTAAAGGCTAATAGAATAATCTTAATTCAATGAGCATAAAATTTTTCTAGTAGCTGTTAATGAGATTTAATATTCAAATTGTTGAATGAAAAATAATATTTTTTAAGCTAGTTATACTTTAAAATAAATATTTTATCTGCTCACAATGGCTTTGTTGCACAAAGATTTAAAAGATAACACTCTGCTCATTTGAACAGAATTCAAGTGACAACTTGGGTATGAGGACGACCTAATTCGTTTTAGGAGTAGGTTTATTCATTTTGAAATTATAGGACTGAATAAACCTTATAGGCTAGGTTTGTGCAACAAAGCCCATCGAGTGCTAAATTGCTTGCATTACTTGCAATGGCATCTGCCAAACGCCCTCTTCAATATAATTATACTCCCATATTACAAGCTTTATATCTATCTAGTTATCTACATTTCTATATTCCTATATTACTACATAACAATATTGAAAGTTACTTATAAAACAATATAATTACCTAACTATATTGCGTAGTAGCTCAGTAGGTAGAGCAGCGGACTGTTAATCCGTTGGTCACTGGTTCGAACCCAGTCTACGCAGCCAATCTCCTTATATGCTCCTATTGTACTCAGGTACCGAAATGTCATACGCCGACAGAACACCGATGGCAAAATTCTTTGATGCGCTGGCTTATGAAAAGAATGAAGTAAAAGTTACGCACACAAAGGATAAAAAGGGCGTCCATGATTCGATTCATGTGAAGTTAAGTAGTGGTTTTGCAAAATTTGAAAAGAACGATCAAAAATATGAATTTGTCTTTAATCATCAAAAACAAGTGATTGATCATGATTGCTTTGAAGCCTTTGTAGAAAATTTCACAATTAAATCATAAAAAATAAAGGCTTATAATATTTGTAGATTTCTATATATCTACATTACTACATAGATTTACAGTTTCTATTTTAGAAAGGGATAGTTTCATTTTGAAATATTCTCTATTGCAAATTATGCGTAAAAGCATAAAATAATCGATGCAAACTAAGAAATATTATTGATCGTTTATAGAATTCTATAAGAGGTCGATAAAATTTTATTTATCTGATGCGATTATGCATATGTAAATCAAATAGGTTGTAGCCTATTCAGTTTACAAACTGCCGACTATTTAAGCAGCTTATTAAAGCAATAAAGCGAAATGACAGTTATTATATGTACTGTCATCTCTTAACGAGAATCTCCAACTGGAGAAAAAAGTTATGAACAAGATGACCAACCAAAACGTAAACCCTGCAATTGTTGAACTTGTGCAGATGGGTAATAGCTTCGGTGGCACAAAAATCACTGGCAACTCTTCTGAGGAAACGAGACGCAACTTGCGCAGAGCCTTTGAAGCGGCCAAGGAACGCATGAAACGGGATGCCACAACCTGATCAACAACTCGAAAGAAAATACATCACCCACGCAGAATTGCACGACCTATTCTTCGTAATCAGTCAACATATAGGCTTCACTATTGAAGACATTGAGGATTACGAAGAAGACATCTTTAACCTAATCGAGCTTTGGCGAGAGCAAGGTTACATCGATATATACATAGAAGATAGCGATAGACGCTACGGCAGAGCCAAAAGTATGGCTTCTGTACGAAATTCCGTTCCATACTATCTAAATATGTATCATGCCCGCGTTGTTAAAGGCGAGTACGATCCTTTACTTGTTATAACTTTTGAAGATACCGACCAAGTACATCCCGATGGTCACGAAATGAAAGTGGCAAGTATTCGCTTTATGGCTATTCATGATGATTTATTTGGTGAACAAGATCCAAGAGTAAAATTCAATGATGCTGCCATGAAGCAAATTCGAAAGAAAATTGATGCCTATAGAAAACAAGGCGATCAATACAATCAAGAAAAGAAAGGCTCGCAATAAGCGAGCCTTTTATTTTAAATGAACCAAGTTAACCCCACTCCCATTGCAATCATGGTTGCTCCGGTAAAACCGACAATACAATACCAAGCCTGCTTAATTTGCGTGATTACCATTTCCTGAATATACATGCTATTGGATAGTTGGGTTACCGACGAGCCTTCTAAATCTCTGCCTAAACTTATACCACGGTAGACCGATAACGCTACAAGTGCCATACCAATCAAGATCAACATAAGTCACCTCATATGTTCAATGTGATTAGTAGCGATAAATCAAAAAAAGACGTAGTTATAATTTTATGAAAGGGAACTAACGAGATTTTGAACATTTTTCGCCATCTTCTTAATATCCTCATCAGCCCGATTTACTTTAAATTCTAGTCGCTCAAGCGTAGTGGTAAGGCTTAAATATTTTTCTCGTTCTTCATCGGTTAAGATAGAAATAAAGGCGTCCTCTGGAGACATTGTAGTAAGTCTCATTTGGTGCATAGCCAAGTTTGCTCGTGCCTCAGATGCCTTCGCGGAAAGCTGGCGTAATCTAGCAGCCTTATTTCTTTCATTCTGCAACGCCGTAAATTTTGACATGAGTGACACAAACAGCAAAGCACCTAAAACAATAATTACAGCAAGCATGTAATAGACACTCCCTAATGACACATGCCCATTATAGTAACCCAAAACAGCTTAAAAACAGGCAAAATATGTTAAAAATCAGGCTAATCTGCGATAATTTGAATAGTGGTATATAAAATAATATAAACTGCAACTTAGTTAATTGATTTTTAAGGCATTTTTATAGATTTTATCCTCGGCATTTTCCTTCAGGCAATTAAAGCTGATTTTGGTGTGAATTAATCGTTTTTATAACTCTACTCTATTTCGCGTTTTTAGAGCGTTTTAAGCATTTTTAAGCAAATGAGATAAAGAGAGTCATCTTAAGATGAAAAATGCGAAATACGCGAAACGGTGAAGAAATACGATAGCTTTTATGCCGGTTTGAAAGATACATGAGAAGAATCTCTAAAAACCCAAGTGAACCGCGCCTACATTTCCGAGAATAAGAAATATAAGAATGTTCTAAGAAAGTATATTTATATATTCGAAAACTCTCGGAATACCCAAGTACACCCAAGTCTCGGTAAACGTAGAGATAGAGATACGCGGCTAAAGAAAATCCTCAAACGTATAAGAAGTGATAGAAATAAACATCAATATAGGCAAACACTTATGCACCAATACTTATAGAAATGTAGAAACCTAGATAGATAGAAATATCGAGGAAATATACAAGCAATCTATCTATATAGAAATGTAGAAAACTAGCAATACACAAAGCCAATCATATAGAGATAAAGAACAAGTAAAACTATGTAGTAATGTAGAAATCTATATAGATAGATAACAATAGAACTATACGGATAGGCATAGGTAAGCGTAGATAGAGATAGAACAGGTATAAGGAAAATAGCTCAATATTTATCTATATAGATATGTAGATAGATAAACAGGTATAAGGAGAGAGATAGAGGATATTAAGCACTTAGTAGAGAGATAAGACGGTAAAACAAAGGCGAACGGAGTGAGCCAAAGAATTGTGTGTTTCAATCAATCGTCTTCCTTGCCATTCCTTTGACCTACAGGAAATATAAAAATCAAAACTTCGGGCGACATTCTTATTTATATAACCAAGCACACCACGGCGCACATAGGTAAGCCGGTCAGCTCCACTTCCAACTTCACCCATACCTCTATTATACCTGCACCTCTCTATCTAGGAATGAGGCAATGCACCAATCACCACACATCGCCATATTCCAATAGGCATGCCTAGGCACTTATGTAGAAATATAGAAATCTATCTACACAGCTATATAAATGGATTCTTAGTTTTATAGCTTTGTTTCCTGCTCTATCTCTATACACTAAGACACATCAGCAGATAAGTAGCGATAGAGATATGACTACACTTCCATATATAGAACTCATACAGTTTGATCCTGATTACGATAACGAAGCTCTATTTGATCTCGTGCATGCGGATCAGGCAAATCGAATCACAGTCGCTTTTGATGATGATTCCAACCGCATATACACATTCAAAGATTTAAATGCCCAACAACGCATACTTGCTTTGCAGGCGGTAGACATAATGCTTGATAGCATGTTCTTAGATGAATACTTCCAAGAGGGTGAAGAACAGGACCTAATTTACATTGATCAGCAAACTATGAGCCTATATACCAGCAGCGGTCGAAAATTGAATGAAATCACACCTGCATAAATGCAGGCTTTATTGAGCTTCCTAGGCATACCAAGGCATAAAATGGATAAATCAGGCATTCCTAGGGGTTTACAATCTAATAAGCGCTTACTATAATTTTGGGCAAATGGGTTTCGGGTTGAGATTATCTCCCCGACGCGATTTGCTTGATGGGGGTCGTGGCTTATACCGTGTCAGTGGTTTGCACTGTAAAGAAAAGTTCCTTTTCTTGTGGTGGAAATTGGCTAGGTTAGGTTACGTCTCCCCAAACTCTCTCCAAGATTTATGAGGCTAAATTCTATGGGGGGGTTTGGGGGGGCGTTCCTTAACGTTAGTGGTTTCCGCTGTAAGAAAAGGGCATACCAAAATATAAATGAAGTAATTTAAATTAGATTTTATATTTCCTTAGTATTCCTAATTATCTTATTTATTATTTATCTCAACAAATGATCTGCGTCTAAAACCTCTTTTGCCCGACTATCCTCTAGGTCGGGCTTTTTTATGCTGGGTATAAAAATTCGCGGGCGCGCACATTGAAAATTAAATTTCCCCACCTAAATACATGAATTGGTGAAATGCAAACTTGCATTAACTAAATTTTGTTACCCCAAAATCTTCTTGCTAATATTTTCTTCAACTAAATAAACAAGGAGTTTAATAATGCTAGTTAAGCGGAAAATGCTGAAAATTCGTCGCCTTGCAAGTAAAGGTAAATTAGCTCAATGGGGCTTTATATCAGCGAACCAAGCGCAAAAGATTGGGCTAGACAACGGTTTTGTCGTGATTCTTTCATTATTGCAGGGCAAACAGGTAGAACCGAAATTTACCCGCTATAAACTCAGTGATGATATCGGCAGCGAATATGGGATTGAAACGGATGCCGACCTTTCATCCATAGATCAAAGCATCATTGATGCCATTGGTGTAGCGGTCGGTAATATTTATGATGCTGCGGTAAATTATGATGAGAAAACCGCCTATGAAGATGAGCGGGAAGATTTCGAGCGTACCAATCTCATGTTCATAGATATTGAGACTGGTCATGCCTATGACTCAAATCTTAATGAAGCGGTAGGATGGGCATAGGCTCATCCTAATATTCCAAAACAGCCCACCAAAAAAATCAAAACTTTGGCCGACATCCTATTTTTATAACCAAGCGCCACGCATTTATATAACCAAAGAGCGCCTAGCAGCTCCTTTGAATGCCACCTCCTTATCTTTAACAACCAAGGCAGACCTAGGACTCTAATCACTACCGGGTGCGCGCCTAAACCTCAAGAAAAACCGCCAGCAAACAACCCAATGCATGCCTAGAGAATGTCTGTATAAAGCATATAGATGAAACGCGCACGCACGCGAATAGCGGAGTTTATTTATTAGTGCAAGTTTTTTATTAATGAAAATTTCGATTGAATTTTTATTCCACTAAAAAACAAACAATCAAATAAAAACTTGCATCAAATTTTTATTTGCACTAATATTTAATCAAGCAATAAAGCTTGTTAACAAAAGGTCAAAAATCATGAATGCACAAGTTAAAAACACTGACACTCTAAACATTTTTGCAGACGTTAATTTTTCAGCTCATGAAGCACGTAATGCAATCGTTATAGATCAAGAGACAATAAAAGCGTATGCAAGACAGCAGAAAGTAACGAGCAAAGCAGTAGCAGTACAGCTTGATATAGCAAACGCGATCATAAACCGTATGAATAACAAGCTAGAGACAGAACAAAAAATATCAAGCACGTTATTCAGTGACTTAAAAGAAGCATGTTCACGCTCTATGCTTACAAAAATAGACACGCTTCAAAAAGCTAAGTTTGATTTATCAGATCTAGCAACAATCATCGCTCACACTGATAAATCACACATTGACTTTGTACAAGTGAAAGTCATTAGAAAAATCTTTCAAGCGATTACAGCTATCGCTGAAAACGACAGACGCAAGCTAGACGGTTACACAATGTCAATCTTGCTAAACTTATTACAGTACGGTTCACTTACTGTTAATGAATGTCGTTTATGCTGCACTACTGAAATACGCGCACAGTCGCATGAAAAGAAAGTAAGACAGTATTATTTATCTGCGCACAGTACAGCATCATCACAAGCGTCAAGCTCACGTATGACACTGAGAGCGCTTAATATCTGTAACGTTGTGAAGTCTGTAAAAGACAGTGAAATAACATTCAATGAAAATTCTCAATTTATTGAAGCTGTATTGTCATTCTTGCAAATGAAAGAGAATACACAACAAGAATTAGAGCGCGTACAGCATGACATTAAGAAAGAGTTAAGCGAAAAACAAGCAAGCGCATAATTTAGTAATCAGTGATATTAGTAAGCACTTACTAATATCACTCTAATAGAGAGCAAGAACATGATTAGCGACGAACATAAACTATTAATCGCTGTGTTAATTATGAGACAAGATAACAAGCGTAATAAGTGAAGATACAGACATAAAGAAATATAGTAAGCGATTACTATATTTCTTTATATATTAATATCGAAGTCCTAGAAAAAATGCGAATGTGTCGGGTGCATAGCCTGTGTCAATCGCGACCATTTTCCAAACACCCTTTCACCACCAGGCCTATATAACAAATACTTTACCCTTGCGCCGCTAAAATCCATACACTTATCCTTGTTCCAGTACGCCATGTCCATTATTCTTTTATGACTTTCCAATAATTTTTACGGATATTCATGAAAAGATTATTGATAGCTACTTTAATTTTAATTACTTCACACGCTATGGCAGAAGGGGAGGGCCTGTTCACCGAATACACCGTGAAGCCGGGCGAATCATTGAACGATATTGCTAAGCGCAATGGAGTAACATGGGCAAAACTAGCCGAAGATAATAATCTCCCAAATCCTCCAACCGTGTATGTTGGACAAAAACTGGCAATTATGAAAAAGATGAGCAGAAAAGAATATGAATCTGTAATCGCCAAAACTAGACCAACGTGCTCAAGCAAGGAAGAATGTGACAAGAAAATGGAAGCTGCTCATTTGTGGGTGAGTAAATACGCTGATTACAAGATCAGAAGTTCAAATAACGTATTAATCGAAACATACGCTCCGCGCGAGTTCACTGGTGAGATCATCGTAAAGGTTTCTAAGGAGCCTTATGGGAAGGGAACCTATGCGATCGTGGCCAACATGTCATGCAATAATCCGAATATGACTAAGCCTTATGACCCGATGACCAGTTGCAAGAGAAATGTTTATAAGGAAATTATTAAGTTCAACGATTTCGTTAGTTCCTATTAGCTTTAAGCTATTCGGAATATCCAAGTAAAGAGGGAAAAGATGGCTTCAAAAGATGATTTAAATTATGCTGCGTACCACATTATCGAAGTTCTGGAAGAACAGGGCTTGGATAAACCATATATTGACGAAAAAATAGAACGTCTTTTGAAATTTGGCGAAAATAGAGCCTCCACATTGCTTTGGGCCGCAAATGAACTCGATAGCGGAAATTTTAAGTTACTCTTGGATAAACTTGATTTAAAAGCAGATCAGAAACGTATATTTTGCTTGGTGATGAACAAGCTGTAAAAATACTTGGACTACAATTTATTGAGCTAAGTTTTAAAATTACCCATGATATTCCGAATAAATTAATGCCCCATATATCACTTGGGGCATTTCTTACTGCACTTGGCCAGATTTAATTAACTCTAGCGCTTTTTTCTTCAATTCCTTCCTACGCTCTTTTTCAGCAATCTTTTCTTCGCGAATGGCTTCAATATGCACACCTAAAAGCTGATCAGACAGATTGCCACTTTCAAGCAAACGTGCAAAAGCGTCAACAATCTCGCCTTGAGTGAGTTTATGCTGTTTTGCCATATTTTCTAAGGTCTGGATTGTCTCTGGACGCAAAGTGATGGATGTTCGAACTAAACCTTTTTCTTTATAAAATTTGGAAGAGTTAGTAGCTGCCATTATTTGCTCCAATTAAAATTTGATGAAAATTAAAACTTGCATATTATAGTTATTATTGCATTGATCACGCTGAAATACCACAAAATAAAACGGGCTTGCCCAAAACATTGAACAAGCCCAGAACACTATGCAGCTTTTTTGAAACCGAGCTTTTCAAACTCGAAATTCGCAACGATATTCTCGCCAAAGCCGGGTGTTTCTCTGATGATCTGTAAACGCTGTCTAGCGTGAGATTTGAGCGTTGAATTGTGCTGGTCTGTGAAATCAACAATAAACGCAACGTTTGGACCGAATTTCTTAGCACGTAACCCGCGCCCAATACGCTGGCGTAAGGCAACTTCCGCTTTCCCACCACCGGCAAGAATAATCAACCCGACAGCAGGGACATCCACACCCACATCAAGAATTGTTGTTCCAATCAGTACATCAATATCCTTATTGGCAAGTTGGGTGAGCGCAGATTTACGTTCTCCCTGATCATCTTCACCGCGAATATATCTCGCTTTGATACCTATATCGTCAAACAGCTTCAACAGGGTATCGCCATGCGAGGTATGCTGGACGAGAACCATCGCCGTCATGCCATATTCACGGGCTTTGAGAATTTCCATACAGATGGCATTGTTCCGCTCTTCGTTTTGCACGATTCCCAAGCGATAGGCAGCTTGCCAAGGGGTAATAGAGTGTAATTTGGCTGGCTTTTTCTTCAATTCGACGATTTTGAAGTAAGGCTTAGCAAGGATTCCGCGATCAATCAGCATTTTTTCCGTAACCTTGATGGCAATCGGTCCGGAACAAGCCATCAAACGCATATTTGACTCTTGGCTTTCACGCATGAACGGCGTTCCGGTCAATGCCAAGCGGTAATAGGCGTTTTTACAGTGGCGCATGATCTCGTAATACGAATTTCCACCTGCCTCATGTGCTTCTTCGAGAATTACGAACTCAAAAAGCTCCAAAAGCTTGATGGTTTGCTGTCTGACAAGTGATTTTTCCTTGAATTTTGCTTCTGCCTTAGCTTGCATCGCAGGTGCCTTGTCCTGAAGCTCCTTTTCATGTTGCAGTGCAAGGTTATGAAGCACTTTTTTGATTTCGGACTCGACTTTTCCGACCTTAATTAGCTGTTTTTTAGTGTCCGAAATCTCTTTTTCGTGTTTTTTGACTACGTTGTCATAAAGGATCTGAAATTCCTTCTCTAAAGTCGTCTCTTCCAGCTTGGCGGCGAGGGTTTGAACCATTCCGACCGTCATTTTCTTGATGGAGAGCTGACCTTTTTCATTCACCTGTCCAAAACTGCCATCACCAATGACCGAACATGCAACGCCTTTTGCTTCGAATGCATCTTTCATCTGATACATCAGAATCGAACGGGTTGTTAAAAACAAGGTAGGGCGGTTAATTCGGGCCTGACACAACATGGCAATGCGTGATTTACCGCCACCAGTAGCGACTTGAGCGATAATCTGGCCATGACGTACAAGACGATCCATAACTTCCGGCTGGTAATCGTAACGAGGGTCATATCCGTAACTATCTACCACTGGTCGGGCAGGTCCAAGTGGAGCGGGGAGGGGTTTTCGTGCGAGTTTTACTTCAAAACCTGCCTTCTTGAGTCGATCCGTAACATGGACTACAAATCCTGCTGGAAAAGAGCACTTGGCAAAGTCAAAAAATGACGATCTGCCATCCCAACGGTGCTGTCTAAACGCTAGAGTTTCTTCGGCGCCATCCACCAAATAACTAAGCGCCGACTGTACTTCAAGTTTCGCCTCAACAGGAGGCTTGTGTAGGATGGCATTTACGGCGTCATAAGCGATTGTTACAACTTTTCCCATTTCAATACCTTTTGCATTTGCTTAATATTTGGCTTAAATTATAAGTAAGCACTTACTAATATTTCAAAGTAGTTTCCTATGTCAGTTGAATATTTAGAAATCGACCCAGGAGAGCTTTGGCCTAATCCTTGGAATTCAAACGTCGTATCACCTGAAAACGAGCGAAAAATCGAAGAAGGTATTAAACGTCACGGTATGTTTAAGCCAATTATCGTTCGTACCCTTCTTGATGGCCGCTTACAGATCATTGGCGGTCAGCACCGAGCAATGATTGCTAAACGTCTTGGTCTACTCACTGTGCCGGTAATGAACCTTGGGCGCATTGACGAAGCCAGAGCAAAAGAGATCGGTCTAATCGACAACGGTCGTTATGGCGAAGATGACATCGTTAAGCTCAACGAAATTCTTCATGATCTTGGCGGTATCGATGAATTGATCGATGTAATGCCTTGGTCAAGTGAAGAAATCGACATCTTCTCTAGCACTAATATAGCGCTGGACGCTCTAAGCGATCTCGATTCGCCATCAGAGGAAGTTGAATTACCCAAGACAACCAAAGTTCAAACTCACCAAATCATGCGTTTCAAGGTTCCGATCGAGGACGTAGACGCAATTACCAAACTCATCGAGAAGACCATTAAGGCACAGGGCTTTACCGAATCCGACAGCTTGACGAATGCAGGGGATGCCTTGGTTTATCTCTTGGGAAGCAAGTAATGAAAACATTTGAAGGATGGGATGGCTAATGACCGATTTATCTCAAAAAGGGCAGGTTCGAATGTACCGACGGGGTGGCCAATACCCTGTAGACCTTGAAGCAATCCAGTTTAATGGAAACAACGGCTCCGAAATTGAACTCTGGCTTGGGGTTCACTGCTCAACCCAAATGAAAACAGTAGCCAGAGTAGGGGGAAATACCGATGAAGACTTTTCCCTTGTCATTCCCGGCATTGGTACAGCCGAGGCAGGTGATTACATCGCTAAAAACCTAGATGGAACGGTGGTCATCCTCAAGCCAGACTATTTCGAGAGCGAGTTTCAGGAAGTTATCACTTTCAACACGCCTGAACAGGAACATGAAGGGGCGGTTCCCGACGTAGATGACGGCGCCTTGAAGTTTTTGAAGAAGTTCTGCAATGGATACCGCATCGTTTCAACATGCGACCTAACAGAATTGCAGATTGCAGAAGCCAACGTAGAAGGTCGTCTCTATATCGAACCTGAAGGTGGCTTCGGATGGGTAGCGCTCCCTTGGGAATTAACTACCGTCAGGGATCGGCAACGCGAAAAGTTCTACCAGATCAACAAGCAGTTGATTGAGCAAACCGATACGCGGGTGGCCGAATGAGCGAACTAAAAATCCAAATGTGGATTGTTGACGATGTAAAGCCTTACGAACTCAACGCCAAAATCCACAGTGAAGAACAAGTCGCCAAGATTGCCGAGTCGATTGCCCGCTTCGGTTGGGATCAACCCATTGTGGTAGATAAAAATGGCGTAATCATCAAGGGGCATGGTCGCCGTCTTGCAGCCATCAAGTTAGGTTTAATCGAAGTACCTGTTCTGGTCCGCGATGACTTGAATGAAGAACAGGTGAAAGCTGCACGCTTGGCCGATAACCGAGTTGCCATTGGTGACATTGATGCCGACCTGCTCAAGCTGGAGCTGCAATCCATCAACATCGAGTTCCTTGAGGACATCTTCGACAGCAAGGAGCTGGAGTTCATGCAAGCCGACCTCTCCGAAATGAACGTCGATGTGATTGTTGATGATCTGGACAGCGCGGTAGCCGAGCAACAGCGCCATACGGCAAATGCAGTATCGGAATCGAACGAAAAACCTATCCGAATCGACAAGGTTTTAGGGTTCAGCGAAGTATCGGGCAAAGAATCACGTTCCATTCACTACTTTATGGCCATTGCAGAAGATGCAACTGGACTAGAAGGGAAGGACGCTTTCGTAACGTATATCAGCAAATTGGTGGAGAGCGCTTAATGGCTGTTTATAACATCGATGTCCGATACAAAACGTCAGTTGAGCGTACCGAACGTGTACTGGAAATTGCCGAGTCGTTCGGGTTGGGCTTAGATGCGAAGGAATTTGTGGTTTTCGATAACACGCCAATTGAAATCGAGCAGGGAGACATCGTTTACATCACTGGTCAGTCTGGTGGCGGTAAATCGACCCTGCTACGGAAGCTGGCGGAACAAATGGAACAAAGCGGCTTAAAAGTCGCTGACCTGAATGCCATTGAGCATGATGACCGTCCAATCGTCGACCAGATTGGCGAAACACTAAAAGACGCTCTGGATGTACTCACCATTGCCGGCATCACTGATGCCTATATCTGGCTAAACAAGTTTGATGCCCTCTCGGACGGCCAACGTTACCGCTTCAAACTGGCAAAACTGATTGAGAGCAAGGCGGACGTCTGGATTGCAGATGAATTTCTTGCCGTTCTTGATCGAACTGTTGCCAAAGTTGTTGCGTACAACATTCAGAAAATTGCCCGAAAACTCAGAACAACCGTACTGGTTGCCACAACGCATGACGACATGGTTGAAGACCTCAACCCAAGCCTCTTCATTGATAAGCGATACCGCGAAAAAGTGGTAATCACCAAAGCACCTGAAGGATTTAAACAAGTATGACTAATCGATCAAAAAAAGTTGTAACTAAAGACACTGTAGATGCTCATGAATTCGCGTCAGAAGCATCCGAAACTGTTGCAGAGCAAATCGTTCAAGCAGAAGTTGTGGAGCGTTCTGAGAGCGAACCAGCGCAAACCAAGCGCACATTAACCCTATATTCTTCAACCGTCTGCTCACCTTGCAAGACCATCAAGCCGATTCTGGAAAAACAAATGCTAGGTCGCGCAACCGAATACCATGTGCTGACCATTGATCCAAACAATATCGAACCTGAAATCAAACAGCAGTTTGAGGAAGCGGGCGTAACGCAAGTGCCTACCCTGATCTGCAAGGAAGATGGCAAAGAGGTAGGTCGTTTATCGGGATACAGTGGTGTTCGACCGCTACTCGATGTCTTGAAAGCTTGGGAAGTGATTTAACAAAGGGCGTTTAACGCCCTTACTTGATTGAGAAAGGTATGGAAAAGGTTTTACTCGATACGCCAGATATTCTCGTTACTCGTAAATCACCTAAGCAAAACCACAACCTGTCATTGCTCAAGGACATCATTGTGGAGCCGGGTGACAAGAGTGACTGGGACCTTCTGCACGAATTGCACTACAAGGCAGAAACGCTGCCGATCGGTTCAAGGTTCTGGAAAGTAACCCTGCATGGCAAGACTATTGGCGTCGGGATTCTGGCTGTTCCCAAAATGTTGCTTTCGGGTCGTAATGACTTGTTCAAATATCTACGTCCAAACGTCAACGGCAAGGATACCCGCCTGATCAATAAAAGTCGGGCTGAATGGCTAAATGAAAATGTCTGCACCAATAGCCGACTTGTACTGGACACCATCTACCGTGGTTGCGGGATTGCGTATCGTGCCCAAAATTTAATGATGCGCATGGTGGATAGAAAACATACCGAGTTCCAAAGCTCAATGTCGAAATTCAATCCATTCGCGGAAAGGGCAGGCATCAAGTTCACCCCGCCTAAGCAGGCGACCAATTATCAACGCGGCGTGGACTTCTTTGTGAAATGGTTTGAAACCAAGCATCCGACAGATGTTGTGGGGATTCTGGAGGAGCTGAGCTCCAAACCCGAACCTATCAAAAAGAAGATCATCGCTGAAATGCGGAAGTTCTATTACCAATACAGCTCTTTGGAAAAATCCGGCAATAACCGGCTGAATGGTTTTAGCCGTGTAGAGAGCATGCCTGTCGAAAAGCTGCTAAAGAACATTCAACAACTGGTTTTTGCGTCTCCGTTATATGGGGTCTATACCAATCCTGACTTGATCTACAAAGCCAAACATCCTGAGCACGAGATTCCCAAACGGGTATCAATTTTGGCATTTGACTGTCAGAAACCAGACGAACCCCTAAATGTTGAACTCATTAAATCAAGAGGGCTTTTATTCGAATGCAATTAGGTCTAACCCCAAAACAGATCGAATTACTGACAAAGATTCGCGATAAAAATCCAGACGGTTCTTTGCTCTCAATCGAACAGCTTCATGACGCCGTGAGTTACACCTGCACCCGACAAGCCATTACATGCAGCCTAAATTTTCTGATTAAAAGAGGCCTGATTGAGAAGAGCGGGCAAAACGTGGTGAGAAACGGGCGTAGATTTACGGTCGTCAGCATCAAGCCATTGGGCGAGGAAATACTAAACGCCTATGTACCTTCGCTACGGCAGGTACTTGTAGAAAATGAGGATGAGGAAATTGAAAAAATCTTCTAAGGTAAAAAGCGTTAAGAAAACCGCGCCAAGTTGGTTCCGCACTCCGTACAATCGCTTATGGTATGTTTTGGTCCAAGACCCAAAACAATTCTTGGCTATGGAAGATGAAAGCCATCATGCGCTTTACGAGATTGCTAAAGAGCATTTTCAGTCCCATTTTAAAGCCATCACTTTCTATGCCGCCAACAATTCGGGCGAGTTGATTGCCGCGATCTATTATCCGAGGATGTTTGACGCTGACGAAAATGAGGTACTAACCGTGCTTTGCCATGAGTGTGTTCACGTATGGCAGGAATTCGCGGAAAGCCTACATGAACACGAGCCTTCGCGTGAATTTGAGGCTTATACCATTGATGAGATTTTTGGAAACGTCCTGACTGAATACCGCAAGTTAGTGGAAATCAATAAAGCTCATACCGAGAGTAAAGCCATTAAACATAAAAAACAGCCCGACCTTATTTAATTCCGACATTTGGGTAATTTGGGTTTTCCGCAACTCTTCGAATAATATATTATTAATAAGTGCTTACTTTATTGTATTATTAATATATTCGGAAAACTGCGGAACTCCCAAATGTCCCAAGTACAGGAAATCTTTCTTATCGGCGAAGATTTTGAGCCAGGCATCGTCGGAAATTCTGAAATTGATATTTTATTGGGCCATGACACGGCGATCTGTGGAGAGTTCGCAATCAGGAAGGAAGATGGCTATACACACTGTCCGGACTATTGCGAGGATAAGAATATAACTTTCAGGGAGTTATACAAATTAAACTTACATCCACTCATCCTTCCAGCCAGCCATGAATCCTCCAAAAGACGCTCTAAAAAAGCTTTAGAGAAAGCCGAACAGCTTCAAGACAAGTTTGTTGCAGTCTTTATTCTTGGCTCTGAATTTTACGTAACCAGACCATTTGAAAGTGAAAATACAGCACTAGCTTGCGTGCTTTGGTATGCGCTTGCTTATTACTCTTAAATAAAATTATTAATAAGCGCTTATTATTTACTTTTGGTTTTATTTTGCTTATCCTAGAGGCCATCGGACATGTTTGAAATGGTGCGTGTCTGACTTTTTAGAGGGCGCATATCATTTAGTAGCTGGTACGCGCCTTTTTTTAGGTGATTGCATGACTGAAGAAACAGCCAACAAACGCAGATACCCTTCAGCAAGTGCTTGGGCAGAAGCAGAGGCGTTATGGGCTTCTGGTGATGTGACCCTAGAGGACTTAGCCAAGAAAGTCGGGGTAAGCGCAACTTCCGTTTCCCTTCACATGAAGAAGCGGAAAATCACGAAAGGGGAGAAGGCCAAGGAACATTCCGAGCGTATCTCCAAACAGGTCGCCGAAGATATTTTGTCAGAAGGGACCGTACATAGCCAAAGAATTAAGGAAACCAAAGAAGAACATTACAAGATGGCGACGGGTCTAGCTCGCCTGACTTGGAATGAAATTGTCACTGCCAAGGCAAAGGGCGGTGCTTATGCGGCGATTCAACAAAATTTAAAAGCACTAGAAATCGCTTCGAATGTTTTGGCAAAGATCCGCCAAGAACGGTACGCCGTTTTAGGTTTGGATAAGCCTGATGCTGTAGATGCTACTCAACTTCCGGAATTGGTAATTGAAGAATTGACGGCCGATCAGGTTCAACAATTGAAAGAGCGTGATTTCAACAATGGTAATTACGACTTTGAAGATGAGGACATGTTAGAGCCATCAAATGATTCAGGGGAATGATGGTTTTAGATGGCAGATAAGGTTCGGCTTTCATTGCATCCCAAGCAAATGGAAGTCTATCTTTCAAATGCTCGATTTCGCGTAGTGGTTGCTGGTCGCCGATGGGGTAAGACCAGCCTTTCGCGTACTCTGATTATCAGTAAAAGTAGAAAGCCAAGACAAAGAATCTGGTACGTAGCTCCAACTTACCGAATGGCAAAACAAATCATGTGGAAGGATTTGATTGAAGCCATTCCTCGGAAGTGGGTAGTTAAGATTAACCATTCAAGTCTATCTATTGAACTTGTTAATGGCACCCTGATTGAACTTAAAGGCGCTGATGACCCAGACTCTTTGCGTGGTGTGGGTATCGATTTCTTGGTATTGGACGAATTCCAAGACATTAGCGAAGAGGCATGGACACAATGTTTGCGTCCTACCCTTGCCTCTACAGGTGGTCATGCCATCTTTATCGGCACACCTAAAGCATATAACCAGTTATATACCGTCTATATGCAGGGACAAGACCCGAAAAAGGTCAAAGCTGGCCAATGGCAGTCATGGCAGTTCCCAACCATTACATCTCCATTTATTCCTGAATCGGAAATTGAAGCGGCTAGAGCCGATATGGATGAGAAATCATTCAAGCAGGAATTTTTGGCTTCCTTCGAAACCATGTCTGGACGTGTTTATTACCCGTTTGATCGTAAGGAACATGTCGGGAAATATCCTTTTGATCCAAAACTGCCAATCTGGATCGGCATGGACTTTAACATCGACCCAATGAGTACCGTCATCATGCAGCCGCAACCAAATGGCGAAGTTTGGGTGGTTGATGAGATTGTCCAGTTTGGCTCTAACACGGAAGAGATTTGTGAAGAGATTGAACGGAAATACTGGCGGTATATGAAACAGATTGTCATTTTCCCCGATCCTGCTGGCGGTCAACGCCAACATGCTCGTGGTGAGTCCGACTTGGACATCATGCGCGAGAAGGGATTTAAGAAAATTCTTTACAGAAGAAAGCACCCTGCAATTGCCGACAGGGTAAATGCAGTTAACCGCATGTTGAGAACTGCGGATGGAACAGTTGCATTAAGGGTTGATGAAAAATGTAAGCATTTGATCAATTCATTTGAACAGACCATCTACAAACCAGGTGGACGTGATGTTGATAAATCAGGTGGTGTAGAACACAGTGCCGACGCCATTGGATATGCAATCGAGCACCAATTCCCACTTCGTAAGATTGAAATTAAAGGCGTTTCAATTTAACCTATATTATTAGTAAGCGCTTACTAATATTTTGAAGGCGATAAGATGACAACCGAACTATCCTCATACGACCGACATGCAATAAGTTCGACCGCTTCCTCAGAAGAAGCGAATGACCCTCTTGTACGTTTAGTATCACGTCGTCATCCACTATATGAAGCCATGTCCAAACACTGGATGTTTATGGATGACACCTATAGCGGTGGCAGAGAATGGTTTAATCATCATATCTTCAAATACATCAAAGAGGGTGATGCCGAATTCAAGGATCGTATCTCACGCGCTTATCGCTTCAACCATACCCGCGAAGTTGTAGATTTAATTAATAAATATTTATTCAAGCAGGAAATCACCCGCAATAAGGTAGATGCCCCTGCCGACGTGGTGAAGTTTTGGAAAAACTGCACCAAGAGCGGCTTGACGATTAATGATTTCGTTCGCCAGATCAGCAAGAAAACCTCAATTTACGGTCGTATTGGGGTAGTTATTGATATGGATGCGGTACCAGAAGATCAAAGACCCTTAAACAAACGGGAAGAAAAGGAAGCTGGGCTATCTGCTTACGCCTACATCATCACTCCGCTTCAAATGCTGGATTATTCGTTTGATGATCACGGCAAATTAAACTGGATGCTGATTCATGAAGTGGTTCGCGACGATGAGGACCCACTAAATTCAACAGGCAAGGCGATTCACCGCTTCCGCTTATGGACGAAAACGGAATGGAAACTGTTCGAAAAGCAGAATGATGATCAGAACGGCAAGATTACGATTAAAGAGATTGATCGAGGTAGCAATACCATTGGTGAAGTCCCAATCATTCTGGCTGACAACATCATTTCAGACGAAGAATATTCTGCACCATCCCTGATCGATGACATCGCCTATCTGGACAGGGCGGTTGCCAATTATCTATCAAACCTTGACGCCATCATTCAGGACCAAACCTTCAGCCAGTTAGCCATGCCAGTACAAGGCATGTTGCCGGGCGATGAAAGCGAGAAAAAGCTCATTGAAATGGGCACCAAACGTCTCTTTACCTATGATGGGTCTGATGGCGCAAAACCTTACTACCTATCGCCTGATGTAAAGCAGGCTGACCTGATCATTCAAGTGGTCACCAAAATCATTAACGAAATCTATCACACCGTTGGATTGGCCGGCGAAAGAACCAAACAGGATAACGCCGTAGGTATCGACAATAGTTCTGGTGTAGCTAAAGCCTATGACTTTGAACGGGTAAACGCATTGTTAGCAGCGAAGGCAGATAGCCTTGAAGCGATTGAAAACAAAATCGTTGATCTGGTTTGCAAACGTCATGGGGTCAAATTGAAGGAAGACAGCACTCCTTTGGTTTCATATCCAGATAACTTCGATACACGCGGCTTATACGACGAATTTGATATTGCTGCACGCCTGATGCTGATTGATGCACCAGAAACCATTCGCAGACATCAAATGGAGTCCATTGTTGAAAAGCTCTTCCCTCAATTAAGCAAGGCGTTGAAAGACGAAATGCTACGCGACCTAAAGAACTGGCCGACAGACCCTTTGGAAGAGTTGACCAACAGAACTACCGATACGACGGGAGAGGGGAATCTAAAGCGTAACATTACACGCTCCTCTTCTGGCACACCAACCAAACCATCGTCCAATAGCTCAACAAAGGCGAACAAAAAAACTCGCCAAGGGCAAGTGACAGAATCAACAAGCTAAGAGAACAGCGAGATTTTAGCTAAGAGAACAGCGGAGACACATTATGCCTTTATGGATGCAATTACTTATTAACGGCGGCGTTTTACGAAACACAGCAGACGGCGAGGGAAATGACCTCGGCGGTGGCGGTGAGGGCGGCGGTAACAATGACGATGTTACTGACGATGACGATCAGGGCAAAGAGGCTGATTCGGAAAAAGATAAAGATGATGCCGATGAGCAAAAAGACAAACAGCCTAATGGTGGTAAAAACAAGCTTACCGACAAAGAAGCTGAATTAATCAAGGAAGTAATGAAACGCAAGGATCGTGAAAAGAAGCTTCTTCAAGAATTTGACGAATTCAAACGCCAGTTTGCAGACATCGATCCAGAATTGGCACGTAAGGCAATTGCCGCTCAAAAAGAAAAGGAAACTCGTGAGCTGGAAGAAAAAGGGGAATACGAGCGCGTTAAGCAAAGTATGGCCCAACAGCATCAGGCAGAAGTTAATCGTCTGCAACAACAAATTAAAGACTTGCAACAACAGTTGGGAAGCAAGGATAGCCAGATCAATGAATTAACTATCGGCTCTAACTTCTCACGTTCCGCATACATTGCAGAGGAATTGACCTTAACCCCAAATAAGGCGCGTGCTTTATATGGCGCACACTTTGAAATCGAAAATGGAGAAGTGATTGGCTATGACAAACCTCGCGGCGCTGCAAATCGTACTGCATTGGTTGATAGTTATGGCAATCCGTTATCTTTCGACAAAGCGATGCAAAAAATCATCGAAGCAGATCCAGAGCGAGACACCTTGATCCGCTCTAAAGTTAATCCTGGAGCTGGCTCAAAAACCAAGCAAGAAAATAAAGGTTTGCAGAAAGAGCAACCTAAGACTTCCTTGGAAAAAATCATGGCTGGCTTAAGGGGTGAAAGTTAATATTTTCACTAAAAATTATTAGTAAGCGCTTATTGATAATCAAATAGGCGTTTGCTAATATTTGACCAGTAACCATCGGCGCTAGAGAGAGTTAGTTCGTCCGAAGAAAGCTAATCAGTAAATGGAGCATTATTAATGCCTTTATTGCGCGAAGAAGCGGAAAAACTCTCGAACAACCAACTTGTTCAAGGCGTTGTTGAAGAAATCATTGACCGCGATGACCTTTTTGCCATTTTGCCTTTTACACAAGTAAATGGTAAGGCATATGTTTACAACCGTGAAAAAACCCTTGGTGGTGCCAACTGGCTTGATCCTAATGAAGTGATCGAAGAAGAAGGCTCAACATTCGACGAAGTGACAGCGCATTTACGCATCTTAGCTGGTGACGTTGATGTTGATAAATTCTTAGACTCTACAATGGGCGATACGAACGCTCAAAAGGCGATTCAAATCAAGCAAAAGGCCAAAGGTGTTGCTCGCGAATTCCACCGTACTTTGGCTCGTGGTGATTCGAAAACTAACGCGAAAGAGTTTGACGGCTTTGACAAGCTTGTAACCTCTACTCAAATCGTTGACGCTGGTGCTGACGGCAATCCATTAACTCTTACCATGTTGGACGAATTGTGTGACGCTGTGCCGAATGGCGCAGACGTGATCGTAATGCGTCGTGGTACGATCCGTGCCTACCGTGCATTGCTTCGTGCAACCTATGGTACTGATGCCGTAATGCAACAGTTATCTAACTTTGGTCGCCCAATGCTTACTCACAACGGTATTCCTATCATCATGAATGATTGGATTGCCGGCGATGAAGTGAAAGGCACGAACTCAAAAACCACTTCGATTTATGCTGTACGCTTAAATGAAGTTGACGGTTTACACGGCCTTTATGGTGGTGGAAATGCAGGTATCGTTGTTGAAGACATCGGTACAGTGCAAAACAAAGATGCTACTCGTACACGTATCAAGTGGTACTGTGGTTTAGCTCTTAAATCCACTCGCTCAATTGCGGCAATTCGTGGCGTGACTAATATTTAACTATAAATATTAGTTAGCACTTATTGATAAAAAAGAGACTAGAAATAGTCTCTTTTTTATTGAAAGCATTGTTGCTATTGATTGTTTAAATATTAGTTATAACTTATTATTTAACTAAAATGGCAGGTTGGATTAAGCATGAAATTAAAATTAACCGGAGCTGGATTCGAAAATTACACAGGTCAAATGGGCGTGGTATTTTTTGAAAATGGCTTATCGAAATATGACGTGATGCCTAATGATGCAATTCGCATTGCAAGTACCATTGGCGCAGTATGGGAAAACGGCGATCCCGCGAATTTAGGTGCAATTCATACACAGAACCTTATGACTCCCGCACCTGATATTCGCCAACAGTCGGGACTTGAATTGCTGCACTCGATTACTGGTCATGCTCACTTAAATGCAGATCAGGTTCAGCAGCATTCCGATCAGGTTGCCAGTTTAACGACTGGGGTAGAAAAGCAGGAAAGTACGGCCAAGAAAGCGGAACCTAAATACACTCAGGAAGCTTTGGAAAAGATTGCTGATGAAAGTGGCATTGCGGGATTACGCGAGATTGCAGCCGAATTTAATGTCAAAGGCAATTCAATTGCCACATTAATCAAAGCCATCATGAATGCACAGGAATAATACCTGATGAATTACTACCTTACCGGAACGTCAGTATCTCTTCCTATCAACTTTGTCGATGACGACGGAAATCCCCTTGAAGTGACCCAAGGAAGCTACCGTATTGTCGATCAAAACGGGGTAGAGATTAAGCCAAAGGCCGAATTCGATGTCACCCAAACCAAGGTAACTGTAGAAGCTGAATATAACCAGATTCCCGCTCTCAACCCTATGGAAATCAAGGTTGAGGACATGGACTCAATTGAGATCGATCATTTGCGTATTCTCCAATTTGATCTAATCAATCGGGATGGGAATACCTATGCGTTTGACGTCAGCTACCTCATTTCACCAAGAGAACGGTTGATTGTAGGTTTAAACAGTTTTCAGACATTAAATCAGGCAAAGCTGACAGCATTGACGATGCCGGAAACGGAAGTTTTCCTCACAGAAGGCGAAGTTCGTAAGGTAGCGGCTTTGATTGAGGCGAGACAGCGGATTTGCACGCTCAATATTCCAAGTGTCAATTTACGAGCCACGACACCATCCGCCTACCAGAAGCTATCAGAGCAATTTAAGGCTGCCTTGAGAAAGGCGCAAGTTGCGGAAGCGAATGCAATTCTTGGCGGTGGTGATCCCATCGAATTAGCTCTTGCACAGGGCCTTAAATCCAAAACCATTGGCGAAACCCATGAGAGCTATATCGGTGGGCGACAACTCAGGTTAGCGGTTAGCAAGGCAACTCTAAGATATTTGAGTGGTTTTGTATCGACAAGCAAGGTTATTGCGAGGGTTTAAAATGGACGAACAAAAGCGCTATTTGTTGGATTATTTCTCAATGAGATTCGCGAGTCTCATGGATAATTATGTTATGGCAATAAATGGCGCTTTTTTCACTACAAGGCGCGCAGGCTATACGCCTTCGCAGTTTCAGATTGAAAACGCCAAGAATTTTGTGGCTAACGCACATTATTTATTCCTTGAAGCTGCTGGCAACACTCTTGAGCAGATTGCATCAAATTTGGACGCTCAAGAGGTGGCTTACAACATGTTCGAACTTGAACATGTCAAAAATCAACTTGTATCTATTTCCATTGATATGTTGCGCCAAGCGAACCGCGCAATTTCTACTGGAATCCAAAACAAGGCGATTGAACTGCTTGGAAAGAATAATGCTCACGGAGCAATGGGCTTGTTAGTACAAAAGAAAATGGCTGAACTGGAAATTACCGCAACAGATAGTGCAGGGCGTAAATGGAGAGAGCCATCTAGTCTTGTAAAAACCATCGTTCGGGATTTCATTTATCAATCACTTGTAGATCACCAGATTAAGACATTGCATGAATCTGGCATTGACCTGATTGCTGTACCTGACATTGATAAGCCAGTGTCCATTCAAGGGCAGGCAGGTTATGTGGCTTTAAAAGACGTAAGACATCACTTCCATCCGAATGGATATGACTTACCTGTAGGCTACACAGATGTTCACACCTAATCAGTTCTGCTTCGTTCGGGCAAGGAATGGCTATGATCACTTCGGTTTAGCCAAATTTGGGCTAAGACGAAAGGAACGTTGCGCCATCGTCAAGATGATTCAGCAATGCAACAAAACCTCAGTTCGTGCGGACTCGTCTGCTTCGCGCGGCAACGCAAGGGAAGTGGTTGCAGATCTGGTCATTTTGCTTGAACCCAAAACCACGGCAACCATTGACTCAATCATTGAGTTTGGTGGAGACATGTATGTGGTGAAATCAGTCCATAAACGGTTTGATATTCGCGGCAAGCATGATCACACCGAAGCGGCATGTACCTACTGGAGTGATAACGAATGAATCCACTAATTCCTATCGCTCAAATGCTCAATGATGCAGGGGTCGCCACTTTAGGGCAAAACCTGTTTATCAACATGATGCCAATTTCCGTAACAAACGGAATCCTGCTAAGGAATCCAATCAACGGAACCAAAATTGATCATGAGTTGAAGGGTCATTACAACACCGAGTTCAAGGTCATTGTAAGGACCACCAATTATGAGACGGGTTATAAATTGATGAAGAAGGTATTCAAGCTTCTTACACTGGATAACCATTTTGTTGAAGGTATGCACATTAAACAATGTTATCCGGACAATGAGCCAATCGAATACCCGATCTCAGAAGGGAACACTCTCGAACTGGCATCAGACTTCAAGATTGCCTTTAGCGAGATTACCTAATGGCCCGAAAGAACCTTCAGACCACAGGACTCAATGAGCTTCGTAAGAAACTCACCAAGTTAAGTGAAATGCCGAATGTTCTGGATTCCGAGCTAGGCAGTATTGCCAAGCAGATGCGCGATACTGCCAAGGCTATGGCACCCATTGAATATGGTGGATTACGCGAATCGATCAAATATCGTCGGGTCGGTTATGAACGTAACAAGCTAGGACAGTTCTTTAAGGGAGGCTTGGGTCAGCATACCGTTTACGTTAATTTGAATCAGCCGAGTCGCGGAGCAACGGTTGCAAAGTATTTCTTCTTTGTACACGAGCACATGAGCGTCGGTCGTACTGGAGGAGAGTTCCAGCCTTCCGAATATTCCGTGATGAATAGCGCACTACTTGGCGAAGTTGCGGGCGGTCGATTCATGGAACGGGCCAGAGTTAAATACGAGGTGCAAATTACCAAACTTTTGCAGCACAGAGCGGACGAGTTTATTAAAACTTTGTTCTAGTGAAAGTGTTTAAATTCCAAACATTATGGTATTCTTGGCAATGCAAATATTAGTAAGCGCTTATTAATAGTATTGGAGTAATGTATGGCTAACAACGATACCTCAAACGTTAAGCTTGGTGTATGTAAAGTCTTCTTTGGCGGTGTTGATCTTGGCTTCACCAAAGGTGGCGTTGAAGTGACGGTAGAAACTGAAACCCACGAAGTTCAAGTGGACCAATACGGTAATACCCCAATTTCTGAATATGTAATGGGTCGTACCATTACCGTAGCCGTTCCTCTGGCTGAAACCACGTTAGATAACCTTGTTGCCACTATGCCGGGTGCAAAACTGGTAACTGATTCAACAGCCGGAACTTCAAAAGCCATTGTACCTACAGGCGTTGGCGTGAACTTGCTTGATTTCGCTGACGAGTTGGTATTGGTTCCTAAAGGCGTAAACGGCTCGTTGAACTACAACGATGCAGTACGCGTTCCTAAAGCGGCAACTCCGGGTGCCATGACCTTTGCTTATAAGCTTGATGAAGAACGAATCTTCAACTGTAACTTCAAAGGCTACCCAGTCATTGAAGGCAATGATGAAGTGCTTTATCAGGTCGGCACAGTTACACCACCAGCAGCTAAAGCTTAATTTTCTCACAATATATTAGTAAGCACTTACTAATATATTTATGCAGCCTCATACCCGTGAGGCTGCTTTATAAGATTTTTCAGGAAGTTCGCTTATGAAATTACTCAACCTAGATCCATTAGTTAAATCAGTAGAAAAACGTGTAGTCGTCGTAAATGGAAAAAATCACGAAATCCGCACATTGAATGTGGAGCAGTTTCTCCAAATCGTCGATGAGTCCAAGTCGATTGTGGAACGCGCAGAAAAGGGCGAATTCACATTGGCAGATGAAGTTCGCTTAACGAGAAAAGTCGTCGGCTTGGCTATTCCAACCATGACGGAAGAAGAAATCAACAAGCTCGACGTAAGCCAGATTCAAGCCATTGCTGAATTTGCAAAAGGCAACGACGTGGAAGGGGTAGAGGAAGTCTCATCCGAAGAGACTCAGGAAGACCCAGAGGGAAAGTAGAAGTATTGGCAATCGATTTTGGCTTCATCTTTTGCCAAATCATGCACTTCTATTCAATGAGCTATGAATGCGTATTGAAACTACCAATACGCATTTTCTGGCTTCTTAGCAAAAACATTCAACGCATTCAGGCCAGAAACGACTTACGCCATCTAAACGTTTCTACAGCAGCCACGTTTGGTGCGGCAGCGTTCATGAGCGGTAACAGTAAATCTACCTTGACCAAAGACGTTACCGACCAATTACTCGCGGAACGGGGGGATGTCGTAAAAGTTAAATCAAATCCATTAGAAGCCAAATTGGACAGAGATGGCCTTGAAATGCTGCGAAGACTTAGCGCACCGAGGCAGTAATTATGGCTGGCGAAATTAACAATACGCTCAAGCTTGATATTAATCAGTTTGACCAAGCTATTCAAAAGGCATCAGATCGCCTAGATAAGCTAGACAGCAATCTGGGGAAAACCAACGCTTCCGTCGAAAGCTTGGAGAAGATTCTTAGTAATTTGGGCGGAGATATTCGCCAGCTCTCTTCCTCATTCAAAACGCTTGATGACAATCTGGCAGCTTCCTTGAAAATGTTAAGTGGGGTTCAGAAAAATACTGACTCACTTTCACGCTCATTGGATAGCGTAGACAAATCGGCATCAAAAACTGCCAAAACCACAGCGCAAGCAGCCAAAAGTATTGAAAATTTGGCTGACTTTACGCAAGCCTACGAGAAAAAGCTCAAAAATTTAAACCCACTTTTGAATAGAGTTTCAAAGGGTCAGCAGATTCTTGAGGCACACGCAAAAGCGACTGGTGACGAACTAGAGAAGCAATCAAAACGAACACTTGCGAATAACGCTAGAGCTTTACAGGCTGAGATTAAGAATAACGAGAAGCTGCTCGCTGAACGCCGTGAAATGGCTTATAAGGCCGCACAGATTCAGAAACGTGCGGAAGTTAATTTAGCAGTACAGCAAAAACTTTATAACGGCACATTCTTCGGCAAGAACAAGAATTCCACTTCTGAAAAAGCAGTGGAAATGCGCGCAAATATTGAATTGTGGCGTAAAGAGGCAGATGCGGCCAAGCTTGTTAAGGAGCAAATCAAGTCCGTCATTCGTGATATTGAATATCAAAATGGCGAGCTGCAAAAAGGTGTAAACCTGCTCAATCAGCAGATTGAACGCACCCGCGCACTTAAAAACCAGCAATCTGTAGAACAAGCCAAATCCCGTCAGGAACAAAAGAGCCTAGACACGGCACGTAAACGCCAAGAGCTTGAAAAGAGAACAGAAGTTTGGTGGAAAGAAGCGCTTTATAACCGCGAACGCAGAGAGGAAGAAGCTGAGCGCAGACGCATCGAAAAACGCCGTCAATTAGAACAGGAATATTCAAACTGGTTTAATCGCGAACTCGACAAACGGGAACGCCGAGAAGCCGATGCGCGCCTGAAACAGCGCCCTTTAATTCGAAACATCGATGAAGAACGCCAAGCTCAGACAAGAACTGCGGATGCCCGTCGCAAGCTGGAGCTGGACTATACAGGTTGGTGGACAAGAACGCTTAACAACCGAGATCAAGCTGCTCAACGTGCCGCTGAACAGGCAGAACGTGACGCACATCGGGTCAGAATGCAACAGCTTAATGAAGAGCGTAAGGCTCAAGAGCTATTGCATCGTGAGCAAATGTCTGTTGCCAAAGACCTTGCCGCAATGTACGCAAGTATCAAGATCAATCAAGGTCTAGGCGGCGCTGTACACAAAAATATGGAATTAGAGCAATCTAAATTCCGTCTGGCTATGTGGAATCTGCCAAAAGAAGAGCAAGAACGATTCCTGCAAAAATCCAGAGACTTAACCAAAACTGAAAAATATCTCACCAATGCGGAAGCTATTGATGCCCGTCTTGATGCGATGGCAGCAATGGGTGGCAACCATGAAAAAACTATTGATGCCACTTTAGCAACCGCAACCCGTGTAGCTCACATCTTGCGGGCCACTGGTAACGAAACAGGCTCAAACAGTGATCTTGTAAAAAACTTGTACGGATTCGCTGAATCCCGTCAAGTAATGAACAACGTCGACGAAATTAACAAGTCATTCGAAACGCTGTTAAAAATTTCCAATATTTCAAACGGCAAAATCAAAATCGCCGACGTTGAAACCATTGCCCGTAACATGGGCGGCATGAGAGCTGACGTCTCAGCCGATGGCTGGTTAAAAATCGCAGCCTTGGGCGAGCAGTTCAAGACCGCAGGTGGTGGTAATGGTGGTGGCGGTGGTATCGCTACTGTCGGTACGATGCTCAAAATGATGGGTCTATACGGCTCAGGTAAGACTATTACCAACCGTGCCGTAACCGATCTTATGGGTGCCGACATCCTCAACGAGTTCAAAGACGGGGATGCTGAAAAGGCGTTCAGGGAAAACGCCAAAAATATCAAAGAATTTACCAAAATGATGAAGAACGCAGGCTTCAAGGACTTGAAGTCTATGGGTGAAGATCCGGTTAAGTTCTTCTCATCTTTACGCGGTCAAATTCTTGATTACATGATGCGTGAAGATAACTTTGCCCGCTTCTTTGGTGAAGGGACCAAGCGTTGGACCTACAACCAGAAAGGTCAGATGATCAACAGCGAAGGCAAGGTTGTTGACCCTAATGAACAAAACAAGATTGAGCGCACAGGTTTTACACGCTGGGCATCAGGCATGGGTTGGTCAAATAAAACCGTAGACGGTTTGACCACCATGCTAGACAAACGTTTCATCGACCGCGCAAATGAAGTGGCAGAAAGCGCTAAGCGTTCAGCAGAAAGTCAGCAAGCACTAAAAGCTGCACAAGACACCTTGAAGGGCAGCACAGATAACCTAATGGCGTCATTAGGTCGTTTAGCTGAATCGTTTGCTCCGCTTTTGCCTGTTTTAACAGGATTCGTTAATGGTCTAACCAAGGCGGTAGACGGCGTTGCAAACTTAATGAATCTACACCCGGCAATTGCCATTGTGACAGGGCTAGGTGTAGGTTTTGGCGCTCTGACATTAGCGACAAGTTTATTTTTTGGGAAGCTAAACCTTCTTAGCCGTCTCGTATCCACATTCCTTCCGGCATTAGGCGGTTTAGGCAAAATTGCCCAAACTTCTTCTGGCCAGTTGGCTACAGCAACAAGCACAGCAAATAACTTAGGTCAGGCGGTATCAAAAATGGGCGATGGCACAAAAAATGTTGTGCCTAAAGTTGCCAATATGAGTACCCGTGTGCTTGGCATTCTAGGTGGAATGTTGCGCTGGGCAGGCTGGGTTGGCTTGGGTCTTCTTGTGGGCCAAATGTTCATTTCTTGGCTCGATAGCGTCAACAAGAATGAAACCCCGTTAAGATCATCCTTCCAACGGTTAGTGCAAGGCTTACGGGATGACCTGATCGCAGGGTTAAAAGGTCTACATACCATCTGGAACAATGCTTTAATCCAGTTAGGCATTGATACAGAAAACGCACGCCGTAATCTCCGTGATTTGGCAAACTACAAAGGCGAAGTTTTAAAAATCCCAGTTAAAGGTGTAACGGCTGAAGAGGGCGGTGGCTTTACCTCAACACCTGCAACCCGTGAACTAGGCAAGAAAATCACCAAATTGCTTGAGAAGCGCGAGCTTGTACAAAAGGGTAAAGGCTTCTTAACGAATGCGCTTGACGGTGGCAAACAGCAATTAAAGGATATTGACGCTACGCTTGCCGAGTACAGACGGGGTATGAAATTAGGTGGGCTGGTTTATATCGAGAAAGGTCCATACGCGGGACAAGTCGTTCTTAAAAAGGAAATTGAAAAGAACGCCAAGCTTCTAAAAAACAAACAGAAGCAAGAAGCTGCCGCCAAATCTGCATCAACGTCCTCTACCGGAAGCGTATTACCTACACCATCAAATCTTGCCGATTATTCTGCACCGGCAATTGGATCTGGTGGAGGATCAACGCCTAAAGAGAAAACTGGACGAGGCTACGATCGCCAATGGAACAACCTATATCGTGCGGATGTTGAGAAAGCCTTGTTGGGCGCTCAAGACCGCGAGACTGATATTAGTGAAATTCTCGGTCAGCCTGTTGACTACCTCAAGAGAGCGAAGAACGACTTTATCGAGCGTTGGATGAGCGGCAAATGGGATGACAATAATGACCCACGCTCACGTCCATTCACGAAGGGTACATACAATCCTGATACGGGTTGGACTAAGGATCAAATTGACTGGGACGGCATGTACAAAGGTCAACATGTCAATGAGTTCCTTAACGCTCAAATGAAGAAGTTGATGGCCGATGACTACAAGGCATCAATTCAGTTTGCCGCTGAAAGATCGGCTTCAACAGATGAGGACTTTAAAAATGTCCTTGATCAGTTTGTCGAGAATGACGCCAAGAAGTCTGATGCCTTAATGGCTTTGGAACGTCAGTTCGCCCGTTATGAAGTGCGTAACCCAATGGCACTTCAAGCAGGCGGTTACAACGACCTTAAAGACTTTGCGCTTAACCATCAGGTGGCCAAGGACACTTTATCCAAAGCTTATGAGTCTAAAAACATCAATAAACAACTCTCCATTGACCTAATGGATAGTGAAGTTGATCGACGTCAATCTTCTGCCGACTATGCGTATGATGAAGTTGCCAAGGAGATCAATGAGCAGCGTAAGGCGCTAGAAAAGCGGATTCAGATTACCAAAACCATGATGGAAAACGATGAGACTGCCAAGAAGGAATATGCAGAACTCATCAAAGCCAAAGAGCTGGCTGAAGAGGAATTCACCAAGCGCTTAATGCTTGAAAATGAAAAGCGTGTTCGCGCCTCTGAATCCGCAACACAGCAGATGCTTCGTCAATATCGCGACCTGAAAGTCGGTATTGAAAGCATTAACCAGAAGTGGACAGAAAGTGCTATCGACTCAGTTGCTGACCTCATTACAGGACGGATGAGTTTCAAGGATTTCGACTGGCGTCAAATTGGATCTGATATTTTTGCCGATTATGCAAAAGTCTTTGTAAAAGATTCAGCAAGCAAGCTAATTACCAACGTAATGGGTAACCAATCCATTTTTGATCTTGGTAAATCCTTATTGAGCGGTAAAGCTGCTGGCGGAATGGGCTGGGCATCAGACTTGCTAAATAGATGGCGCGGTTTAGGTCCTTATGCTCCGGCTGTTGACCCAAATACAGGCGAATCTACAAGTGCTGCGGTCAATACTGAAATTACTGACACTATCCCGTTATTTGACAAACTACGCGCTACCTTAAATCCACTGACTCAAGGATTAAGTTCATTATGGGAAAATGTCAGCAGCGCATCACAGGGTCTTTGGACTTTTGCGTCAGATGCTATCAGCAAGGCAATTAATGCTTTGTTCCAATGGGCAACAAGCCTGTTAGCATCAAGCACAGCTTCCAGCGGCTCATCGGGCGGTAACTGGTTAGGTACATTGTTCCAAGTCGGAATGGCCGCTTATGGAGCTTACAGCGGCACAGGAGCAGGTATTGGAGACATTAGTAGCGGTGCTTCATATCAAGTCGGCGGTGGCTTCAACAGCGCTGTAGGTTGGAGTGGTACATCACAGTTCGCCAAGGGTGGAATTTTTACCAACTCTATCGTGAATGAACCTACACCGTTTATGTTTGCCAAGGGTGGAAGTTTTGCAAACGGTCTGATGGGAGAAGCAGGGCCAGAAGCAATCATGCCGCTTACTCGCGATTCATCGGGCAGACTCGGTGTTTCCATGTTGGGAGCGGGTGACGCTTCAAACGTCATGCAAAATCACGTTCAAATCCAAATCACCGTTAACAACGATGGAAGCTCTTCTACAAGCGCATCTGGCGGTGATGCTCAAGAATATAAACAAATGGCGAAGCAGGTCGAAGCCATTGTCATGAGCACCTTGGACAAACAAAGCAGACCGGGAGGAAGATTATATAAGAAATAATATAATTACCCCCTTTAATATTAGTAAGCGCTTACTTATAATTAGGTAGGCGCTTAATTTCATTCTGAGTCTTATGGAATTTATTTGGAAGCCCGATTTGGGCGCTGAAAAGTCGAAAAAACCTTCCGTCTCAACGGTCAAGTTTAATGATGGCTACGAAGCTCGTATTCCAAATTCTATTAACCCAAGTTTGCGGGTATGGAACTGCACCTTTACCAACAACCTGCAAACGGCAAATGAAATTGACGAGTTTCTTAACAAAGCCAATGGCACAACCGCGTTTGATTGGATTGACCCACAAGGCAAAAAAGGCAAGTTCGTCTGCCGCGAATGGAAGATGAATCAAATCGAATTTGGTGTTTTTCAGATTACCGCAGTGCTTGAAGAGGTTTATGAATAATGGGCGAGAAAATCGCTGTAGCTGAAATTCAATCGTTGTCACCAACAGCAGAAGTTGAACTGTTTGTTATTGATACAACTAAATTTGGCGGCGATGTTATTCGTTTTTGTTCTGGCGTAAATGCGTTTCACCAACCGATCTACTGGCAGGGAGAACGCTATGACCCTTTGCCTATTGAAGCAAGTGACTTTGATGTAAGCAGTCAGGGCACTTTGCCTACGCCTAAGCTAATTCTGGCAAACGTAAGTGGCTTATTTTCGTCACTTGCGGCGGAGCTGGACAACCTTATTGGATGTAAGGTTATCCGTAAACGTACATTTGGCCGCTTCCTTGACGAAGTGAACTTTCCTAATGGAAATCCCGAAGCCGACCCAACGCAACATTTGCCAGATCAAATTTGGTTTATTGATCGAAAGGTTAATGAAAGCCGCGTTTCAATTGAATGGGAATTGGCATCAGCCTTTGATTTCCAAGGTGTTCAACTACCTTTCGGTCAGGTGACCAAGAATGCATGTCGCTGGCAGTACCGTTCGCCAGACTGCGGTTGGACAGGTGGTTATTTCACAAAGGATGACAAGCCGACAGATGACCCGAATCTTGATGCCTGCGGGAAACGGGTTAGCTCTTGTACTTGCCGATTTGGTGAAAACGCCGTTCTTCCATACGGCGCATTCCCAGGGGTGCAGCGCGTATGATCGACACACGCCTACTTAATGAAATTAAACAACATGCGATGGATTGTTATCCAAATGAAGCTTGTGGCTTTATTGTTGTCAATAAATATAAGTTAGCGCTTACTATAAAATGTCGTAACGATTCGCCGTTCCCGAAAACTCAGTTTCTTATTAATCCCGATGAGTATCTTCGCGCAGAACAGGAAGGTGAAATTGTTGGTGTATGGCATACGCATACCAATGGCAATCCGAAGCCAACCGAATCTGATTTGGCCGGCTGTGAAGTGACAGGCTTGCCTTGGTACATGCTAATGGTCGAGAAGAAAGGGGACGAATTCCACTTTAACGATCTCGTAGAGTTTTCACCAACCGGATATGAAGCCCCATACGAAGGTCGTCCATATGTATATGGCTCTTTCGATTGCTGGACGCTTTGCCGCGACTTTTACCAACGTGAGTTTGGTATCGAACTTCGTGACTACCCGCGTGTAGAGAAGTTCTGGACCAATGAAGAAACCAATTACTTCATCAATAAGTACGAAGAAGTAGGGCTTGTCGATGTGACAAATCAGCCCCTTCAGTACGGCGACATTCTTTTTATTCAAACCGACAACAGTGGCAACCCAAACCACTCAGCCATTTATGTCGGTACAGAAAAAATCCTTCATCACTGCGAGGGTCGTTTATCTCGCTACGACGCCTATGTCTACGGCTCCTACTGGCTTAAGCACACTGTTAAGCAAATGAGGCACAAAAGTAAATGTTAGTCGATGTTTATTTGCATGGAGAACTTGGAAAGAAATTTGGCAGAAAGTGGAGCGTTGCCGCGCGAGGTCCAAGTCACGCTTTAAGACTTATCAACGCAAATACCTCTGGTTCATTGGTCAACTGGTTGCGTGAAAAAGCAGCCAAATTCGCTCATTACCGCGTTTTATGCGAATTCCAAGATGGAACCAAGCGTCAATTATCTGATGAGGATTTTGGCTTGGTTCACGGTGAACTCAAAACCATTCGTTTTGTACCTGTGGTTGTCGGTGCAGGTGGTAATGGTGTCTTGCAAACAGTGGTCGGTGTTGTCCTTCTAGTTGCCAGTATTTGGTATCCAGCTTTATTACCAACAGCATTCGGGATGCTCGCAGGCGGTATCTCTCAATTACTTGCGCCTAAACCTAAGAAAAATGGCGAGTCCCAACGAAGAACGTCCCATTACTTCAATGGCACTGAACAGACCGAAGTTCAGGGCGGACCAATTCAGCTCATTTACGGCAGATGTCTAGTTCAGGGAACGCCTATTTCAGTCGCTATGTCGATTGACCAGTTGTTGTTTGAAGGCGAATAAGCAAGTTAATTGGGGAATGATGTATGAACGCTAAAATTAAGAAATTTGGTTTTCCTTTACCAATTGCAGGGGCTTCTGGAGGCAGCAAAAGCCCTTCCGTGCCGAGAGAAGATCCAGATAACCTTCAATCTAGCGCGTATGTAAATATCATTGATCTAATTGGCGAAGGTCAAATCGGTGGTCTGGTCGATAACGTTGACGGCGACAGTCTTACCGAAAAAGAAAAATCAATCTTTTTTGATGGAACTCGCTTACGTCATACAAACGGTGAACTGAACTTCGCGAATGTGTCTTGGGCGGAACGGGTCGGTTTACAGCGACAAGACTACATCGAAGGATTTGGCGAAGGGGTAGAGACTCCTTTTTACAAAAACGTACAGCTTAAATCCGGCATCCCTAGCGCATTTACGGTTTCAAACCCGAATGCAGATCGCGTTCGCATCATTTTGGCCGTGAACTCTCTTTTGTCTACTGATCGCAGCTCCGGCGATACCTATGGCACTTCCGTAGAGTTCCAAATCAAGTTGTCGGTAAACAACGGCCCTTATGAAATCCTAGCAAACAAGAAGATCACTGGTAAAACAACATCACGTTATCAGCGTTCTTTCTCTTTCGACCTTCCAAAAAAGAAAGCTGACGGTACACCAATTACCGCTTGGTCATTCCAGATCACAAGAACAACCCCAGATTCAAATTCATCGTACCTTCAAAACACAACATTCTTCGAGAGTTACTCGGAAGTTGAATTAACCAAGTTTTCATATCCAAACGTTGCATTGGTCGCTACCCGATTCAGTTCAGAAACGTTTAGTTCAATTCCTAAACGTGAGTATCTGGTAGATGGTCTATTAATTAAGGTTCCGTCAAACCGCAATAAAGACGGGTCATACACAGGGCCTTGGGATGGTACTTTCAAGCTTGAGTCATCAAGTAACCCTGCATGGATTCTGTATGACCTATTGCTAAGCAAACGTTACGGTCTAGGCGAATACATTACGCCTGAAATGATCGATGAAAGCCGTTTGTATGTGATTGGTCAGTATTGCGATCAGCTTGTTGATGACGGCTTTGGCAACAAAGAACCGCGATACACAATCAACTGCGTTATCAATACTCGCGTTGAAGCGTATGACCTCATTGTCGATATTTGCTCGGCATTTAACGGCATGGCTTACTGGGCAGGCCATATGGTGGGCTTTACCATCGATGCGCCAGGCACTCCGCAAATGCTGTTCAACAATACCAATATTGTTGGCGATTTCTCTTATCAGGGAACTTCGAATAAAGACCGTCATTCAGTCGCGGTAGTTACATGGAATGATCCGAATGACGACTACAAACAAGTTCCAGAAGTAGTTGAAGACCCTGAACTCATTGAGCGCTATGGCATTCGCAAAACAGAAGTCATGGCATTCGGGTGTACGTCACGCGGTCAAGCTGCTCGTTATGGCCGTTGGTTGCTATACAGCGAGCACCAACAGTCAGAAACAATCACATTCAATGTCGGCATTGATGCAGCTCTCCTTTTGCCGGGTGATTTGATTTACGTTCAGGACCGTGACCGCGCAGGTAAACGTTTTGGTGGACGTTTACTAGATTGCACAGCCAAACAGGCAGTTCTTGATGATCTGGTTGATTTTGGGGAATTTACCGATTTGACGCTTGTGATCCGTTTAGAAGATGGGTCATTAGCAGAGCGCGTAATTGCTTCTCATACCAAAAAGACAGTAACCGTTTCTGGACACACCAAAGAAGTAACAGTGGTGGAATGGGCTGAAGCCTTGACGGTTATGCCTGTCAAATACGCTTTATGGATTATCAAAGCGGCAGAATTACAACCAGTAATCGCTCGCGTTGTAAACGTTGCTCAAGGTGAAGAAAAGGGCACTTATAACATTACTGCCGTTCCTCACAATCCTAACAAGTATCAATCTATTGAAAATGATTTGATGCTTGATGTTCCGCCGACTTCAATCTTGAACTCTCGCAATCAGGAACCTCCTGCAAGTGTCGAGATTAAGAGTGAAATTATTACCACTCAAAACGTCGCAAAAACTCGCCTCGTTATTAGCTGGAAAGAAGCGAAAAATGCAGCGCGTTATGAAGTCGAATGGAAACGCAATGATGGCAACTGGGTCAAGCTTCCACAGACCACTTCATTAAGTATTGAGGTTGAGGATGTATACGCGGGAGCCTATACAGCTCGCGTTGTTGCGTACAACCTTTTTGGCGCACGTTCTTATCCGAAGTATTCAACAAGCACCGACGTAAAAGGAAAAGTTGGCAAGCCAACTAATGTCCTTTCTTTGACAACCACGCCGTTATTGTTCGGCATGAAGCTCGATTGGGTTTATCCGGCAGGTAACTCTGACCTATCACATGTTGTCATTGAAGTGAGTGATCGGGCTGATGGTTCAAACCCTAGATTGCTCGGTAATGTTTCATATCCTACAAACACCTTGACTATTCAGGGATTACAGGGCGGTCTTGATCAATGGTACAGAACGAAAACCGTTGATAAGTCTGGCAATGAAAGTGATTGGTCGAACTTCGTTAAAGGCACGACTGGAAATGACCCAGATCAGGTACTTGATCTAATCTCTGGTCAAATTGGAGAAAGCGACCTTGCAACTGAATTACAGGGCAAGATTGAAAATTCAGTAACCGTATCGGAAGCCGCAAAGATTGTTGCTGACAACGCTCAAACGGCGGCAACAAACGCACAAACAGCAGCGACAGATGCCAAAACAGCAGCTTCCGAAGCTCAAAAAGCAGCAAGCTCTGCCCAGACACAAGCGTCATCGGCTCAACAAATCGCTAGTGAAGCAAGCGCTACAGCGGCTAACGCCAAAAATGCAGCGGACCAAGCTGTAACGGCTGCAACTTCTGCAAGCAACGTGGCGACAACTGCCAAGAATGCAGCGGATACGGCTAAAGCTATGGCTGATAGCGCCTCTACGGCAGCAGCCAAGGCAAATACAACTGCTACAAATGCTCAAACTACAGCAGATAACGCAGCGGCAGCCGCATCTAAAGTGGCTTCCGATTTAACATCTTCGACTAATCAGTTAAACCAGAAGATCGCTGACGAGGCAAACGCCCGCACTACGGCAATTTCTAAACTGAATGACGGCCTCACCACAGAAACGTCTCAGCGCAAGTCAGAAGATGCTGCACTGTTAAGCAACATTGAGACTTACAAGTCGAGCACAAATGGCACTTTGTCTAGTCTGCAAACGCAAATTAATACCAACGCGACAAATACAAGTGCAAATACATCAAAAATCACTTCGCTTGACTCTCGTTTAACCACAAACGAAGGCAAAACCGCAGATGCGATTAATGCAGCGGCAGCAGCTCAACAGACAGCAAATACAGCCGTTATCAATTCGGCGGCAACCGCTTCAGCACTGACTTCCTTAAAGTCTGAGCTAAGTACAGGTAAGGGCATCAATAATATCATTGCGCCGTTCTCGGACCCACAGGAACTTTCGCCTTACGTCATTGGCGCATCAAGAACTGTCGCTTTAATTAATTCACCTATGCGCATTAATGGTAAGGCTTATGACGTTACCTTTAATGCGGTGGCTGGCAGTATTTATTTTGGCTCTTCGTCAGTTTCTACGGTCAATACTGCGGCGGCAGGTGTGGTAAGTGGCGGTAAGCGTTACATGCTCAGCGCCTACTTAAAAAACATTGATCCTACAAAGCAAGCGGAAGTTTATTTTACGCTGCATTGGTTCAGACGCACGTCAGAAGGCGCCTACTCGGCTACTCAAACAGTATTAGTAAATCAGGCAACTAATAACACACGAGTAACACCGTCAAATGAGGGTGGCACAGTTAGCTGTAAAGCTGTAACGGCGCCAGTGGATGCAGTTGCATTTGCTATTATTTGTGCTGGTAATAGCGTTTATAACGTCGCTGGCTCTCGCATTCTCATTGATATGTTGATGCTTGAGGAGGTTGTCGGCGTCGATGTTCCAGCATCAACTTGGACAGCAGGGCCAACAGATTTAAGCGCTATTAAATCCGCTCTTGATGCCAATGCTTCTGCCATTAACAATCTTAAAACTCGTGTAACGAACGCCGAGGGGGTAATTACTAGCCAAGGCGATTCAATTACTCAATTGAATAACAGCGTTACATCAATCAATGGCGAACTTACGAAGAAAGCTGATGCTACGGCTTTAAATTCGTTATCTAACCGAGTTACTACCGCAGAGGGCCAAATCTCATCACAAGGCTCGGCAATCGTATCGCTCAAAAATGATTTGGTCGCAGCCAATAATGCCATCTCGACTAAGGCCGATTCTAGCGCTTTAAATAGCCTTGACTCAAAAGTAACAAGCATCGACGGAAAGGTTGCAAGCAATGCAAGCGCAATCACCTCATTAAAATCGGAATTAAGTACAGGCAAAGGGGCCAACTTACTTATTGCCCCATATTCTGACCCTCAAGTAGTACCGTACACATTATCGAATACTGGTGTAGAAGTTAGCTTGGTCGATTCAGTGTTAAGAACTGGAAAGGCTTATAACTTTAAAAACGTAACATCGAATGTAGGCAATTACGTTTACATCGGTCAATACAGCAATGGAAAACAAGCTCCCGTAGCTGTTCGTGGTGGATCAAAATTACTATTCAGCTTCTATGCAAAATCTGATGTAGCTGGATTTATTGGCCGTTTTGCATTGCGCGTATTTAACCAAAGCGGTGCGAATGTTCAAGTTGTCACTTTATTGTGGACATCAACTCAAGCGCAGAACGTTTCATTCACAACTGACTTAGTTAAATACACCTTATACCTTTCATCCCCAATTCACGCAGACGGGGTAACTGCTTCGATTCTGCTGTATACAGGCGGCGCTTCATCTACCTCTTTGACTCCTGCCGGCGCGATCTTAACAATGGACAAGTTAATGATCGAAGAATATGTGGGGGATAACAAAGAGGCATCGCCTTGGGTAGTTGGTTCGGCAGACCTTAACGGCATCTACAACTCTTTGGATGCAAGCGCATCGGCCATCAATAATCTCACCACCCGGATGGCGAATGCAGAAGGCTCAATTACTAGCCAAAGTAATTCAATTACCTCTTTACGTAACGACTTAGCCACTACCAATAATGTCGTCTCTAAAAAGGCTGATGCGTCCGCACTAACTTCACTTGATACAAAAGTGACTAGCATTGATGGCCGCGTTACAAACAATACAAGTGCCGTTACCGCTCTTCAAGGGCGTGTTACGACAGTTGAGAATGGGCTATCAACCAAAGCAGACGCATCTGCTTTAAACAACTACTACACAAAAACTGAGGCTGATTCTGCCACCTCTGGCGCAATCGACAAGTTCAACAGCCAATTGACGATCGGTGGTGTAAACGTTGTTGCGAACTCTGAAGCTCCTCGCACTTCAACTGCCGCAACGAATCGCGAATATTTACTGTATGAACGCAGCGCCGAATTAAAAGCGTTCTATGACGAGAACCTTGAGAAGCCAATCACGATTTCGTTTGAAATGAGCGTTCCTGTGGCTGGACCAGTTCAAGTTTATTCGTCAAATGGTTCCGCTCACCAATTCGTTACTTCCGTTAACGCGGTTATCGTCAATCAGTTTGCCAAATATTCAGTAACAGTTAGTCCAAAAGCGCATACGGCAAGTACAACTGTTTCGACAATTGAGTTCTACGGGACTTATGGAACTGGCCGTATCCCGACGATTCGTAAACTGCAAATTGAAGCGGGCACAAAGGCTACCGCTTGGAGTCCAAGCCCTCGTGATACAAAGGCTGCAATTGACGCGAATGCTTCTGCAATTCAAACGACCCAAACAAAAGTTGACAATATCGATGGTCGGCTAACCACTGCTACGGATTCGATTACGTCATTAAATTCGCGCATGTCTGCGGCAGAAGGAAACATCAATAGCGCAAATACTGCGGTTGGTGGACTATCGACACGCATGACCTCTGCAGAAGGCAAAATCACGAATCAAGGTGATTCAATTGCCGCGCTTCAAAATAGCGTCTCGTCAATCAGTGGAACACTGGCAAACAAAGCCGATTCAAGCGCGGTCAATAACCTAACTAGCCGAGTGGAAACAGCCGAAGGCAAGATTTCAAGTCAAAGCGGGCAGATTACTTCGCTTAGCAATAGCCTTGATCTAACAAACAGTAACTTGAACGACGTAAACGTTCTGGCGCGACTGTTATCTCTTGGCAAGCCTTTACGTGACGATCCAACATTTAAATCAACCACAGGCGGGTTGGCTGCTTACGCCTTGCAGTCTGGCTCTTCATTTACAAGACAAGCCAAATCAACAGACAACCCAATGGACAGCGCTTATGAAATGTTATTGCGCGCCACAACCACGCTTGGTTCGGGTTGGTACCCAAACAACCCAACTGTAAACGGCGGTCCTAATAAAGCATTCTTAGTGAAACAAGTAATTAAGATGCCAAGTGGACAAAAACTCGCCGCGTTTAACAACCCTTTGGGAGCTGGCGGTTATGTACGCATTTTAGGTAATGCAGAAGGTACAGGTAAATTTGAAACTTACTATTCCGTTATTCAGTGCGGTCCTGATGCCAATACGGCTATTCAAGGACACTTTAGAGTAATTAACAGCTCTAATCCACCAGTGCCTTCAGCAAGCAACCCAGTTGATGTAATTCTCGCTTCATACGAAGTGTTTGATGTTACGGCTGTAAACGACACCATTCCAAAGGCTTATAGCAATGCTATTGCAGCCAATGCGAATGCGATTAACACCCTATCAAATACAGTCAGCCAGCAGGGTAATACCATTACTTCCCATAGTAATTCTATTACCCAACTCAACAACAGCATTTCAAGCATTAATGGCGCACTTTCGAGTAAAGCGGATGCGAGCGCATTACAGTCGCTTGATTCAAAAGTAACCCTAATCGACGGCAAAGTTACATCTAACTCTTCCGCATTAACCGCATTACAAAGCAGCTTTGATGGGTTGCCGAATCAGGGCGTGAACTTGCTTGGCCCTGAGATTTCAAATCCAGTAGAAAAGCCAACCAACTGGACGTCTGGATTGCCATTTGAAATCATCCAATCGCCAGATACGGTAAATGTACGCGCGTTCCAATTCACGATGCCTGCTTCTTCAGGGAACGGCACATACTTCAATATTGGCGGAGGGCAGGTTCCACGCCAATGGCTGACAGAAGGAAAGTACATCTTTAGTTTTGTTGCCAAAACTGTTGGCGGAACCCCACCGCATGCTATTGAGTGGCAACTCTACAATGTAGATAGTACACGCCTGCGCTTTAATATTACCGCAACATTAACCCGCTATAGCGGGGTGTTCACGGTGCCCGCTGGTGGTGCCGCTGCATGTATGCTGTTAATCGGAAACCCTACAGGCAAACCTGCGGGACAAGTTATCAATATCGAAAGAATGATGCTTGAACGGCAAGTTGGCAACAACACAACCCCTTCGGCTTGGATTGCAGGTAGCGACCCAACCGGAATGATTCTTTCAACGCAAGCCAAGGCGACTGATTTATTCAACACAGCCACTAGCCAAAACGCCGCGACTGCGGGACGCGTCACTAGCCTCGAAAGTCGCATGACGACCACAGAAGGCAATTTAAACAAAAAGGCTGATGCTTCTGCACTTCAAAACCTCGACACGAAAATTACGAATGTCGATGGCAAAGTAACGTCAAATACCAATGCCATTACAGCTTTAAGTTCAACTTTAAGCAACGCTACTTCAAGCATTTCAATGAATGCGGGTAATGCTCAGGGCGATTGGACATTCTTTAATACGTCAGGCGAATACTCAATTGTTGCACAGGCTGACGGTCAAGCCGGACGAGTTATTCAACTCGGTAACAACGCGGGCAATGACATTGTTTGGATGCATCCAAATAACTTCATTCCATTTGACGCAACCAAAACATATCGCTTACGAGTACGTTATCGCCGTCGTGCCGGCAATGGCACCATTTATGTCGGTGTCTCTCAGAAAACCCCAGACAAGGCACTATACGTAACAACAGCCAACGCATTATCGGGCGACATGGGATCTTCTAACTATGTCGTTAATGCCCACGCGCCTGCGATCGATGAATGGCAAGAAATCGTTGCGTATATCAAAGGTCGATCAGCAGGAGCGGCATCAGGTTCAGGCTCAAAAACAAGCCCACGTACTGTTTCACAACAAGCAGGCTTCATCACGCCGATGTTTATTGCAAACTATTCGGCGCAAACGGGCATTGTTGAGCTTGATTACCTAATTCTGGAAGATGCAGAGGCAATTGTTGCCAATGATGCAAATGCATCAGCGATTAGCGCTCTTGATACCAAAGTATCAGAAGTTGATGGACGCTTAACGACAGCAACAAATTCAATCACTTCGCTTAACTCTCGTATGAGTGCAGCAGAAGGGAATATCTCAGCGGCAAACTCGGCTCTAAGCGGTCTTTCAACGAGAATGACGGCTGCTGAAAATGGTTTAACAAATCAAAGTAATGCGATTACTAATTTAAGTAACAGCTTAACGGTTACAACTAATACAGCGAACGCTGCTTTGCCTAAGATTCAGGGCGGTACTGGCGCAGCTAAGTTATTTAGAGGCGTTCTTGTATGGCAGCAAAACGGCGCAAATCTAACTGGCAATATCGTAATCCAAACGCCAATTACCTTCACAGGTAAGATGTTCCGACTTTCACTTACTGGCTATAACTACTTGGCCGCTAAGAATGAAATTAATTTGAACATTGGGGGTTATGCATATTCGGGCACCTCTCTACTTCAACATGGAGTGGTAAATTCGGGCACCATGCCAATTCGAGTTCGCATGGGTATCCGAAATGGCACAGTTGTCGTTATTTTAACTTCTCAGGCACCAGGCGCTTACTGGCAATATCCAAAATTCAATATTGACGCGGAAATTGGCTACACAACTCCACCAGATAGTTGGTCCGAGGGTTGGTCAGCTAGTTTCATGGCTGAGGCAGACCTCGCATCTAATGGCATTTCTGCAATCATTGAGCCGTCTTTATTAGACATTTCAACAACGCTTAATGCCACTGCTTCTGCAATTAGTAATCTAACAAATACTGTGTCTCAACAGGGCGATACAATTACTTCTCACAGTAATTCTATTACCACCTTAACCAACAAGATTACTAACAACGATTTATCGAATCTTGTTCTTAATCCTGATTTCGTAGACCCGAAAAGCGATTGGACATCTGGCGTAATTGTTGATGCGACTGACGCAGCACCTAACCCTCCTTCTGCAAAAGCATTAAGACTGAATAACCGCGATAGTTATTACGGTCCTTTCGTCAAATGTAATGTTGGCGACATGTTCTATGTTTCGGCTTGGTTTGCGACGCCAAATACATCAGCAACCGCTTCTGCCGTGCTTGGTTTCAATACTCGGAACAGCGCAGGCACTTATACATGGTATAGCGTTGCCATTAAGTCTACGGACAAAAATGCTTGGGGTATGGTGGAAGGTTATTTCACTGTGCCAAATGGCATGGTTGATATTCGACCTTGGCTTCAAGTAAGTATAGCTGCGTCAGAAGCAGCGGGGCAGCAATGGCATGTTACGAACATTCAAGTACGTAACATTACAGGTAATAAGAAATTAGCAACCGACTTGCAAGCAACCTCGTCTGCATTAAGTACGCTTGATTCCAAAGTTACAAACATTGACGGCCGTGTAACTTCCGCATCTAACAATATTGTTTCGCTCAACAATAGCGTCACAAACATCAATGCCACCCTTGCTCAAAAGGCAGATGCGACAGCGTTAAATTCGCTCTCTAACCGCGTAACAAATGCAGAAGGAAATATCACAAGCCAAGGTAACTCAATTACCTCATTGACTAACTCATTAGCAGTTAGCGGAAAAGGTGGAACTAACCTTCTCATTAAATCAAATGTAGTTGGCTTGTATGATGGCGTCTCATACCCACACCACACTTACAAACTAGGTGAAGATTGGGAAATTGGCGCTAAATACACCTTGATCTGGTGCGCTGAACATAAACGAGGGACTGGTGATAACAACTCTTACCTAGCGGTTTACGCGGGTGGTGGTAGCCAGACTTTGCAATCTATTGTTAATACAGACGGTAAGGTTATCAGCAAGGTTACCTTTGTTAAAAACAGCGCAGTTGCCTCTGGTCCAATTATCCACTTCTACATGATCAACCGTCCGACCGCAGATAAGGGCACTATCGGTACTGTTTATTGGGCAGTTTTAGTCAAAGGCGATGTACTCACGACTGACGCTTGGATTCCAAGCCCCTATGATTACATTCCTGATAGCAATGCAAATGCCGCTGCTATCACCAACCTCACTAACACAGTCACACAGCAAGGCAATACTCTTACGTCTCATACGAATAGCATTACTTCGTTGAACAACAGTATCACGAGTATCAACGGCATTTTAAATACGAAAGCCAATACTTCTGCTGTTTCAGATCTCGACAGTCGTGTTACGGATGCAGAAGGGAAGATTACTGCAAATACATCTTCAATCACTAGCCTTACAGCAAATTTAAAAAGCACCTCAAATGGCATCACCATGTCTGCATCAATTGATGTTGATCCAGATAGTGAATGGATTTACTGGACCAAAAATGGTGAAGTTGCGAGAGCTGATGACACAACTGCACTTGGAGGTAAAGTCTATCGCTTTGGTAATAACGCTGGTAATGACCATGTGAACGCCAGATCAAAAGCAAAACTTCCTTTTGATCAAAATAAAACGTACCGCATCCGTGCTAGATACCGTCGAGTCAGTGGAACGGGAACCATTTATTGTGCTGTATTTGGAATTGCAAAAGATGGCGTTTCACACGTTAATTCAAGCAATACAGTGACAACTGACGCTGGTTCTTCTAACTACTTTGTTTCAAACCAAGCGCCTGCACTTAATGTATGGCAAGAAGTTACGGCATATGTCAAAGGCCGTGCGGCAGGGGCGGCTACAGGTGGTTGGACTTTAGATAATCCTCGTCAACTTCCAAACGCTACGGCGTTTATTAGTGTCCAATTCCTTGCAAATTACTCTAATGCCGCTGGTATTACTGAGCTTGATTACCTCATTATTGAAGATGCCGACGCGATTGCTGCCAATGATGCTACTGCCAAAGCTTTATCTTCGCTCGATACTCGTGTAACTACCGCTGAGGGCAAAATTACCTCTCAAGGTAATTCAATTACCCAGTTAAACAACAGTATCACAACCATTAACGGCACGTTAGCAACAAAAGCAGATAGTTCGGCGCTTACAAACCTCGCCAACCGCGTAACTACAACCGAAGGTGCAATTACCTCTCAAGGCTCAAGTATTACTTCGCTGAATGCATCTGTGAATGGCTTATTAAAGGATGTTGCAGTATCCGATACTCGATCTACTAATCAGCCTCCATCGTGGTATTGGTCAAACTATCCATTGCGTATCGTTCGCGAGTTCAAGCAAGCCTCTGTGCTAGGTTTGACTGGCATGGGTACATATGTCTCCCTTGAAACATACGTTTATTGGACTGACGCATCTGGTGGTCCGATCATCCAGATTGCACGAGGTACAGATTCAAAACTTACGGCTGAACGTCGCAGCACCAGTACATCAACTTGGGGCTCATGGACTCAGGACATCAAAACCTTGACGGATGGTCTGGCTAATAAAGCTGAGGCCTCAGCGCTATCTTCACTTGATGCCAAGGTATCAACGATTGATGGAAAAGTCTCAACTCAGGCGACAAGTATTACCAATCTGCAAACAACTGTGGGTGGACATACGGCGTCAATTCAATCGCAGCAACAATCAATTGATGGATTGAAATCAAGAGCAACTTTGAAGTTGCAATCCGGCAATTTAATTGGCGGTGTTGGGATTGAGAACGATAGCAAAACCGTTGATTTCATTATTCAGGCTAACAAGTTCGCCATCGCTCCGCCATCTGATGCCGCAGCGGGTTCTGTAGCGCCTAAATACGCATTTGTTTATCAACCGACAGCCACAACGTTGCCAAATGGAACAGTCGTACCTGCCGGACTGTATTTGGACAATGCGTCAATCGGCTATATCAACGCGGAAAAAATCAATGCTTCAAGTTTAAGCGCACTCAGCGCAAATCTTGGAACTTTAACCACACTTAAGGATCCAACGAAGCCTAATGGAGCGCGAATGGTTATGACAGGTAGTTTGACTACCGTTTATGACGATAACAACGTGGCACGTATTAGATTAGGGATTTGGTAAATGGCAAACGCTAGACTTGAAATAAGGTATCCAGATAACTCAATCGCTTATGATTCGTCAACGGATCATGTAATTACTTTTGTCACTACTGTAACGATTCAACAAAGTTCTTACAGCAAGCAAAACATTGCAGGAATTAATGATGGACCTAGGTGGGCTGTTCCAACTGACGCCATCTACACCAATGGTAGATACATAATCTTTAATGTAGAAATCACCTTTGGAAAAACTACTGGTGGAGCACCTGTAATTTATGCAAAGCATGATTGGGGCCTACCTCCCGAAACAAACACATTTAAAATATTTCATCACTAGGAGCTACGCAGTTATGCCCATAGGTATTGAAATTAAAGACGATACTGGTGAAGTTGTTCTCAACAGTGAAAGCAAAGTCTTAGTAAAAGCCGGTGAAATCGTATGGACTGCACAAGATATGACTAGCAATAACTGGGTAACAGGTGCTTATAGCCCTGTTACTGGAAAATACGAAACGCTGTTCGTAGCGCCATATAAACTAGCAAGGGATGATCAAATAAACTGGTGGCATGCTAATGACGATGTAATTTTCAACGTAATAGCATTCACAGGTAAAGATCCTCAATACCTAAAGGGTGTATTTCAAGGCATTCATCAGGGAGGGCAGACTATATACTGCCGTCAGTATACAGAAGCCTTAGCCATAAGCTCATCCTCATCCGCATATTTAGAAGTACGAAATGCTAACAATGAAATCGTTTGGGATTTACAAACTTTTATGAACTCCCCAAGAATTCTTAAAATTGGAACATTTGAAGAAATGGTGGGGATTGATGAATGGAAAGCAAACGTTATACCTAATGGTGTACCGGGCAAGATGTGGATTTGGGTAGATAGTATCAATTTTTTCTGGGACAACAATGAAGGCGGTGATACGGTCTCTCTTCCTCAAACAAAAAATTTCTTACTAGCTTGTTTCAAAGATTCAACGCTTTATTTACAACAGAAGTCAGCAGGTATGGGCGATGACCCACGAACTTGGTTAACAACTATTTTTGTAGGCTATATGCCAACTTAAGGAGTCGTTATGTATTTATTAATACTTACTTTGATTTTGAATGGGGCTGAAGTTAATAGCGTAATCGCTGGGGAATTTAAAACAGAAAGTGCCTGTTCCGCTGAAAGGGCTGAAATAGCAGTTGAAATGGCAAGTAATGAAGCGCATATGGAAAAGCTAAAGGGTTATGACAAAGTAATCATTGATTGTGTAAAGCAAGAAGTTAAATTGAACCGACCTGAAATGCCGAAAATTCCATGGAATGGTAAGGGAATTGGTTGACGTCACTAATATGTAAAAAAGGCTTCCAACTGGAAGCCTTTTTAATGTAGTTGAGTGGTTATGCGGCACCACCATTTTCTTCTGTAGTAGTGGTTTCATCTACATAGACCAGTCCGACCGAAGCTAGACCAGGAGTCTTCCGATCGTAAATCAAGGTCAAGTTTTCAACCGGCTTTCCATTTTGACCTTCGAGCAAGTTGACTTGCCCTAAAAGAACGTTCAAAAGGTTAGCTTCATCTTTCGTGATCTGCTTTAATGCCATAGTAAACATCCTAAAAATTGAACAACGATAATTTTTACACACTCATAAATTATTAGTAAGTGCTTATTTATAAAATATAGTAAAAATGTTATATTTTCTCAACTAATCTAAGGCGAGAAAATCATGACCGAACCAGTATCAACTACTATCGGTGGATTCGCTGCTTGGAAGGCATTTGGCATGACTATCGTAGTCGCAATCTGTGTGATGGCAGTTGCGGCTGTAGTGCTCATGATGCGGATGCCGAGATCTCCGAGAGAGTGGGGAGTTGGCTTGATTACCACAGTAATTTCAAGCTTGGCTGGCGGCTCTTTCATCATCATCAAATTTAACCTTCACGCTTGGGCAACAGACGTATGGGGAATGATCGCTCTTGGCGGTTTCTTCTTCACATGTGGCTTGCCGGGGTGGGCTATTGTCCGTTGGATTTTCAACTATATCGAAAAGAAGGAGGATTCCGACATTTTCGAAGTTGCAACTGATATTAAAAACGACCTGAAGGAGTTTAAAGATTAATGAGTAGCATGGTATCCGCACTTGCATCAGTGCAAATGGCTCAGATTGCGCAAACTTATTCTTGGCTTCGGGCGATGTCAGGAGGCAGATTAACTCAGGAACAAGTAACTGCTGGTGACGAGATTATCGAGAAGGCGGGATTAGAAACTTTCGCCAAACTCATTGGTTACAAACTTGAATCTGGCGTTACAGGGCAATGGGATATTTCCGAAAAAGGATATGAACTTATTCGAGGTTTTGAAGGTTTTCGTGATAAGGCGTATCTGGATACTGGTAGCGTCCCGACTATTGGCTTCGGCACAATCAAATATCCAAACGGCCAACCTGTAAAAATGGGTGATACTTGTACTCGTGTTCAAGCAGAAGAATGGCTTAAAAACGATTGTAAGTGGGTTGATGCTTGTCTTGATAAGTATGTGAAGGTCAAGGTAACTCAAAATCAATTTGATGCGCTTGCTTCGTTTGTTTACAACGTAGGTGAAACTGCATTTGTCAAAAGTACAATGTTAGCTGTCCTTAACCAAGGAAACTATATTGCTGCTGCAAATCAGTTTGATCGTTGGATTTTTGACAATGGCAAACGTATTAATGGATTAGTTAACCGCCGTGCTGCTGAAAAGAAATTATTCTTATCATGAAGCATTTCGGTACATTAATGCTGTGCATCCTGTTTTCAGGATGTACAGCTTCAACAATTCAAAACAATATCCATGTCACTGTCTGTTTACAGTGTGCACCTATGATGAGCCGATAGAACAATGATTTCATTTCTTTGGCATCTGGTAGGGGGAATAATGTTTTTAACAACATGCATTATCCTTATGTACTCATATCTTCAAAACAAATCTTAATTTGAATTTAAAACTAAGCCCAATTTTACTTCTTCCTGTGAACTCTTTTTTTTAAAAACGCTCTGTGCTTTGAATTACAAGAGTTCTAATAATAACGGTACAAAAATTCCGTTGTGGATAACTTAAAACCTATTTGAATTTAAAATCTTTTCTTTTTTTCTTTTAGAGGCTCTGAAACGATTGCTATCAAATACTTTCAAAGCCTATTAAGGTACAAAAACTCCGTTTCAGCGGTACAAATACTCCGTTTTAACGGTACAAAAAGTTTTAATTACGGTACAAATATTCCGTTTTAACGGTACAAAAATTCTGTCCTGTATTTTCAATAGTTTAAAAGGTACAAAAACTCCGTTAAATCGCCTTTAACGGTACATTTTCTCCGTTAGAAGTCCTATAAAGGTACAAAAACTCCGAATAAGTACCTTTTAAAGCCATTTTTCCATTAACTTAAAGAATACATAAAAGGATTTCGGTACATTTTCTCCGTTTACACCCCTATAAAGGTACATTTTCTCCGCTAAACTAATAGCCAAAATCATCATAACGGTACAAAAACTCCGATAGGGGAGTGATAACGGTACATTTTTTCCGTTCAAAACAGGCGATAACGGTACAAAAATTCCGAAGGAATGCCTATAAAGGTACAAAAACTCCGGTAATGTCATTACATTGTCATGTTTTGGTCAAAATCCTTAAATATAAATCCGCTCAATTCTGACTGATTAACTAGATTTACAAACATTATCTAATCATGTACCTTTTACGAAAACCAATAAAACCTTTCTGAAACGGAATATATGGCGGAACTTATTAGGAATTCAGATGTTTATAAAGCGAATGCATTGATTAATGCAAGCTACGCTTTGGACACTGCTGAGCAAAGAATAATTCTACTCGCCATTTTAGTTTCCAGAAATAAGAATGCAGATCTGACTGCCGAAACAATTATTGAGATTCCGGCTTCCTTATATGCCCAAAAATTTAATACAACAGTGAGCGCGGCATATAAAACACTGAAGGAAGCCGAAGATACCTTATTTGAAAGACGTTTTTCTTACACCACAATGCGAAATGGCAAGATTGAGGTGGTTCGGTCACGTTGGGTATCACGAGTTTCATACGTTAAGGATGATGCATTATTAACGATCACCCTAGCTCCTGATGTAATTCCTCTAGTAACCAAGCTAGAAGGAACCTTTACCAAATATGCCATCGACAATTTACGCGATGTGACCAGTAAATATGGCATCCGTCTGTATGAGTTGGTCGCTAGTTGGAAAAATTCGGATATACGAAAAACTCCTGTTTATGACTTTGAGGACTTCCGTGCCAAGATGGGCCTTCTTCCTCATGAGTATAGAGACAAGAAAAATCCCGAAAGTACGGATATGACCAACTTCAATAAACGTGTATTGAAGCCGGCAATTGATCAGATTAATAGTTTTACTGACCTGTTTATTACTGAAAAGAAAATCAAGACAGGACGTAATATCACGGGCATTTATTTTGAAGTAAGTTTAAAAACCGATAACTTCATTGAAGGCGAAGCGAAAGAAATCCATGACAGCAAGCCTTCTTCCGATTCAGCTAAAAAGACAGGCACTCCTTTAGAAAACATTAGGCTTCCAAAAGTATCGACCCAAGAGTTTTTGGGTAGTGATCTCAGCGAAGAGGACCTTAACAAAGAGAACCCATTAAAAGAATTTATCGTTGAATCTGGCGTTTATAAGTCTGCTATTGAAAAGCCAGTAGAAGAAAAGGATGAATTTGAATTAAATGGCATAAAACGACTGTATGAGGCACTGTTAAAGCTGGATGAGGGCGTAACCAAGGAATACGTCCGCGAATATGCCCAGATTAAAGGTGTAACTCTACAACACGCATTAATTGAACTTTATAACTCTAAAAGACCGGCTTAAACATTCCGGCACTTGGGTCTTTTCCGAAAACTTGGGTTTTTGAAGTGCTAACGAATAATTAAATAATACTTTCTATAATATTTAAGTTTTTATATTAATTATTCGGAAACGATCGGATGTCCCAAGTTGAAAAACAAATACCCAAGTATTTAGATTGGGCGGGTCACTTTTATGGCAATGACCTTGATTTAGAACATTACGAAATTCTCACCATTCAGTACATTCCCAAGAAAGAGCGGAAGCTAGAAACGCAGTTAATGACAACCAAGTGGTTTGACTATCGGCTGATGCATCCCATGCAAGCCACTTATTACTTCTTTCGGCTTTTCAAAAATGAATATCGGAACTTTTATAGAAAAGCTATTGATCATAAGGCGGCCGAATTCGTTAAACCCATTAAGGAGCGAGATTTCTTACTCAGTCGTGAGGCCTTGTCATTTTGGCGACTCAGACAGGCAGTTGATGCTTTGGGAATGCGTTATGACTTCTATTTAAAAACCGCATTTGATAAATGCTTTAAGGTGATTGCGAATGGTAGACCTTTGCCACCTAGACCTGCTCAACTAAAAAAAGAAGAACTGTTAATTGAAGTGTTCCATGAGTGGGAGTCTTATTGTGAAGCTTCGCTCCAGATCGCTAAAAGTCCATATTTTACCGCTACACACTTTCATAACAGTCCAATGCAAGTTGATTATGAAGATTTTATTGTTAAGCAGGTGCGGATGCGTCAAGTGCAGCATTACGCATTAGGGACATGCATTTATCGCTATGATGCGCTTCGCATTGAAAAAGCTTTAGAGTCTTTTGACATTTCGATCATCAACCAAGCTATTAAATCCAGTATTTAATGCTTTTTTCTCTTAAAATATTAATAAGCGCTTACTATAATTTGATAATATCGTTTTTATAGTAATTACTAATGTTTCGAGGTTTTAATGAGCGAATGGCAGAAAGAACTTGCGATACAAAACAAGTTCGGCAATAGCGCTCCAATTTCAAAGGAGTCTATTTACTTAAATACGGAAGAAAAGCAAAAACTTCAATTTCAGCCGCGTAAAACGTATGGGCGTAGGCTGCCAGCGAACGAATGCGAAATTGAAGAAATGGGCTACATGAAGTTTGTTCGTAAGCTGCAAGAGCAAGAACAGGAAATTGTAGTCATTAAAACAGACGGCGAAGTTGTACGTGGATACATCCGTGCTGCGGATGCAGAAACGATCTCGCTTCGTTGTTATTTGAATGGTGATAAAAACGGTCGTTATCGTGCGCGTGTTCTTTTTAAACACCAAATTTCCGAGTTCTCACCAACTAAGGGGATTGAAGACCTAGTTGATGAGCTAGAGAGAAAGTCGAAATCTAAATCTTAAACGTAAGCCATCTATTTTCTATAAGGATTATCTTATATGTCTACTGCTGTGGCCGAAATTCATGAAGAAGAGGTCGTTGATAAAGAACTCGAAGGCTTCACCGAAGAAAAGTTTGATTACGACGATGAGTTTCAATCAAAAATTGCGGCTTTAACTTTACGTGATGATGAGTTTCTTAGAAGAGCCGCCCATATTCTGAAGCCAGAATTTTTCGAAAATCAGGGTGAAGCATGTCTGGTCGATATTGCGCTCCAACACTTCAATAAATATGGATGTTCTCCTGATCCTGCTTCTGTTGTCCAAATTATCAAGGATAAAGCTGCTTCTAAAGTTTATAAGCGAGAAACCTTAGCGGCAATTGTTGAAGCAAGGAAGAAATTAATTGGCATCTATGTCACTGACAAGGCTTTTGTTGAAGAAAAGGTTGTTGAGTTCGCGCGAAAACAGGCGGTATCCAATGCGATTGTTAATTCTGTTCCTGATCTTGAGGCAGGGAATTACGCCAAGATTGAAGCGCGTATCAAGGAAGCTATTGCGGTCGGATTGAATGAAGAGGGTGTTGGTTATGACTTCTTCGCTCAGGCGTTGAATCGTAAGCTGGCACGTATCGAGAAGCTGACAGGCAAAGTACCTCCGACAGGCATTACTACTGGCTGTAAAGAACTTGATGATCTGCTGTATCACAGAGGTTGGGGACGCAAGGAGCTGTCTCTATTAATGGGCGGTGCAAAAGCAGGTAAGACGCAAGCGCTTATTCACTTTGGCCGTATCGCAAGCTTTGCTAAATACAACGTTTTATATGTAACGCTAGAAGTTGGCAAAGACATTATTGCAGACCGTTTAGATGCCTCTATTTCAAAAGTGATCATGAAAGAATTGGCGTCGAAGGCTGCAAGTGTTGCAACTGCGGTCGAGACGGTAGCCAAGACGGCGGGCAAATTTATTATTCATGAATTTGGTTCCGGTACATTTTCTCCGTCACAGCTAAGAGCGTTAATTGATAGGTATAAGAATCCTGGGCGGAACCCTGATGGAACGATAAGACCGCCAATCAAGTTCGATATGATCATTGTGGACTATGCAGATTTGATGCGTCCAGATATTCGTACAAATGACCCAAAAGAGAACTCAAGAGCTATCTATGTTGATTTACGCGCGATTGCTTTTGAAGAGAATGTGGCGTTACTGACAGCTACTCAGACCAACCGTGAGGGCTTTAAGTCAACGGTAGCCAAGGCAGAGCACGTAGCTGAGGACTTTAACAAAATCAGGACCGCTGACGTTGCAATCTCCATCAACATTACAGAGGAAGAGAGAGCGAAAGGTCAGGCTCGATTGTACTTTGCAGCTTCTCGTAACCAAGAGATGGGGGTTACTGTGGTGATTAAGCAGAATGTGTCCATGATGAGGTTCTTGGAAGAAGTGATTAGCGTCGAATAAATTTAACCCATTATTATAGTAAGCGCTTATTTATAACTTTGTGCTAGTATAAATAAGCGCTAATTTTATCTAATGCGATTTTGCAATATGAGAGATCAAGAAAGTTTAGCGGAGATATTAGACCGCATTGATATGGAGTATTGGCTTAACCGCGAAGGGTTTGAATACAAAGTAACTCGCGGAAAAAACGGAATCCAGTTGAATGTTAAGGAATGTCCGGTATGTGGTAACTCAAGCTGGAAAGTCTATCTGAATCAGGATACGGGTTTGGGTAACTGCTTTCATGGTGATTGCGAAACCAAATTCTCGAAATGGAAGTTTATTAAGGCTGGTATAGGTGGTAATAGCCTAAGCAATAAAGAGATTGTCGAGCATGTTAAAGCAATTGCTCAGGAGCAGGGCTGGCAGCCAAAGCGCAAAAGTGAACCCACACAAACCAAAATTGGCGATCTAAAGCTTCCAAAAGCCTATGACTTGCCGATCATGGGTCAGAACCTAAAGTACCTGAAAGATCGAAATATAACGCTCGATACGTGTCGTGAATTTGGACTGAAATTCTGTCAAAAGGGTTGGTTTGCATACATAGGCCCAACGGGTGAAAAGCAATACCAAAACTACAGCATGAGAATCATCATTCCTGTCAGGGACCTTGAAGGCAAGCTTGTGTCTTTTCAGGGTCGGGATATTACAGGAAAGGCTGAAAAGAAGTATCTATTTCCTCCTGGTTTCGCGTCTACGGGCACTTACCTATATAACGGCCATAATGCCCTAGGTTACGTTGAAATCGTCATGGGAGAGGGTGCTTTTGACGCTATGGCGATATATCAAGCCTTCAAGGAAGACGAGTTCCTTTGCAATGTTGGAGTTGTCGCGTCATTTGGTAAGCATCTTTCGGTAGGTGGTGATGAATCTCAAATGTCTGAACTACTAAAGCTTAAAGATGAGGGATTGGAGTGCGTGACGATTATGTGGGATGGAGAGCCTGCCGCAATTCTGTCTGCGATCGACGCATGTTTAAAGATAAATAGCTTTGGCATAAAAGCAAGGTTGGCCACGTTGCCTGCTGGATGTGACCCCAATGAAGTCGACCCTGAAATCGTTCGCACAGCGTATCGAAAAGCGATACCGATTACGCCAATTAGCGCAGTAAGTTTACGCATTAAGTATATGGGTAAAGTCTGAATCGTATTTGATTCCAAATCATTGTTTTTAAAATATTGTTGAAGTTTTCAAGGTGCTTTTACTATGAGTTTAAAAATTGTGGTCAGAAGTGCCTACTCATTGCATACGAGTGGGACAAAATATTATTCGATGTTCTTGTTATCTGTACAGGACGGAGCTAAACGCAACACGCAATTATTCAAAATTTATGGTTCAGCGGTAAATCAAACGGCTCAAGTCAAACACCATACAGAAGGTAAGGGTGAAACACTTGATACCGAATTTAATAAAACACTAAAAGCGAAAGGTAAAGCAGGTGAATATAGCGATTTACGTGAAAGCGAAATCCTGCATGAATTTGATAATTTCCATGATTTTATTACTTACTTGACTCTCGACTCTCCGATTAATGCCATTAGAGCGCCTTTCGCATCAGCGATTACCGAAAAGGGTTTTGAACAATATTTAGAAACCTTGTCCCAAACGTTCGGGATTCCAGTTGATGACATGTACAAATTTACATTCAGCTATGAATCAGAGGAAGAACGGCAACGAAAACAAGAAGAGGAAGAGCGTAAGGCAGCTCAGCTCATGGCACAACGACAAGAATTTTATGGTGAAGTTTTGGGGTCATGGTAATGAACAGAGTAATTATTGGGGTTCCACATTGTCGGTTCATGGTGACAAAGACCACAACGAATGAAAAGGTTTTGGAGCTGACAGAATATTTTGCTGTCCACAAGCATACTCAAGATGAAGTATTAGGCTTGGCGATCAAGGCTGTTGATTACCATGATAACAAGGGCGGTTATCACCGAACGGTCGAAATTCTTGAAAAATACGAAGGACTTTCTTACTCAACAGTAGCAGAAAAGGTAAAGAATTTAAGTAAGGCTGCTGTACGTAATCTAGTTGATGAATTGTCTACCAATTCGGATTCGATTAATCCAATTGAATATGCTCAATCAATTTTCGGTCGCGAAGCATCCAATATTTTTGACAAAGGGCGAGAAGCTGAGATCAAGTCAATTTTTCAAAATTATTTTGGACCTATCAGAAGCGAACTGAGCGAATTAATTCTTGATACAGATGAGTATGCTGCCTATAAAGGAGTACAAGGATCATGGTAACTAAAACTCTTCCTGAACTCGATTTGGAATTATCCAGAAGCGGAACAAATGCCTATTACTGCGATTTTTGCCCTCATACTGGCAACCGTCCTAATTATGCCGCATGCCTAAAGCGCATCCATAATGTTCAGGAGGGAAATGAACGCGAGGTGGATGCAGTTTGTGTAGTCGCTATCCATAGACATCACTGTGAAGCTGCCGAAATGCGTGAACGTGAAATTGAGGCAGGTAAGGCTCTCTATTACATTGATCGTTCAGAAATGCGAAAACAAGTTGGGAAGCGGCTGGCTAAACAAGGAATTTCTATTTCTTCTAAATTTGATTATAAGTTAGAACTTACTAATATTAATGGTGAAAAACCAGAAAAAGAAATTCCAGTTAATTCAAAGGGTAATTATTCATTAAGTGATGCAATCAATACTAAACTAAAGAAAAATAGTTTGAATACCAAAGATGTTCATGTAGAATCGCAACAAGAAAATAAAGTAAGCGCTAACTTATATAATGAGAGTGAGAGCTTAACTGTACCAAGTATCGAGAGCGGATTATCGCTTTTAGAAATTGCTAACCGTTTCAAAGCAAACACACAGGAAAAATTATGAGCAACGCAGAAGATTTATTAGAAGCTTTAATCAAGGCATTAAAAGACTCGAATGTAGATGCCGAGGAATTACGCTTCATGACCTTGCTTCCTGATCACATGCGCAAGATTCAGGATTTAACCGAAGAGTTTGTAAAAGCTCACGTTAATGGTCCACAACAGCTTGAAGTTTACATGAGAGCCATTATGGGGGTGGTTGCACAGGTTCAAGCAGCATTAGTCGTGAATACCGGCACAGAATCAATTCAGGAATATGCACAATTATTGGCTCAAAAATCAGAAGATGAATATTTGCTTGATCTAGGTCACATGCTTCGTGATTTTACCAATCATTGGCTAGCGGTCTTTCTGCAAGCTGCAAAAGAGCATTTCGGCGAAGAAGTATTTAAAGCTCATCAAGCCCATGTTAGAGAAGTGATTAAAAACGCTAAAAGCGAAATGCTGAAATCCAAAGAAGGCGATTCGCCATTTAAAGATTCATTTATTCCTTCATTTGCAAAGCAGTAATAAGGTGTAGCAATGAATAGCGATCAGTTACTAGAGGCTTTAAACCAAATTGCATCTGAAAGCTCAAAAAATGAAAAACTAGCTTTACTCATGGATTTTGAAGCAGAAAAGGGGTTGTTCAGAGAAGTTCTGCGTTTGGCATATGACCCGTTTATTGTCTTTGGAATTTTGCCAAAAGCAGAAGATGCAGGAACAGGGGAATTAATGTTTGATGAGGTTGATACCCTTGAGTTCCTATCTAAGCTTAATAACCGTGAACTAACAGGCAATGCAGCGCGCGAAGCGCTGCGTAGCCAACTGGCTCAATTATCAGAGAAGTCAGGCGAGCTTCTAATTCGAATTTTAAGAAAAGATTTACGTGCAGGTTTTAGTGATGCAACGATCAACAAAGTCGTACCTGATTTGATTCCTGTATTTCCATACCAACGCTGTTCATTGCCTAGTGAAGTAAAGCTGAAGGCATGGCCGTGGAAAGATGGCATTTATTTGCAAGAAAAAGCTGATGGCATGTTTGCCAACGGGACCAATTTAGAAGATAAGTTCTTCTTGTCCTCACGTCAGGGCACGCCGTTACCTATGGAGCATTTTTCCGACCTTACTGCGGAAATGGATATGCTGATCAAAGATGTCCAATATCATGGCGAACTACTTGTCGAGCGTGATGGTGTCGTCCTGCCACGCAAGGTTGGAAATGGCATCTTGAATTCGGTCACTAAGGGTGGCTCATTCGCTGAAAATGAAAAACCGATCTATATGATTTGGGACTTCATTCCACTTAGTTCTGTTAAGTCAAAAGGAAAATTTGAAGCAGCATATAAACGTCGTATTGCACTGATTAAATCGATGCTGGCCAAGTTTAAGCCTAAGTATGTGCGGCTTATTGATACGCATGTTGTTCACTCATTGGGTGAGACTTACGATCACTTTTTTAATGTACTTATGCAGGGCAAAGAGGGACTGGTAATCAAGCATCCAGAAGGTCACTGGAGAGACGGTACAAGTAAACACCAAGTTAAATTAAAACTTGATGCGGATTGTGAGCTGGAGGTTGTGAGCATTAATCCGGGTAAGGTGGGTTCAAAGAACCAAGGGCGAGCAGGAGCTTTGCATTGTAAATCTGCATGTGGTCAAGTCATTGTGGATGTCGCCATTAAGAATGAAAAAATGCGTGGCGAAGTTGATGCAAACCCTAGTGACTGGATTGGTCGAATTATCACTGTACGTTCAAATGCCATTATGCGCCCATCCAACAGTAACCAGAATTACTCGTTGTATTTGCCGCGTATGGTTGAGGACTGCTATCGAATCGATAAAACGGAAGCTGATGATTTAAAACGTATTGAAGAGCAATTCAAAAACGCTATCGAAGCTGCCAAGAAGCTGGCAGAAAGTGAAGCGGTGGTGATTGGCAATACAGCGACAGCATAAATATGGAGCATATATTGATGTTATCAAAAGCTAAAAAACTACATCGTCAAAAAGCCTTACGTCCTTCTACTGAACAATGGGAAATTATCGCAACTATTGGTTTTGCCATTATTATTACAGTTATCGGGTATTTCTGCATTGGCGGAGCTAAAGCGAATGCAGCGGTGGTAGCGAGAGCAGCGTCTGTATCCTCAGCTCGCCCTTCGACATCTTTTGCGCGGTCTTACAGCAGCTCGTCCACACGCGCTCCGACCACTACAAGTTTTCGTTCTAGTCCAGTTAAGACTGTGACAAAACCTAGTACGATTCGTTCTGTGAAGCCTGTTACAACGCCTGCTAAACCGATGCCTGTTTCTTCTTCATCTACACAGAAGAAATCGCGTAAGATTGGTTTCCAATATGATTACTATGCATTTACAGATTGCATCCCTTATTCAAGCGGAAGTTTCCAAGGTTGGAAGTGTATTGATCGGGATTAATTGGGGCGGTTCTACCGCCTCTTCTTATGAGGTATGACGATGTTTGTATTGTTATCTGGAACAACGTGCAGCGGCAAAACGACCATTGCTGACGCGCTGACCGAGAAATATGGGTTTAATCGTATTGTTACCACAACATCACGGCCGAAACGGGAAGGTGAGGTTGATGGTTTGCACTACCACTTTATTACTCAAACAGAGTTTGATGCACTAAAAAAGGCTGATCAGTTCCTTGAGACAAATAAACATGGTAATTATGAATATGGCGTAACGATTGATAATTTCAAAACCTTGCCAGACGATCGAAATGCCATAATTATTGTCGACCCAAATGGATATAAGAAGATTAAGCGTTATCTGAAAGCAAATGAAATTAAATATCTTGGGGTTTTTGTCGACGCTGATATTAAAAGCCGTCTACAACGTTTAATTGTTCGAGCAGATCAGAAACTTGCGGAACGTTTAGAAGTCATGATTCAGGTCGAATCTCATTGGATAAACGAAATCAACCAGTACGATATGTTGATCCAGAATGATGAAACGATTGAAGATGCCTTAGAGCCGATTTTAGATCATGTGCGCCGTGCAGGACATTTAGATAAAATAGCCTAAGCATTTTGATGAACAGTTAAAATTTCCTAAAATAGAATGCTCCGATAATTTCAATAATTTCGGAGTTTTTTTTATGCTACTAAAATCTGTTCCTGGTGTTTTGCCTGCACTTAAAAATAGCGATTTGGCAACTACGAAATTATGGACCACTCACATTGAAAGAATTACAAATTATCAATTAAACGCCGTAATTGCTAAATTCAAGTTTAAAAATGAAGAAAGTCAAATTGATAAGGAAATTGAATACGCGGTTAGTCAGATCAACGACGCTATTTATAACCGCCAAATCAACTCGGTAAAAATTGCCCGATTTAAATCAAAAAAAGATCATTCTATTACGGTGAGCAACCTAATTGCTGGTTTATTGAAACTGAAGGAAGTTGAAAGAAAGGCTGTGTTGTTCTCATTAGAATCAGGATTAAGCCTTGATGAAGTGACAAACTTGGAAGTTAGACAAGCCAATGTGGCGGCTAGAAACTCAAAACTAGCGAGAGAAATTATTAAAAATTGCCCTGTGAGTATCAAAACAAACTATTTATTTTGGGAATCAAATGAGGAAAAGGAGCATGAAAAGCTCAAAAATTTAGAGCAAGCTGTGTTTGAAGCCTTTGGTTTTGACTTCAAACTGCTTGCCCTAAAATACGAGAATATTATTTATGACGAATGGTTTGAATTTCTTGGTCAGACGTCATAATTGTCGCCGAGTTTTTTGATTCGACGAGCCGTATATTCTTCTAAAGCTTCATTGAGCATGGTTGTAAAAGTGGTCTTGTTAGAACCCATGCCAATGGAGCTGATAGATTTAAGCCAGTTCAAACGAAGGTACATTTCTTGGCTAATATTGTTGTTAAAAGGACGTTGAATTAATTTCAAGTCTTCAGGAGCAATATTAATACCCTGACGCCAAGGCGCTTCACGATCCTTTTTCTCTTTAGGTTTGCTTAATCCTGATAGCTCATCAAGCTTTTCAAAATCTACAGGTTTTTCATTAGCTTCTGGCGTTGCTGTGGCAGTTTGTACTGGAGCACTCTTTGTAAAATCGGATGCATTTGAATTTTCAGCTTGTACTTTTGCAGCTTTGCCTAATGATAATCCACCACGTCCACTCATTTGAACAACTCCTCAGCCAATGCATTTACTTCTTCTGCTGCCTTAGAGGCACCAATATTTAACTCAATAACACCCAGACCCATGCCATAAGCTCTTGAATATGCAATACGGTCGTAATTTACGGAATCGAGAACTTTTGCAAAATCTTCAACTTCTTTAAATGCATTACGTGCATCGTCTAAAGCTGTGATACGTGCATTTGTCGGGACTTGAGTGATATAGATATAGACATGAAGTGGATCGAGGTCCCTTTCATTTACACGGATATTATTTGCTTCTTCAATTAATTCCAAAATTTCCCCAGTTGATTCTACGTCAGCTTGGTTAGGGCGAGTTGGAATAAGAATGGCATCGGAACAAAGCAGCGCTTCACGGAAGCCAGAAGAGTCATAACCACCGCAATCGAGAATTACGTTAGGTGTTTCACTTTCAATTTTTGGAATGACTTTGTCAATTTCTGGTTGACCAAACAAATGATAAGTTTTGATTGAGCCGGTCTTTTCTAAGAAAGTTTGGGCTTGACGATAAATACCCCATTTAACCGAATTTTTATTGGCGTCAAGGTCGACAAGAGCTACATCTTGTTTTTCATTATTGGCAATCCATGCAGCCAAATTGGTAGCCGTAGTTGTTTTGCCGACGCCACCTTTTGAATTGGCGATCAATAATTTCATTAAATCCTCAACATAAACGTTGGCGAAAATCGTAGTGTAATAGTAAATGCGCTAGATAACAATGTATAAACTTGTATTCATTGCTATGTAGAAATCTATATAGAAATCTATATAGATTATTAATTTAAAAATTAGATTGTATTTAACCAAAACAAAATGTTTAATAGTTCTAATTGCTTACATATAAATTCATAGGCTTAAAATGCAGAATCAAATCAGACAATTAGAAGATGGAACTTTTGAAATAGGTACTTGGATTCAGAATGCAAATGGTGAAGTTGTGTTCTTTGATGCTACGAGTGCGAAAACTTTAGAAGAAGCAAACAAGATTGCTGATGAGTTGGATGATCAGGAATTTAAATTAGCAAAGAGTGAAATTGATATGCTTGGCGGCATTCAAGGTGCCAATAAGGTTCTGGAGCTCATGAATGAAAACGAAGCCGTTGCCGTTGAATTTGATAAAAACCACTTTGATATTAATGAATTAAAATTCTATAACCAAAAAGATTTTGAGCAGCGAATGGATGATTACCTAGATAATGGTGAGACTGCAACCTATCTATATGCAGACTTTGAAATCCAAAGCCTGCTGCACAAAACTAGATTTTTGAAATTTTAATTTAACTTTTCAGCAACTTGGCGGAGCAATTCCGGATCCGATGCAAAATATTTTTGCGTGGTCAGGATTGAGCTATGCCCCATCAATTGTTGAATTGAATAAATATCACCGCCCTTTCTTATTAGCCTTGTGGCAAAGGAACGTCGACCGGAATGGCTGGTTGCTTGAATACCAGCCTTCTTATAACAGTTATTAATCATGGTCACCATGCTATTTGGTGAGAATGGACCGCCCTTCTGCGATAAAAATAAAGGTGCGTCTGGATCCTTTGGTCTTTCTTTTGTTATGTATTCTTCTACAAGTGATCTAGCGATTGGATTGACTAGGAATACCTCTCGGTAGCGGTTGCCTTTAGTAATATTACCGAGCAATCGAATAATATCCTTCAGCTTGCCCTTCTTCACATCGTAAACATCGCCGACCTTTAACATTGATAATTCTTTAGCGCGAAGCCCAAGGAAGTGTGAGAAATACAAAACACATTTGTTCCGTAATGCATTTACGCCCGTTTGAGTGGCCAAAGTAATCTCAAGATCATCTTCTGACACATATGGGGCTTTTCCAGTTGTTGTTCTTGCCATAAATCGACCAAATAATTTTTTATTACATTTTTCCAAAAACGGAAAGGATATAAAAACAGTCTACCACATGTCGAAAAATAAAAAATGTAATAAAAGATACATTTTATTATATTTTTTGGGGGTGCAAAAAGGCAGGGCGTCATATTCTGTCGTATATGTACTTTTCTGTTGGGAGGGGTATTTTAAAGTTCGATTTAAATTGGTAATCTATACCAAACTTGATTTTGTAACGTTTTCAAGAAAGGAGGATGTATGAAATTTGAATTGAAAAACAGTGGTTTAGAAGGGCTGAAAAACAAAAAGCCCGAACTTGATCGGGCAATAAAAATAAAAACAGATTAGTTGACTTTAAGTGTTTCTAGGAAAGCATCAAAGGCTTCTTTCTGTCTTGGGTTATTGAAAAACTCAAAATTATGGCCATCATTTGCTTCGCGAATTTGTTTAATTAAATTCGATTCTGCATCAGTAATAAGAGGTTGCTCAATCATGGCTTCCATTTCTTCAAGCAGATGAGGCATGTATTCCTCTAGGCAGCGCATGAAGAGGTCTTTAGCATCGATTTTTAAAGCATCAGCCATAGCGCGCACACGTTCAAGAGGTAATTTGCTTTTACCGCGAACAATGAAGCTAACCATGTTTTGATTGATACCCATAATCTCTGCTAGTTGCGATTGATTCAGATCAGATGCATTAAGTTGAGCGTCGAGATATTGAGCGACAGTTAGTCTGCGTTTGGTGTTAGTAGCTGCTGATTTCATAGTAACCTTTTTCCTTAGAATATTCTTAATAGATATAAAGTCATAATGTCGGAATGTATCCTCGATACAACATTATAGACTTAAAATATTTGCGGTTTAGGTAAAGTATATCAGTAAGTGCTGATTTACCCAAGTTCAAGAAAAGTACAGATTTGTATAGGATTGGATAACATGACATCGGTCACAATTAACGGAAAAATTTAGTAAGTAAGCATTGATTAATATTTTCTTATTTTTGGGTTAAACTAATGGTCAGACTATAGGTGAGTAGATGCTCATTTTAAGTACAGGCAATTTGTTAGCTGATGCAGACAATCATACTATAATGACAACGTATCGACTGATACCAAGAGGAAGTATAAGCCTCATTCAAGCCAATTATTTGTCAAAAAAGTATGATAGTTAGAGTATAGGAGTAAAAAATGTCGAAAAGTGTTGAAGTTATTACACCTGAAACCGTAGCAGATTTCTTGGCAGAGCAGGGTTCTGAACTGATCTTTGAGGGAAATCAAATTAATGTAATTAAAGGAAAAAATGAGGAATGCGGTGATTTTCTTGTGATTAACAATGCACTTGGCGAAAATTTGTTTATTAAACTTAGCTATATAGTCTTATGAGTCTACCTAAATAATTAAAAATCCCTCACTTGACCCTTCTCTGTGGTTAGTGTCCAAGGTTTGATGCTGACCACGGTCAAAATAAACCCTCTATTAAAACTCAAAATCTCCCCAATTTCACTCTTTATTTTTCAATAAATATTTTTATAATGCTTTTTAATATTAGTAAGCACTTATTAATATACTGTCAAGTCTGTATATAGACCTCCAATAATGATTTTTTCAGATTGAGAATTTTCAATGAATGAGCGCATACATATTTTAAGACAAGCAATTGTCGTCGTTACCCAAGCACTGACTAACTCTGATATTGCAGTAACGCAAGAAGGTATTGAGGCAGGTGTGCATAAGGATCCAAAGACAGGCAAACCTGTGCGAATTAACCTTCCATATCTTCCGGACAATTCACCAGATTCGCTGATTGATGCGGTTCAAGGTTTTCTTGATCAAGAGGTAGCGAAGTATCTTTTTACCGATTTTTCTCTCAAGCTAAAAGGATCTGAAGAGGTAAAGACTTTAACTTCATTGTTAGAAGAAGCGCGTGTGGAACGTTGCATGGCTGAAAAATATCGCGGTTCAAATATCAATATGAAAAATGCGAGCCAATTTTTCATTGATGAATTGATTGACGATAAATACCAAAAACTTGTAAAGGAAAAAGCTTCTGATGAAGAAATTACGCAACATTTAATGTTGCCAATGTTACGTGCGTTAAGTGGTCAGGAAGTCTTTGAACATTACTTAAAAGACAAAATGAAGCATATTAAACCTGTGTGGGACATGCTTACTCCTTTTAAGCCAGAGTTTGAAAAATTAAAGTCCACAAAAGACACAATTGATTTGGCTCAGCGTATCTATAAGGTACTGAAAGATGAGCCTGAATTGCCAGAACTCCCTGACAGCGAGCATGATGAAGATAGCGACAGCTTACCAGTGCCAAAATCGCCAGGAAAAAGCGCTGGTGTAGGCAATAGCGAAGATGAGAATGAAGAAGATGATGATGAAGGTGGTTCTCTAGGTGGAGCTGTTGGTGCCGATGAGGGCGAAGATGAAGAAGGCGAAGGCGGTAGTGGTGGAAAAGCTAAACAACGGCCTAATGCAGTTAAGCATTCACTAGAAAGTGACGATAAGAAGAGTGCCCCTCCTCGTAGTGAATTTGTGGCTGCAATTCTGGACTCGTTAAAAGACACCAAAAACAACTACAGTGAGCAACTAAGCAAGAAGATTGCACAACGCACAGCAGCGGACGTTAAAAAATCTAAATACGCAGTATTTACCAATGAAGGTGATGTCATTGAACCGCTTGAAGTTCCTAAACTTCATTACGATGACAAGATGTTTAAACGTCTTGAAGACAAGGTAGCTTCAATGGTTGGTCCTATGCAGAAAGATATGGAGCGGGCAATTCAGGCACGAAGTAAATCTGTATGGGAAAATGGATTAAAACAAGGAAAATTAAACAGTTCATCTTTAGCACGACTGGCTTCAACTGGTGATTGTCGAATTTTTCGTAAGCGCGTTGAATCAAAAACCAAAGACGTTGCTGTGAGCTTGGTCGTCGATATGTCAGGTTCAATGTGCGGTTCTAAAATCCATACTGCCGCTGCTGCGAGTTACGCACTATCAAACGTTCTGGATCGTCTCAAGATTCCTCATGAAGTGATCTGCTTTACTACTCATACAGACTCAGCCACTTACCACAAGCGTTTAAAGCAAATTCGTGAAGCAGAAAAAAAATATGGCGTTAGTTATTCACGCTATGAAAACCTTTATATGCCTGTCATTAAAGGCTACAACGAGCGCATTAATACTGAAACAAAACGTCGATTTGGATGGCTTCCTCACTCAGGTTTAATGGCGAGTAACATTGATGGTGAATGTGTAGAAATTGCTGCACGTCGTCTAATGGGTCGTAAGGAAGCAGGTAAAATTATGATGGTGCTATCTGATGGCTCACCTGCGGGTGGAGGTAACAGTCGAGATCTGGAATATCATTTAAAAGAAGTGGTGAAGAAAATCGAGAAGAGCAAGGTAGACGTCATTGGTATTGGAATTGAAGATGATTCTGTTCGTAGATTCTATGACAAACATGTGGTGATTCATGACGTTGAGCAATTACCTAGCCTTGTAATCTCGCGTTTACGCAGTATGTTGTTATCGTAGAATTTGGGTGGAGATTGCATCATTTGGGTATTATAAAATATTAGTAAGCACTTACTTTATTTTTATGATGCAATCTTATAAACTTTCAATATCAGTTAGTGATACTTTTTCATAAATTATCGAATCCGTTTTTGGAGCTTATAAATGTCTAACGATCCTATTATCTGTGAAATCTGTGGTGGAAAAACTCACGTAATTGCTAAGCATTTAAAAGAAAAACATCCTGAAACTACGTATGAAGAGTACAAGAAACAGTATCCAGATAGCCCTTTATTGTCGCCTTTAGCGCAGAAAAAGATGCAAGAACAGGCTGAACTGAAAAGAGCTAAAGAAGCAGAGTTGGCAAAGGCGCAACAAGAAAAAGCAACAGATACTTCAACATCTAAGGAAGAAACAACAGTGTCTACTAATAACCACAATGTAAAGTTAGCGCTTACTAATATTGAGGCAAAACCAAACGATATTGTGGTGTCTAAACCATTTCATGAAATCTTTGATCTGAAAGGTAAAAGCGCGCTTAGTGGTTCAGGTAAACCGATTCCAATCTCATGCATTGAGAACTCTGCCTTCCCGGAAATGATTCCAGAAATTAATGATACGTATGTATGGAACGTGAACGAGCTGAAGGATGTCATGATTGCATTGGAGCTAAACATCAACCCTTACGTGTGGGGACACAAAGGTGCTGGTAAATCAGAAATGTTTGACCAGATCGCAGCTCGAACTGGCCGTCCTCTTGTTCGTATTCAGCACACTTCAAATACAGAAGAATCTCACATTGTAGGTATGTGGACGGTTAAAAATGGTGAAACCATCTTTGAGCTTGGGCCATTAGCTTTAGCGATGAAGCATGGCTGGATGTATTTGGCTGACGAATATGATTTCGCGCAACCAAACGTTTTATCTGTATATCAAGCTGTACTAGAAGGTAAACCTTTATATATCAAAGAAGCAGATGCAGCTAACCGTGTCATCAAACCACATCCAAATTTCCGTTTTGCTGCAACAGGTAACACGAACGGTTCAGGTGATGAAACTGGTCTTTATCAGGGTACTAACTTACAGAACTCAGCGAACTACGACCGTTTTGGCTCAGTGATCTATAAGAGCTACATGAAGAAAGAAGATGAGTCCTTGATTATCCAGAAACGTGTAGGTTTATGCGCAGAGGATGCTGACAAGTTAGTGGATTATGCAAACTTGGTACGCGAGCAATATGCAAACTCCAAGATCAGCGACACCATCTCACCACGTTCATTAATCAACGCAGCAATGATTGGCTTGCGTCGTAACGATTACAAGCACGGTCTCAAATTGGCGTTTACTAACAAGCTCACTCAAGTCGATCAGCAAGTTGCGGAAGACTTGGCTCAACGAGTGTTCGGTTAATTCGGACACTTTTTGGGGGTGGGCTATGGTAAGAAATCAAGATCAGCTTTTCAGAGATCATGACAAGCTTCTTCGTCATTTGGCACACCGGAATATTAGCCGACTTACCTCAGTCGGCTATTGCATTGACGTTGAAGAGCTGTATGCCATTTTCTGTGAAGTTTTCGTGGTATCGATTCAGACTTGGGATGAAAGCAAAGGCAAATTAACGACTTATTTAACTACTGCTTGCCTCAACATGGTATCGAGATTACTCAAAAAATACCATTTGGGCGATAACAGAACGGAATACGAGTCCGACATTTTGCATCGTATGGGTGATGGTGAAGATGACTGTGATTATGACGTTTTTGTTGATCACCAGAGCCAAAATATTTTAGGCCCATATGAGTTGATGCAAACTCTTACAGAAGAAATGCAGCAGCTTTCACCGTTCGCAAAAATTTTACTCAAATTCACCTTAAATCCGCCTGATTTCATTGAAAGAGAGTTGTTGGCACAAGAAGCCAAATATCAGCTTTCCCTCAATACGCCTGAGAAAAATGAATCGCGGGGACCACGACGTCGCAAATTGAATCTAAGTTTTGTGGCTAATTGCATCATGAAAACAGCCGAAACAAACAAAGAAAAACGATTCATTCGTGACGCTGTGAAAGAAGTTGAAGAAGCCGTTACGCGCGTTGCTGTCTAAATCATTTCAACACTTTAAAAGCGTATATAGCGCAAAAGAGAGCGTTTTAAATGAAATCAAACGAAAACGAAAGAATAGATTTTATTGAAGCAAAGGCTTTTGGTTGTTTTGGTTCAATCTCATGTTTTTCGCGTGATAGCGAATATTGCCAACGATGCCCGGCATTTGAGGCTTGTGAGCAGAAATCATATGAAACGCTTAACGCGATCAAGCAGGTTGTTAATGTAAACGATTTACTCAAACAGCATGAAAAAGCTCGGATGGCGCAAGAAGCTAAACGCAGAGCCTTACGTGAAGAAATGAATGCAGCCAAAAGTCTTTCTTCGGGTGGGATCCAACCAAAGAAACCGACTCTCGTTGAACGAGCAACCAAGATAGAGAAAGTCTTTTTTGAGCCTACACCGGAACAGCAGGAATTAATCGTGAAGCTGCCTGTAAAAGCTCAATCGTTTGCATTGACCTTAGTTAAGAGCGGTTTAGTGACCGAGATTAAGGAGGGATTGGCCAAAAACGAAAATGCCATGAAAGGAAAAACTCCAGTTTGGCTCAGTCTTGCCGTCGAAAAGCTTCTTTTGGGTGGATATACGCGCAGTGAACTAAAAAAAGCGTTTATGGAAGAACTCAACTGGAAAGAAAACACTGCACAAAGCCATGTGTCCTTAGCTTTTGTTCTTTTGACCTGTTTTGGGATTGCGAAAGAAGAGTCTTCCAAATTGTTAATTTCCAAATGATTTTTAATTTAATAGCTGTAAGAGATTAGTTGTATAGGATTCTCTATGTTAAACCACGCAATGTCAGTACAATCTGACTTTTCGATAGGAAAATCATTATTAACGGTAGACAAAATTGTCGAAGCTGCAAAAGGCTTAGGCTATTCATCGGTCGCAATCGTTGATGACATGTCCTTACATGCATTGGTAGATTTTTCGAACAAAGCCACCAAAGCCAATATCAAGCCGGTGTTTGGTTGTCGTTTGCGTGTATATGACGATTCTAAATATCGTAAGCCCCCTGCCTCATCTGGTATTGCTGAAAAACGCAACTTGATGTTCTGCCCAAAAGTCTACATAAAAAGCGAAAAAGGCATTAAAGGCTTATTCAAACTTCTTACAGACGCAAACTCTAAAGAGCAATATTACTACCACAGCCGTACTGATCTGGATGCTCTATGCAAATTGGAAGATGTGGTCGTAACAACTGGTGATATGTACGGTCTGTTTAGTCACCCTGATCACGAAAGAATTTTAAAAGTATTAAAAGCGAGATTTGGTGATGATTTATATATTGAATTTAGTCCGATCAATACGCCATTGTTCGACCGCTTAAACTACTTAGGCTATTTGGCGTATGAACGCGAAAAAATTAAAACCGTCGTCACTTATCCTTTTAACTATCTTGAGAATGAAGATGCGGACACTTTGGATGTATTGAGCGCTATCGCAACCAATACCCAACTTGATCTGCACTATCGTCCTATTCAATACGTAAAAGATTTTGGTTTTAAAGAGCCAAAATTCATTTTAGACCATACAAAAGCTGCTATTCAGCGTATGGCTAAATATGAGCGCGTCAATTCAGCGGAAGCTTGGAAAGAAGGTCTAAAGAATATTTCTGAGCTGGTGGACAAATGCCAATATATTTTTGAGAAGCAGCCAGTTTCCCTACCTAAGCTAAGCACTGACGAATTTAAAACACTATGCGCGAAATGTTTGGAAGGCTGGAAGAAACGCTTTTCTAAAGAGATTCTTGGATATAAGCCAACGAAAGCTGAATTAGATACAGTATATAAATCTCGCTTAGGCTATGAGCTTTCAATATTAAAAAAGATGGGCTTTGAGTCCTACTTCCTGCTCGTTGAAGACTTGGTGATGTGGTCTAAAAACAACGGCGTGATTGTAGGCCCTGGGCGAGGTTCTGTAGGCGGTTCATTAGTAGCGTATCTGCTTGGGATCACGGACGTTGACCCTATACGTTTTGGATTGATCTTCGAACGTTTTATCAATCCTGAACGTCTTGACTTGCCTGATGCCGATCTGGACTTCGCTTCAAGCGGTCGCTACAAGGTGATTGATTACCTTGTTGAAAAATATGGCGAAGATTATGTCGCTGGTATCTCGAACTATTCAACACTAGCTTCAGCCTCAGCCCTACGTGATACAGGTCGTATCAGCGGCTTGAACAACATGCAATTAAGTGCGACCAAGCTTGTGCTTAAAGAACATGGAACGTCACTTGACCTGAATACTTCTGCGGACGCTGTGCCTGAGCTAGACAAGTTCCGCAATGAACATCCTGTTATCTGGAAGCATGCAACTAAGCTTGCAGGCACAATGAAATCGTTTGGCCAACATGCGGCAGGTATTGTTGTTGCAGGCGAACCTATCGTTAATCGAGCCGTACTCGAGACTAGAGGAAAGTCACCAGTCGTCAATTGGGACAAGCGTGTAGTTGAGGATTGGGGATTGATCAAGATGGACTTGCTCGGTCTTGCCACCTTAGATGTATTAAACATTGCTTGCGAATATATCAAGGACCGTCATGGTATTGAATTGGATCTATTAAAGATTCCACTTGATGATGAAAAAACCATGCAAGCTTTGGGTCGCGGTGAAACTGTAGGTGTGTTTCAGCTAGAAAGTAGCGGCATGCAACAACTATTGAAGAATATCTCAAACGGTGGCGCTGTAACCTTTGATGACATTTGTGCTGTTACCGCTTTGTATAGACCGGGCCCTATGGATTCAGGCATGTTGGATGACTATGTGGACTTACGAAAAGGATTAAAAGAAGTCACCTACGCACATGAAGTCCTTGAACCTGTTCTGTCTGACACTTATGGCGTTGTTGTGTATCAAGAGCAAACGATGGCGCTTGCTCGTAAGTTGGCAGGGTTCTCAATGGCTGAATCAGATCACCTCAGAAAAGCGATTGGTAAAAAAGACCTTAAGAAAATGGCTGAATTGAAACCGAAGTTTATTGATGGTGCTAAAGCGGGGTTTGTAGAGGTTGAACTTGAAGATGGCACAAAGTTAAAAGTGCATCGAATGGAGAAGTTCAAATGCACTGATGGCGTGATGAGAACGGTAGAAGAAGCATTCGCTGAAAGCGCTGAAATTCAATCCTTTTATTCATAAAATCAATGACTTATATTAATCAAATTGAATTAAAAATAGGTTGTTTAAATGGAAAACTGGAAAGCAATTAAGAACTACGAAGGCTTGTATGAAGTTTCAGACTTAGGGCGTGTGCGGTCGCTTGACCGCATGGTCGCTGTTCCTCATGGTGGTCAACGTCTAGCAAAAGGGCAAGTGTTAAAACCTAAACAACATCGTGATGGCTACCTGTGTGTATTTTTAAGTAAGAAACAGAAGCAAATTTGTCCAATGATTCACAAGTTGGTGCTTGAAGCATTTGTCGGAGAAAGACCAAGTGGAATGCAAGCGTGTCACGGTAATGGAGATAAGACAGACAACAGATTGGTTAATTTACGATGGGATACCGTTAAGGCAAATCATAGAGACAAGAAAAAACATGGAACTACAGCTCGCGGACCCAAAGTAAACACAAACAAACTTAAACCTGAGCAGGTAGTGGCAATTCGCGAGAAGCGGAACAATGGTGTGACATTACAAGCGCTCGCGGAAGAATATGGCATTTCTAACAATGCCGTCAGTCACATTGTTTTGGGTAAGAACTGGCAATGGGTTGGTGGACCAATCCAAGAAAGAATTTTCAAAGATCGAGGCGCTAACCAATGAAAATTAAATCATTAAATATTTTGAATGATGGTTTAGAAGAATCAGTTGCCGAGCGTATTTGGGAACAAACAGAAGCAAATGCCAACTACCAATTTAACAAGTCGCATTCTGTGGAGTATTCAATCATTTCGGTTTGGTGCGCATATATTCGCGTTCATTACCCTGCTGAATACTTTGCCGCAAGTCTCAGCGTGGTTGATACAGAAGATAAGCTCACTGGACTTGTGAAAGATGCGCGTGAATGCGGCATTGAGATTCTTCCTCCTGATATTAATTATTCAGCCGATCGTTATAAGATTAAATCCAATACTGAAATCTTGGCGCCTTTCAATGCAGTCAAAGGTATTTCAGAAACGATTGCCAAAGCGATTGTGAAATTGAGAGAGAAGAATCGGGCTTGGAAAGTCGTTCGCTACAAGAAGTCGAGAAAGACAGGTGAAACCACACCGGTCTATGGTCCTGATGGTTCAGTTCCACCAAAAAAACGTTTTGATAGCTTTGACGAGTTCGAGAAAGCAGCATCTCAACCAAACTCGAAAGTGAATAAAACAATCGTTGAAAATCTCAGAGCAATTGGGGCGTTTGCAAGCATTGAACCTAGTGAGCCTTCAGCGAAAGACCTCTCACGACGAAAGGACCAAATGAGGCTATTACCAGGATTAATTATTGATTCTGTAAAAGCAGATAGATACACAGATACCTCAGAGCCATTCCTGCGAGCTTCGTTGGTCGAGCATATGCGTGATTGCAAGCAATGTAACGGTTGCGACCTTGCTGGACAGGTTCATCCTGATATTCGTTTGGGTAAAAAGATGCGATTTATGGTTGTTTCGGACTGTCCAACTTGGGAGGAAGAAAAGAAAGGAAAACTACTCGAAGGCGAATCTGCTCAATATGTCAAAGCTGCAATTAAAGAAAATGAATTAGCTGTTGCGGACGGTTATTACACGACGCTCGTCAAAGCCAAAAAACAAGACAAGTTCTTAACGACAGGTCAAATCAATGGATGTAGTCCTCATTTGGCCAAAGAAATCGAGCTTCTTAAACCTCCAGTCATTGTTGCCCTTGGAAGTCAGTCAATTCGCTACTTATTACCTGACGTTAAGGTATCCCCTAGCGATCTCGTAGGCATGACTTTCTACAACCCTAAATTAGACGCAACCATTGTTTGCGGACTTAACCCACAGCAATGCCATTTTGACCCTACAAAGCTGGAAGGACTTGTAAAAGCATTCAAGGAGGTTGCTGACATTATTTCTTAATTTCTTAATCAGTTGGATGTTTATGCTCTGCGTTTACATCCAAATGCAACTTATTACGCTAAATAAACTTTTTAAGAGAGTGATTAAACATGTCAAAAATTGAAAATGTTGATAATTTCGACGACGAAACGCTAAACGAGTTGTTTGCAGAACTGGACGAACAAAACCTATTGATTGAAGAGGAAGAGCAAAAGAAAAAGGCTAAGACTGAAACTGTAAGCGCGGACGATATTCAATTGGATGAAGAGCTGCTGGAAGATGAAGAATTGCTTGCCGCTGAACTTGAAGCATCCATTGAAGGAACCGCACAGGTAACACCCGAAGAGATTCAGGAACAGATCGATCAACAGCAGCGAGAGGCACAGCTTGATGCAGAACAGGAACTAGATCTGCAAGAAGCGTTTGAGCCTAAAGTGCCAGAAGCCACACCGCAAGAAATCGTTAATGATTCAGTATCAGTTGAGGACATGCTGAAGGAAGTGGAAGCAGAGCAAACCCCAACGCCACAACCGGAAGAACGCCCTATCCTCCCGCCGGTCGAAGAATCGGTGGACACAGTATGCGAAGAGCTGCCAAATGATGTGGAACTTCAATCGAAGGACATTCCGAACTTTGAGCCTAAACAGTCTGATAAACAGGTTAAATCTGAAAAAGAAATTGAGCGCTTCGTCTCATTGAAATACGCCCCTGACGTAGAAGCATTCAACAGGGACATTCAATTTACAGACGCCACGCTTGATGTAGCAATGAGAACTCAAGCATCGCTTGCGGCGTATCAGAATGAGCGTGCAGCGCGTGCTGTAGCGCAGGCAGCAAAGGTCAAGTTGAAGTTTGAAAGTCTTGAAGCCCTGCTCTATGAGGCTTATCGCAAACACTTCTTGGCTAACGGTGAGAAGGTCACCGAAAAGGCGGTAGAAAACGCCGTCCGTAAAGATTCCCGCTGGATTAAAGCCAAGGAGCTGTATATCGAAGCGGAAATGTATGCCGATATTCATAAAGGATTCGTCTATGCGTTACGCGACCGTAACGACATGCTGATTCAACGGGGTGCCTATAGCCGTCAGGAACGTCAGGGTCAGCTCCGCATGAATGAATATCAGGAACAGCATATCCAGAACTTTAGCCAAGGTAGAGAAGCCGCTCAACATGCCATGAAAAAAAATCGAAATCTTTCTTAATTCCTGAAATTATTAGTAAGCGCTTACTATAATGAAATGCACTCAAAATTTTTCTAGTTCTTAGTAATTAGGCATTTTGAGTGCAAAGCATGAACTTCTAGCAATTGAGCATTTAAACCTTTTGACAGTAGGACATTAAGCAATGAACGTAGCAAAACTTTTAGCAAACGCAAAGAAGAACAAAGACGCCCTCAAAAGCCGTGAATCTACCATCAAACCAAAGCCGGGTAAAAACAATTACGTTTTACTGGGAGACTGGAACCAAGAACGTAACGAAGAGTTCTACAAACCCTTCTCACAGCACTTCATTAAAGATTATTCAAAAGTCACGGACGGAAAGCCAGAAACGACCGTTCATGTATGTATGTCTAAAACTTTTGATGAAGACTGTCCTATCTGCGATGCCATTGCAGAAGCAGGTCGTTTAATTGGTGCCAATGCAACTGACGAACAGATCAAAACATTGGAAGACGCGAAAGCATCAACTGTGTATTTGCTCAATGTTCTTGAAGTTGATGATTCAGGCAAGCATGACGGTCAGCCTAAAGCTCTTCAAGTCGGCAAATTAACACTTAGCTCAATTCTGGACATGATGGACGATTGGGGTGAAGCAATTTTTGTGGATCATCAAGTTGTTACCATCAACCGTGAAGGTACAGGTCTTAATACGAAATACAACGTATTACCGGGTTCCAAAAAGGTTCACGTTGATCCAGAAGTTTTCAAACGTATGATTGACCTTGACGATTATGTCAAACAAGCAAACGAAGAGAGAAAACGCCTTGCGTTGGGTGCAATTAGACGCGCTGCTGGACTTTATGCCCCTGCAGAGCCGACACACGTCCCTGCTGAACGAACCATTGGCACATCATCAGCCTTGGCTAGTGATGTGACAGATGTTTCATACAAAGATGTCACCACCTCATCTTTGGATGTAACTGAAATTGATTTGGGTGATGAATTGGAAGCGCTCTTAGACGATGCGCACCAAGAAGCAAGCTAATCCTAATCAATGACTTGAAAGAAAGCCGCTATAGCTGCGGCTTTCTTTTTGGGGAGATTAACGTGGAAAATCTAATTATTCTCGTTGACGCCAATTCAATCGGTTACGCAGCGCAGCACGCTATCAAGCTCTATTCAGGCTCAATGCAGACTCAGGCGGTGTTTAGCTTTATCAAGACAATGCGCGAGTTAAGACAACGCTATCCGCATGCAGGCATGGTTGTTTTATGGGACGGTCGTGCTGAATGGCGTTTTGAGCGTGAACCTTCATACAAGAGCAATCGCAAATCTGATCCAAGAATGCAACAAGAGCATGACGCTTACAAAGCGCAGTGCCCTTTTATTAAACGTGCTTTAAAAGCGTTGGGCATTAAGCAAATGACTAGCGCGATACATGAAGCAGATGATCTTGCCGGCATTCTTGTACAACGTTTCGCAAGCGATCCCAACAATCGTATTTTATTGATTACTGGTGACCGTGACTGGTTACAGCTAGTTAAGCCAAACGTTTCGTGGCGTGACCCTCGTGATGAAAGCCGTTTCATTCATTGGGCTAATTTTTACGAGAAAACTGGCTTCAAATCACCTGTGGCATTTCTTCAAGGCAAAGCATTACAAGGCGATTCTTCGGACTGCATCAGCGGTGTTGGGGGAATTGGCGAAGCGACCGCAATCAAGATTCTTGCTGAATACGGTTCAGTAAATGAGTTCTGGAAACTATGCGACGCTGGATTAAAGCCACCTTCAAAAGCTTTGCGATCACTTTATGCAGGCAATTCCCCATACACAAAAGAGGAATGGGAAAGCCAATTCATCTATGTGGAAGACAGCTCACTAACGGATGAGCAAAACGAAAAGGCGCGAAATAAAGCGCTGAAAGCACACATGGATGCATATGTAGGTCAAGGGCGCAGACTGTTCTTGAGAAACCTAGAACTTATGCAATTGCTACGTCCTGCCCCTCTTCAAAAAGAACACCTCGAAATCATCAAAGGCGAAATTAATCCGGATGACTTTACCGAGTTATGCGGCGAGTTAGCTTTTGGCTCGATTCTCAAAAACGTACCGAATTTCATGAAACCTTTTTATAACGGACAATGATTATGGAACCAAATTTATCTGCATTAGCTGACGACTTAGAAAAATTAATTGGCGACAACGAAGAAACGCAAACAGTGACTAACTGGCTTGATACTGGAGATCCAGAGTTAAACTTTGCGATTTCTGGACGCTATGACGGCGGTATTCCTTATGGTCGCATTGTTGAAATGTATGGTCCACCGTCATCAGGTAAAACCGCAGAGGCGACTGACTTAATGATTCGCGCCCAAGAAGCTGGCGGTATTGCCATGTTCTTTGACTGGGAACGTTCCTTTGATATTAACCTTGCGAAGAATCTAGGCTTAAAGACGGAGCGTCCATTCTGGATTTACAAAAAGCCTGAAACTTGGGAAGAAGGCAATGTTTTAGCAATGCGTGCAGTTGAGTTGATCCGCAATTCAGCAACAATTCCAGACGATGCGCCAATCATTTGCGTGTTTGACTCGGTTGCATCGGCGATTCCTCAATCTGTTTACTATGACAATAAGGGCAAAAAGCGTGAAATCGACACATTCAATATGAGCGATAACACCGCTTTGGCTCGCGCTTCCAGTACGTCATTGAAAGTAATTGCTCAGACGGCTGAAAAGTACAATGCAACGTTCTTATATTTGAACCAACAGCGTACGAAAATTGGAGTGATGTTTGGTGATCCAACCTGTCTGAGAGCGGAAGTTCAGGTGCCATTCGTCGATGGTACGTCCGCAACCATGAAGCAAATTGTTGATGGCAAAATCAGCAAGGAAGTATGGTCTTGGAATGAAGTATCGGGTCAGCTTGAGCCAAAACGCATCATCGGTTGGCACAACAATGGCTCAATCAAAGGAACTGACAAAGAGTGGTATCACATCCGCGCTGTATGTCCTGAAACGCGCAATGGCATGGTTGCGGTATCGGGCACAAATGATCACAAAGTCCAAGTGAAAGACAAAGGTTGGATTAATTTTAGCGACGTTCGTGTAGGCGACTATGTGATTACTCGCACCAAACGCACCTTTGCAGGAACAGCGCTTGAGTTCTTAAAGGGGTTGATCGGTTTTGACAGTCACATGGCGCGCGTGTCGTCGCAACGTCAGACAGCCGCACTGATCATTCAGGACAATGAAAACCCTGAATACGCACAGTGGAAGGTTGATCTGCTGTCACGCCACCTAAACTTCGTCAAGCGCGAAATCACTATTAGCAAGGGCAATAAAGGGCATCGCTACGAGTCCTGTTACACCCATGAGTTGATGAAGTTTTACGACTTGTGCCGCTGTCCTCACACACTGTTCAAAGATGGCTGGACACCTATGCAATTAGCCATTGCAGTGATGGACGATGGTAATTACAAGGAGAGCAGCAAGACACTGAACCTGTCCTTTAAGCGACTGCGTGGCTGTGAGGATGAATTAGACGCAATCGGTCAATCGCTGTATCAATCATTTGGCTTAACTTATGATATTCGTTACGGTCAGGGTCGTATTGACTTTGATGTAAAAGGTACTGCCAAGATCGCTGAATTGATCGCTCAGTACGTGCCAGACTGTATGCAGTACAAGTTACCGATTGAGTATCGCGGACGCTATGTAGCGCTCGAATTAGACGCTCCTGTTGATGAATCAGTTGTGCATTATGCAGAAGTGACAGAAATGCGCTTGGGAAGTAAAAATAAAGGCTCGGTAATGTATGACATTACCGTTGAGGATAATCACAACTTCTTGGCAGGCAATACGCACAACGGTTTCTTGGTGCATAACTGCACACCAGGTGGTTCTTCTTTTGAATATTACGCATCAGTACGAATTGCTCTTGGCCGTACCAAGTTAATGGAAACGGTCAACGGTAAAAAGCAGTTTGTGGGGCAGGATATTGCAACCAAAATTGTGAAAACCAAACTCACAAAACCGTTCCAAGAAACCACTATGCGTATGTGGTTTGACAAGAATGGCGTAGCGTTCTTTGACCGCCACTACAACTTAGTTGAGTTCTTAAAAGCTAAAGGCATTCTGAAACAGTCAGGCGCTTACATTGAATGGACTGACGGTAAGAAATATCACCTGAAATCGCTTTGCGACAAACTAAAAGCAGATCCAACCGGATTGCAGCAGCTCCGCGCATTAATCCCTAAGATTTCACCAAGCGCTGATGACATTGAGGTCACACCGTTGATGAGCAATGAAGATGAATTGGAAGCTTTGTACAGTGACGATGCGTGTTAGTAATTGCCGCAATTAACTGATTAACAGCTAACAAATACGCCTCTATACTTTTGGTTCAACCTATAAGTATAGAGGCAGTTAGCCATCATGAAACATGAATATGCATTAGATTTCGCACCACCTTTTGTGGGATTAGATAACGAACTTTATAACACCTTCAGATTGGGTACTTCATGGTCCAAACGGTTGGCCAAAGGCGATGAAGTTTATATCCAATCATCAAAAGATAAACTGATATTCAGCAAAGCATGCGTAGAGGATGTGATTGTCGGTCAAATTGGAGAGCTGATGCTACTCCACGCACACAACAATCATAGTGAGTTAGAGCAAGAAGATGGACGCAGCGCAGAGCGTTTATACAAGACCATGCAAAAGATGTATGGGCCGCAAGTGCTCAACTCACCACGTAAAAAAGCGACTGTTATTTATTTAAGGAAAATTGAATGAGTTCCAAAAATATATTTAAACTAAATTCACTCCTTCCGGGTAAATACCAAGAGAACCCTCTTTTTAAAGATAAAACCATTGAGCAAATTCTGGAGGAAAACCACCCTACTGCAATCATTGAATTGATACGTTTTCGCGATAGCCTAATCGCAAATAAAGTTAAATGTGGTCGAACTACAGATCAGGCTGCAAATTCATTTCATAAAGATGTACATATGTGTCTTGATCTGTACGTCTACACAAATTACGACGCACTAAAGAAATACTTTGTTCGATTCTCTAAAGACCGCTTAAAACTCGAATTACATGAATATAACGCTAAAAAGAAACAAGAAGAGCGCGAAAAGAAAATGGCTTTAGAGATTGAACGTAGATTGGCTCAAGAAAAGGAACTGCAAGAACAGCTTCGTATTCAGGAACGACAAAAATTCTATGGGGATGTGCTGGGGTCTTGGTAATGGTCATTGAACGTCAACCGCATACAGTGAATGGAAAAAGAATTGGTACGTTTTATAGCGTCGATGGCAAATACGTGATGTATTTGCTTTTGGCGCGTGGTGAGAAGACGAAACTGCTGGATATAAAAAACAGTTCGTGGCGAATGCCCTCTATGGCTCTAATGGAAGCAAAGCGCAGAGGCTGTAAATATATTGGCGTTACACATCGGATGGGCAAGAACTTTTTATATTACATAGCAAGATCCGCAGACTGGTACGGTGAACATTCCGCTCCTTCTAGCTTTAGAGGGGAATTTCAACGGACGCTTCGCACTGAAGCCTTCCTTTTCAATTCAACCCACACGACAAAATATATTGCAAAATCAATCAAAATTCGCTAAAAATCCTATTGATTATTAGTAAGCCCTTACTTATTTATCTACAATTGACGTACAGTATCTTTAAGTATCTACTTCTTTGGAGCTACTATGCGTCAATTGTCTAAAAACAAGGTTATTAATAAATTAGCGAACGAACTCATAGATCAATACGGCTGGACATTAAGACCAAAGCGTAATAGTCCCCATAACGTAATAGTAGATCCGAATACACATTACTCATACCCAATACCACACTCCCCTTCATGCTGGAGAGCGGAGAAAAACTGGGTGGCTGGCATTCGTAAAATCATGCGTGGGGTTCGTCCGTAATTATTAATAAGCGCTTATTATTAAAGGTATCTTATGAGCAATTTTCCATACGCTGTCATATCCGACACACATAACCACAACTGGTCCGCATTTAGCGAAACAACACCAGAAAATGTAAACAGTCGTCTTCAAATCATTCTGAATGAAACGATGCGAGCGGCAGAAGAAGTCAAGGCAATGGGTGGAACGCACCTGTATCACACTGGAGATTTATTCCATGTGCGCGGTTCAATTAGTCCTTCAGTATTGAATCCCACTATTGCCACTTACAAGGTAATTCAACAACTGCTGGGAATCAAAGTTCGCATTCTTGCAGGCAACCACGATTTAGAGTTTCGCGAAGCCAACCGTAATGGTTCGGCTGTTACAGCTTTAGAAGGCATTGGCTGCGAAATTATCAACGAGACGTCTTTGTTTTTAGATGAACGCGTTGCCATGATTCCGTGGTTCCAAGATGTCAACGAACTAAAAAGTGAAATTGAAAGAGTAAAACTTCAAATCAACTCAACCCCTTCTCTTCCACCATTGCGATCAATGGAAAGTGTAAGCGATTGGACCTTAATGATTCACGCACCCGTAGACGGTGTTATTGCCGGGATTCCTTCTCATGGCTTAAGCGCATCATGGTTAGGTTCACAAGGCTTTAAACGAGTATTTGCAGGTCACTACCATCATCACAAAGATTTTGGCAACGGCGTTTACTCAGTTGGAGCGCTTACACACAACAGTTGGTCGGATGTTAATTCCGATGCCGGTTTTCTACTGGTGAACGATTCAAAGGTTACTTGGCGATGCTCTCATGCTCCGCAATTTGTCGAGATTGATGGAAGCATGAGCGAAGTCGATATGGCACTCAAGGCTTCTGGTAACTACGTTCGCTGTACGGTCAATTCAAGCGCAAAGCAATCTGACATTGAAACAATCCGTCAATTTCTCATGGATAACAATGCAAAAGGCGTTGTGATTCTGTCCCAAAAGAAAATCGTAGAAGTTGAACGCGAAGAAGTGAGTTCGATCAAGGCAGGTGCTTCTCTCGAAGTGTCCATCAATGATTTCGTGAACAAAATGGGTATTGGGAGCAAAGCAGACGACCTTTCCAAATTATGTCTCTCAATCTTAGAAAAGGCACGCATGGAGGTCGTTGAATAATGAAAATTTTAAAAGCCACTTTCCAGAATTTCTTAACCCTTTCAGAAGCTTGTTTGGAGCTTGATGATCGCGGTTTATTGTTAATTACAGGCAAGAATGATGACGATACATCAGCAAATTCAAATGGCGCTGGTAAATCATCACTGGTCGACGGTATCTGCTGGGCGTTATACGGTACGACGGCGCGTGATGTTTCAGGGGATGACGTTGTAAATGAAACAGCCAAAAAAGACTGCTGTGTATCTTTACAGATCGAAGATGATGGCAAGCTTTACAACATTACTCGTTATCGCAAAAGCAAAAAATTCAAGAATGCATTAATTGTCACAAGCTTTGATAAAGCTGGTGTTGAAACCAACCTGACCAAAGGGACCGACAAGGAGACTCAGCTTCTCGTGAATGCCATTGTAGGTTGCTCAGCAGACGTATTCACATCAGCCGTCTATGCTGGGCAAGAACGAATGCCTGACCTTCCATCGATGACAGATAAGACCTTAAAAATGTTAATCGAGGAAGCTGCCGGAATCCAAGTGCTAGAAGCAGCTCATGCCATTGCACGAAAAAACTTGAATGAAGCCAAGCTTGAGCATAGCGAAGCCCTACATAAGGTTAGTTTGATTGACGCTCACATTGCCAATGTTGAGGCATCTTTGCTTACGGTCGAGAAACAGTCTTTAGATTTTGAAATTACCAAAAAAGACCGAGCTAAAGAGCATCTTAAACTTTGCTTGCCTCATCTTGCGACCATTCGTGAATATGAGGCTCAGCTCGACCTAGAATCCCCTGCCAAAGAAATTGAACAAATCAACGAGCAAATTGAACAGTTAAAGGAAATCCAGAAACAGCACACAGCCAAAAGCCTTGAGCTTCGCAAAATTTACGTGGACTTCAATGCACGAGTCCATTTGGCCAAAGTCGAAAAACAGAACATCGAAAAGTTAAAAGCTGAAATTGCTAACTCTCAATCACTGGTGGGAACGCCGTGCAATGAATGTGGCAAGCAATATTGTGCAGAAGATTTGCATGACGCCATTCAGGCCCGCGAAACACTCCTTAAAAGCAAAGTTAAGCAAAACAATGAAATCATCCTGAAAGCTAGGGAGATTGATGAACAAAGGAAAAATCTTGAGGCTGAAATCGCAGAGCTTGAAGATCAGTTAAAGCAGTTACCGACTCTTCAAGCGAAACTGGAAAAACTAAAACAGGATGCACAAGCCCAGTCATTAGCGAAAGAACGCAAGAAAATCGCAGAAGAGGCTGTGGCGCGAATCAAGGCGGAATCTCGCGAGAAGCTTAATGAAGTCAGTCCATTTGTCGCTCAGTTAAAAGACTTGAATGACAAAAAGGTTAAATACCTTAAAGCCAGAGAAGACAAGCAGAAAGCCGCAGATTCAGCACTTGAGAAAGTTGAGCTTGCAAATATGGCGGTGAATATTTTCGGTCCTGCTGGTGTACGCGCTCACATTCTCGATACCGTCACTCCATTCCTGAATAGCCGCACATCCGAATACTTGGGCGCATTGTCTGACGGCAACATTCATGCAACTTGGTCAACGCTATCTGCTACGGCCAAAGGTGAGCTGAAGGAGAAATTCAGCATCACGGTTGCAAATGATTCAGGCGGTTCTTCATTCAAGAAATTATCAGGCGGAGAAAAACGTAAGGTTCGTCTGGCTACAGCTCTTGCCCTTCAAGATTTAGTGATGAGCCGTGCAACCAAGCCAATCAATCTATGGATTGCCGATGAAATTGATTATGCGCTCGATGAAAGTGGATTAGAACGACTTATGGTCGTGCTGGACAGAAAGGCTCGTGAGCGCGGAACAGTGCTGATCATTTCTCATCAGAGCGGGTTAAAGGACTGGGTAGATTTGGTCATCGAAGTGACCAAGAAAGAAGGTACTTCAACGGTTTCAGGAGACAACCTCAAGGCAGCATAAGGCATAAAGCGCTAGAAGCTACAAATACGTAGTTTTTAGCGCCTTTTCATAGTCAAACGTACATTTGAGTCATTTAATTCAAGAGGCGCAACATGACGCAAAAAGATGAGCAATTAGATGCATTCGAGCAAATGCTTGAGAGTGAATTTTCAGATGAAGATTTGCAAATGCTGGAAGATTCCATCGAAGAAGAAATCAGACAAGACGCTTTGCTGAAGGAGGAAATGGAAGGCGAGATTTTTGTCGTCCTCAACGAGTTTACTGAACAAGCCGAACACTACATCAAAGGGATTTATGACAAGGTAAAAATTACACGCGAAATCGACTCTACGGGCAACAGACACAGTAATTTCATGCATTACATTTCTGATGCCCTATCAGCAGAGACGGATCCATATAACCTGATTTTTTCAGTTCCTCGACCGATGATCTTTGACGGTGAGCGTGTCCTTAATTCGCACAGCGCCTATTTCAAAGATCATGTGCCCATGACGGCAATAGGCGGGGAAAATATGCTGTTGTGGGATTTACGAGTCAATGCCGACAACAATGCGTTAATCATCAGATTTTTAGCTGAACCAAATGTATATGCGCCAACAGCTACCGTGCAACTCGATTTAACGGATAGGAACATTACCCATCATTTTTTAGACCCGCTACCGCAAACACAATCAAATAATTCAGCCAACGTTCAGCGTGCAGTCTTGGAATTCCTAGTCCGGTTCTTTTCCTATCGAGAAACCGAAGATGATTACATCCTAGATTCGGAAGATTACCAGGAACTAATTCTGCGGAAGATTGATACGGACTCCAATGATCTCGTCAATGCCATCGTGTCAATTAACCTGATCATGGACAAATACGCCGAGATAAAACGCAGAGAGGAATTTAAAAGAGCGTATGCAAACCGTGGTATTGAATCATGGTAAGCCGCAACTTGGGTGACATGGGTAATTCCGTCACTAACGAATATATAAATATCTTTAACCGAGAATATTTTAATTATTTATTTAATTAATTTATTCGAAAACGTCGGAACATATCAGACTTGGGAGTTTGTATGAAAATTAAAGCCATCGGAATCGATCCATCTTTAAGAAACTTCGGATTAGTCGTTGCTGAAATCGACATTTCAAACGATGACTATCCTTTCGAAATTAAGGACATGATGTTGGCCCAAACCGAAAGCAGCAAGGAAACCAAAAAGACTGTACGTAAGAACTCGGATGATCTAAGACGTGCCAAAATCCTGCATGACGGTATGATGCATATGATCAACAAACATAAGGTGACATTTGCATTCGTAGAGATACCAACTGGATCACAAACCGCAAGAGCCATGTCTTCTTATGGAATTTGCATCGGTATTTTGTCAGCTTGTCCAGTGCCGATGATTCAATTAACCCCGTTTGAAGTAAAACTCGCCGGTACGGGCATTAAAACAGCCACCAAGCACGAAATGATTGAAGCTGCCTTTACAGAACATCCAGAAGCCAAGTGGCTAATGCACAAGCGAAATGGGGAAATGGTATTGAAAGAAAGTAATGAGCATTTAGCTGACGCGACATTTGCAATCAAGGCTGGCATTAATACCGATGAATTTAGATTTTCTGCTGGCATGATGCGGAATGCATTTTTAGCTACTCGTGCAGAAAAAATTTAAATTTTGCATTTAATTATTAGTAAGCGCTTACTATAATTGCATGAGTAAGCGCTTATGATCTTTCGAGGTTCACATGAGCAAAGATTTTTCTAGTTTAGAGGGGATGGCGAGAGCTACGAAGGAAGCAATGCAGGGCATAAACTGGAACAAGGTTGCTGAACATGCTCGCCGAATTAATACCGAAATACAGCGTGAACAATTCAAAGACTCATCGCGCGAAGATATTTTGCTAACTATCAGAAAAGCCGCAGAGAAAGCGAGGATAGAAGCAGAGATCAACAAGGTGGCTGACGCAATGAAGAAGCGTGTAATCAATAAGTTTTATGCAAATGAATACACTGATCACTCAGACATTGCGAAAAAACCACAAGCAAAGCAAGACACGAATTTAGAACCAAAAGAAGAGAAATCTTCTAAACCAAAAACCCCACTAAACGGCATCGTTGAGTGGTAATTCACTAACTAAGGAAACGATATGAACGTAACCAAGCGAAATGGCGCGACAGAACCTTTTTCACCATCAAAAATTGAAAAAGCAGTCAACTGGGCTGTAGATGGAACGTCGGTCGAATCGCAAGAAGTGATTGATAAGGCAATTTTACTAATTTATGACGGTATCAAAACCAGTGACATTCAACAGGCATTAATTAAAGGCGCTGCTAAGTTAGTGTCTGCAACCAAAGCTGATGCATCTTTGGTGTCTGCGCGTTTATTGCTGTTAGATTTATATAAAACCGTATGCGGTGAAGATGGCAAAGTCAGCGGTGGTGGCTTTCAGTATCCTCATATCAAAGATTATTTAGAAAAAGGCGTTTCTTTAAAACTGCTGGACCCTGAACTTTTAAACTATGACCTTGAGCGCATTAATGCCGCTATCAAGCCTGAGCGGGATTTATCATTCCACTACTTAGGGCTTGATACATTAGCCGACCGTTACTTTATTCGTGCCAATCGCGATATTCGCCTAGAGAAAGAAACAGGCAATATGTCGGGTAATATTATCGAATTGCCACAGCATTTCTGGATGCGTGTAGCAATGGGTGTTGCCTTAAAAGAAAAACCTGAAATCCGTACTTCTGTAGCGCTGGCTTATTATGAGCTTTATTCGAAATTAGAATATGTCTCCTCTACCCCAACCCTATTTAATGCTGGTACGTTACATCCTCAGTTATCAAGCTGTTACCTGAACCAAGTCTCAGACACCATTGCTGCTGATGAAGGTGATAACCGCTTTGCTTCTATTTTTGGAGCAATTGAAGAAACGGCGTTACTTTCTAAGTTTGCGGGCGGTATTGGTACAGACTGGACGCCAGTACGCGGTGAAAATGAATTAATTTTTGGAACCAATGGTATTTCAAGTGGTGTAGTTCCATATATCAAGGTCCAGAACAATACCGCAGTTGCCGTAAACCAAGGCGGTAAACGTAAGGGTTCGGTTGCCCCATACTTAGAAGCTTGGCATCCAGACTTTATGGCGTTTTGTGAGCTTAAAAGAGAATCTGGTGACGACCGCCGCCGTGCTCATGACGTATTCCCTGCCGCTTGGGTTCCTGATCTCTTGATCGAACGCAAAGAAGATCCAA